CTAATTTCCGTCCTTATCTACAACTACACAATCAAAACTTGCATATTTAGCAAAATCATCACTAGTTATAGTTAATGTATTTCCTATTCCTACATGAGCATTATTCCATGCAGTATCTCCTACTGTATCAGAAGAAGTCCTAGTCCATACAAATTGAGTATTATCAAAACTACTTGTAACATCTTCACGACCTCTATAGACTACTGCCATTAAAATAGTATTAATATTGTGATTTATAAATTGAGTTCCTTTGCTACTAAACACCTCGACTTTATAACTTTGGTTATTTGTAATAGTCGTTACTGTTTCTTGTAACTCATCTTTTGTTACAGTTAAAGCTATGCTATCCTTCATAGTTTTTATTTCACTATTAACTACGGCAAACTGTTTATCTATAATCTCTACTTGTCCATCTGTATAAGCATTACTATCTACAACTGCTTGTCCTATAGCTTTTTTACTCGCTATTGCAATATTATCTAATACATTTTGCCTATATGTATAGTAATTATTGAATCTTTCTTGGTATGTGCTTCTTACAATGCTAGTAGTTACACTCATATCAATTAATAATCCGCTTACCCCATTAAGATAGGTGTTCAATGTATTATAATAACTCGTATAAGTTGTAGTTGAAACACTATATTCCTTAGCTTGATTTAAGATAGAAGTATATTCTTTTTTAATTTCTTCCCATTTATCTTTAATGGTAAGTTTTTCCACAGGAGTAATTTTACTATCACTACCCATATAGTTAATTTCACCCATAGCTTCCTCGGCTTTTTCTTTAGCTTCCTCGGCTGTGGCTTGTGAAGTTTCAGCTTTAGTATTTAAGGTGTCATTAATTTTTTTCATTAAAATTGACCTTTTATCAAAATAATCCGTAAACTTAACTTTAAAAGTATCTGCTACAATTGTGCTTGTTGTAGTCAAAGAACTTAATAAAGGTTGTAGATATGTTAATAAATTATTATATGCCGTTATATACTCTTCTTTTTCTGTAGTAATTCCGAGTGTAGTTGATAATATAACATTCTGTTCATATTCTTTTTTTATCCCTTGTAAATCCCTATCAATATCAGTTTTTTCATTAGGGGTAAATTTGTCATCAGCAATTATATCATCAAGGTCAGATTTAACTGCATTAACCTTATTTGTAGCTATATTATCCAAAGCTTCATTCATTCTTTGTAAGAATAACGCAAATGCAGTATCGTATAATCCTTTTAGTCTATTTAATTCTGTTATGTCAGTTTCAATAATTTCTGTCTTGCTTATTAAAGTGTTTATATAATTAATATAATTATTATAAGCAGTATCAAATCCACTCTTAGCATTATATAAATAAGATTTTGCAGTTCCCGTTAAATTACTATTTGAATATATGGCAGTATATTGTTTGTCTACAGAAGCTTTATCAGTAGCTAATTTTTTAAGATTATCCGATAGTATCATTTTCTCTGCTTCATCAATAACACCATCTTTTACGGCATTAGTTATATTTTCCTCAAGACCAGTAATGCTATCCGTAACTTCTTGTATCTCAGAATCTATAACGACCTTCATGTCGGAAACTTCTTTTTTCGCTTGATTTAACGCTATATTATCAAGCGCTTCTATTTGTGCTAATTTATAATCAGCTAACGCAGTATTGTATAATCCTGTCAACCTAGTTATTTCAGCATACTCTACATCTGTAGCAATTCCATCACCAATAGCAGTATTAATATAATTAACTAAATTGTTATGAGTTGTTACAAAGCTAGTATATTTGCTTTTTAAAGTTGTTTTCGCAGTGCCTAGTAAATTTGCATTTGCATATATTTTAGTATAACTTTTATCTACATCAGCCTTTTCAGTATCTAAATTTTTAATACTTTCTTTTATAGCAATAGCCTCTATTTCATCTATTAGTCCATCTTTCCATGCTCCATCAAGAACTCCTGTAACTAACTCATCTAAGGAATTTGTTAACTCACTTATTTGCCCATCAGAATAATCTTTAGCTTCTTGAAGGGAACTTTCTGCAATACTTATACTAACTAACTTTATTTTTTGAGAAATTATTCTACTTATTATTGCTTCTGTTTCATAAAATAACACTTGTTTATTAGCAACATCAACCCCATCTATATCTGTTGTGATATTTATAGTTTCTTCGATTATAAGGTTAGGAATTAAATTATTTAAGTCATCATAAGCACGTTCATAAGCAACTCTTTCACTACCAGTTATATCATAATAATTTAAAAGCTTAATATTTTCGCCATAAGTTCTTTTAATTTCTTCCCATTGTAACTTCATGTTTTGCTTTTCAGAAGGTGTTAATTTGTTAATATTTTGAATGTCATCTAACTCACCCTGAGCTAAATTAACATTGTTTTCTATTTCTTCTGCTTTAGCTTTAACATCATCCACTTCTTTTTTAGCTGCTTTATCTATTTCTATTAATAATGTACTTCTGACATCATAATAATTATTAAACATATTTCTAAAAGTATCAGGATCAATTAGTGAGGTTTCGTTAATTACGCTTGCTGATATTAAAGGAGATATGTAATTGATAAGTGAATTATATACAGATATATAATTATTTAAGATTATACTAACTGAGGGATAAATCAAGCCTTGTTTTTCCACTTGTATCTTTTCAGCTTTAATAGCATCAATTTCACGCTTAATATCATATTTTTCATTAGCTGTAAACTTATCATCTGCTACTATATCGGCTATTTGCTGCTTAGTTTCTTCTATAGATAAATAAATATCATCATAAGAAGGAGTCCAATCAGTAGCAACGCTTCCTAATTCAACTTTACATTTCGCTATTTCTATATAATTAGTATCAGTAGCATTTGAAGAGTCAAATCTAAAAATATCTAAATCTTCTTTTTCACTTACAAAAGTCCATGTATATTTTACAAATTGAGTATGGTCAATTACTTTTTCATCATAATCTATTTTCGTACTATCAATAGACACCCCTAATTTTAATCCTTCTATTTTTGCCTTTGCTTCAATTTGTATAGTATAAGCTTCGCCTATTTTAAACTTCAATTGTTGTTTAGACATTGTAGTTGAAGGTGTTTTAGGATACATTCCTTTAACTTTAGCTATTTTACCACCTATGTAAACTTCGCCTGCTAAATCAACATTATCCCATTTAGAGCTAGTCCAATCTTTTGTCCCTACGAGCAGATTGTTACCACCCACTTGTAGTCCATCAATTTTATTGCTTATGTCACTCAAACTATTTTGAAATTGTTGTTTATCATCTAAATAGTTTTGTTGACTAACTTTTAAAGAAATAGCTTCTGCATTAGCTTGTATTTTAGAAGTGTTTGTTTGTATATTCTTGCTATTCTCAGTAATTAAATCGTTGTATTCTTTTAATTCTGCACTTAATGTTTTACCATCTACATCAATTTTAACTGAGTTAATTCTATTTGCTCCAGTATCATTATTTATAGCTGTTATAGTAGACTTTATATTTAATTTACTTCCATCAATATTTGCATCTGGAGAGATTTGGGAATTTTCTATAGAGTTATCTATAATACCACCTTTATGCACACCTTCTTCATCTATCATCAAACTTCCATTCTTACCATAAATAGCAAGGCCATGAGTGGTAGTATTGTCTTCTTTTTTATACTCTCCGAATACCGCTTTAACTTTTTGATTTAATAAATCGGTATTGTCTATTGCAAGTATTTGATTGCCTCTAATTCTCATTGCAGAACCATCACCATTTATGTCTACTATAGACGTATCTATTGTTCCTGCGGATAATTTATTAGCACTTAATTCAGAAATTTCTGCGTTACCTATAGCACCTTCTGCTATTATACCTGAACCTGCCGTTATTGCCCCTGTTTGAATTTGTTCGGCAGTTATAGTTTTTGAAGCTATGCATTCTGCTGTTAAAGATTTAGTTTCTATATGATTAGCATTTATCGTATTTGCGATTAATTTATTTGCATGAAGAGTTCCGTCCGCTACAAAACCACCATTTATAGTTCCATCTGCATTGATAACATTATCCATAGTATTTTTACTATCACTTAAATCCCTCAAGACACTTTTCTTCTCAACCACATTACTAATATTCAAATCAGAATCTAAAGGATTATCATACTTTTTAGTTATACTTATTATATTCGCTACAGCTTCAAAGTTTATCCTCTCATCAATAATATAAACTTTTTCAAATATTTCAACAGGTTTTAATAAATATTCATCAAATTGGGATAAATCAGAAACGGTACAATTACATTCAACTAAAGGGATACTTCTTATTTTAATTTCATCTAATGCATAATCATAAACTTGTTGTGGTGTTCTTAACTCGTCTACAGTCATAGAAAATTCTTTCACAAATCTAGGATCATTATTTGCTTTTATTTGTTCAAGAGTTATCCCTTTTTTTATGAAGTAATCATAGTTTTCTACATATGTTTTACCTTCAGGATGAACCGACATCATATTTATAGGTGTATTGGTAACTTTATCATTTTCACCAAACACTTCTAATTTAGTAGTCATTTCACTTGTATCATATTTTAAATCTACACCTTGTAAATCCCTTGTCTTTTTGAAATACCTACCATTATCTATTTCACCCATGTAAATTCCAACACCTCGAACTGTACCAACGGTAGGTAGTTCAAATGTTTCAAATTTTAACCTAGCATTTTCCGAAAAATTATTTGCTATCTGCACTAATCCACTAAAAACACTATCTCCAGAATCAACATATAAATGTCTTAATTTATCATTCGGTATATCCGTCCCTGTGAAGCTAAAATTAGTTCCCTCTAACACTCTATTTACTAGGGTAGAAACTGTTTCAGCAACATATTCTAATTTAGGCAATTGTTTATCTTTTAAAACACCAAATTCATGTTCACATTCTATAACATAACTAGGAACATCGTCATTATCTTCTAGCTTTACTCCCTTTATTATGTATGTTTCATTATTATCAACTAAAATAAGATTTTCATTAACAAGATATTGTGCAGCAAAATCATCACAACCTATTCTAAATGACATGGTTGAGGTTTCATTTACAGTGTAGCTTATTTCTAATTCGCTTATAGTAGATTTTCCATAAGATATCAAACATAATGGATTCCTATTCAAATCCTGAACTATTAAAGTTGGATATTTTATCCCCACAATCTCACCTCCTTTTGTTTTATATTTTATAAGTATCTTTCATTGGTATTTATTATAACTCTACTTAAACTTCCTTTAAGCAATTTAAAATAGTTTTCTCCTATGTTTAATTTAGGGAATGTATATTTGAATTTATTTAGACTAACACATTCAAACTCAGATAGTCTAGTTAATTTTTCATCATTCACTAAAGTATATACTGCCTCATGCTCACAATCTATGTAGATTTCAGTTGTCATATTTTTTATGTTAAATTGTAATCCATTAATTTCAAACTTAGTATCAACCTTATTACCTATACATTCAAGTTTAATTAAAGGCAAAGAATCCGTGTTCGAGTTTATATTGAATTTATAAACTATATTTACAGAAGGAGTATTTTGAGTCCATATTTTATCATCTATAGGTTGCCAATAAGGCTTGTGTGCTATAAAACTCAGTTCCATTATTTCACCGTCAGAGTATAAACTTGAATTTAATGAATTGTTTCTTACTACTTTTATCTTCTTATTATCACCCACATAGTTAAACCACTGTTGCTCTCTACAATTAATCCATGCTTTAAATTCATCCCCATTAAATTTGCTTATATCTATAATTGCTATTTTTTCATCTATAATTTTAGGATCTAATTTTGAACCATAAAATAATTCACCATCAGAATTAACTAATGATTGGGATTTTAAGTTTAATGAAGGTAAATAGTTTTCAGTACATTCTCCATCATTCATAATCACTCCACCAAAGTCTGATAACTTCTTGTTGCCTAATTTAAAGTCCAAATACCTGCTCATACAACCACCTCTCTTTCTAAAATAAAAAGACAGGCGATTAACCTGTCTATACTCTTCTACCTAATTTTCTAAGCTCTTTTCTAATTCCTTTTTCTATATTGAATTCAAAATTCTTAGCGTCAAATTCAGTTTTATTTGTAACATTAAATGTTGGACTAAATATAACATCTCCGTTATTTGTAATATTTTGTGTACTTAAATTATCATTAACATTTCCCATAGCATTAACCAAAGTATTAATCTTAGGAACTGTATCATCCATAAAAGATTTAAAATATTGAGTTTCTACTTTATTAAGTATTCTCTCGTTGTCATGTAATATGGCTAATGCACCACTTCTACTTATATTGCTAGGTGTATATCCACCCGTATCGTAAGAAGCTATACTTCTGTTTTTGCTAATGTTTTCGAAGTTATTACCTTGTCCTTTTATATATTTAAGTCCTTCTAAAGCATACTCTATTTCCTCTTGAATTACTTGAGAAATGGTTTTCCCAACCATCAACATAGTATCTTTAAATCCATCACCGAATTCTTTTAGTAAATCTAACTGAGTTTGATAAGATTTATTTATAATCATATTATTAGCTTCTTCATATAACTTCTTATCATCAAGCATAGCATCATATTTTTTATTAACTTGTTCTTTTTGAGCTTCTAAGTCGTTTATTTCTTTTTCAAGTTTAGCTTCTGCAAGTTGTTGTTTTAACTCTGCAACCATCTCTTGACCACGCGCAGAATCATTTTTCTCCCACATAGCTAATTCTTTTTCAAGCTTTAATATCTTTTCTTGTTCATCAACATATCCATTTCTAAGCCTGTCAAGTTCCTTTTGTTTCATCTCAATTTCTTTATCATAGACTGCTAATTCTTTATCTCTTAAAGATTCATATTTCTTTTTTAAGGCATTAACAAGCTTATCTCTTTGTGATGATATCGCTGAATTTGCTTCTTTTTCAAGACGTTCACGTTCTTTTTGGTATGCTTCTTCTGCTTTTTGTGCTTCAGATTTACCTCCAGTTCCTCCAGAGCCACTTGTTCCAGTTCCTAAACTTCCATGCGAAACACTTCCGCCAATTCCACCAGAACCCCCGTATGTACTTTGAGTATTATTCATAGAAGTTGTTATTTTATCAACCATAGAATCATATTCATTTTTATACTTTTTTAATGCATTTATTTCATTTTTAAGTCCTAAACTTCCTAGCGTAAAACCTCCGTTTTGAGCAAGGGCAAAAGCCCTATAACTCTCTATTTTACTATTTATATAACTCGCATAATTTGCAGCATCTATGGCATAATTTGAATTATTTGTACTTACCATTTCAGCTGTACCTTGAATTGCAGCGTTAGCTACTGCATCCGCACTTTTTATTTTAGAATTTGCCAATGAAACAAAGTTTTTATCTTCGGTTTTGTAATTAGCTAAATTTTTATCAACAACTTCTTTTTCATTATTAATTCTTTGAGAAGCACTTGTAAAACTTCCCCTAATTTTAGAATTCTCAGTTGCTATCTGATTGCTATTATCGGCATTGTAATTAGCTAAATTAGAATTAACTACCTCACTTTCCAAATTAATTCTTTCATTAGCTGATTGAGTAAATACGTTGCTTTTTGTTTGAACTAACGATCTTATAGCCTGTTCTTCTACGCTTAAACCATCTACTATTAAATTACTTGCTCCGATTTCTTCATTAGCTCTTCTAATTGCATGTTGATATACTTGTTCTTGATTATAAGCTTTAGTCTCTAGTAAAGAATTGATGTTTTGTAACATGTTAGCTTCATCACCTAATAAAGCAACTAATTGTGCGTCTCCTGTATTAAGAACTTTAGCAACCGTACTAGTATCTAACATTCCATATTCAGAGAACTCTTCTTTCATTTGATTTAGAAGGTCTATATGTCCTTGAAGTGCTGAGAATTGATTTCCTAGATTTTCAACAGCAGATTTACTTTGATCTGTTGCTTCAGCTAGTGCTAACATAGCATCTGTCGCATCCACAACTCCATCATAATTCAAATCTGTTAATATATTTTCAGTTTCCTCTAATGATTTATTTAATTCTTCACTTGAATCCGACATATCTTTTTGTTCTTCTGTAGCTTTATTTAATTCATCTATATATTCTCTAAGTGCAAAAATATCTATTCCTAAAACATCTTTGATATAATCATCTGTATATCCAGCATCTTTTAATACTTGAACTGCACTAAAACTCTCTTGAAGTTGCTTAGAATACCCTTCTGCGTCTTGCAATAATTTACTTTTGTCTTTTTCAGAGAATTTAACTCCTATTTCTACAGTAGTAGCTTCTCCGTATCCATTTTTAGAGGTTTGAGTTGTAGTATATACATCTTTTCCTTGAGCTTTAGCAAGATTCATTTTTTCTAAAGTTTCATTTACTTTCTTTAGGCTATCTATCTGACCTTTAACACTTCCATTTGATTTTAAAAGCAATTCAGCATCAGTTTTCATTTGCTCTTTCTTTAAGTCTATTTGCTGTTGAATTAATCCATTAGAAGTTGAAATAACATCTCCTTCTTCATTTAACATAGTTACTGTTTCAGGAAGTATAGTCGCCATTTCTTTTCTAAGATCATTTAATTCTTGTTGCGCTTTTATTTTAGCTTCTTCGTTACTTGCATTATTTAAACGACCTTCGGCTTCTTTAATTTTAGTTAATACGCTTTCAGCTTCAGCTGCGGATTTTGCTGAGTTTTGAATTGAGTTTCTTAATTCATCCGCTAATTCCTTTGCTTCTTCTTTTGTAGTAATCATATTATCTACAAGTTTTGTAAGCCCTGAAATCATTCCTGTAATCAATAAGCTTAATCCCATAGATAATGCTGTCTGAAGAGCCATAGTTGCAACTTCACATGCTATAATCCCAGCAGTAGCCAAAGCTAATTTCCCGTTTAAAATCAATAAGCTATTACCAGCACTTGCTATAGGTGGCCCAAATCTCCCCATTCCTTCAGCACCAGTAACAACTGCATTATTATATGCTTTTAAATTAGTTATACTCGCTTTTAATGCAGCAGTTTGTTTTGTTAAAGATTGTTTTGTGTTCATTAATTTTGACTGCCAGTCACCAACTACTGGCACAAAACTAGTCATTGTAGATACAGATTCTTTGAATTTAGAATTGAACATAGTTAATGCACCAACTACAGTAGCTATAGTCGAAGGCATTGTTCCAAATGTGTTGATTACGTTTGCAATACCATTTATAAATCCTGAAAATCCATCTATTGAAATGCCTAAAGCACCACTTTTTAAAATTGATTCATATAACTTTTCAAAATTTCTTTGTAGGTCGCTTATTTTTGCCTTCAAAGAGTCGGAGTATACTTCATCGAATTTTTGTTTAGCACTTCCAGTAGCTTCTACCATATCATTTTGATGCTTAGTTACTGCATCGAAATTTTCTATAAGAGCTAATAAAGTTTCTTTTTGCCTTGTCCCTGCTAATGTATTCACTACTGCAAGATGATCTACTTGTGAAACCAATCCTTTATTATATTTATCTACATATTCTACTAATACATCGTCAAACTCTCTAAAACTTTCAGCACTGTCTCTAAGTTTTATATCCACCCTAGCCAATGCTGTCTCAACATCATTTATAGATTTTCCTTCATCATCCAGATTCCCTAATTTAATATTACTATATCTTGAATATATAGATTTGAAACTTTCCCCTATAGTTTCTGCACTTCTTCTTGTTTTTTCTGAAACAGTTGTTATGTATGAAACTAAATTTTCTAAAGGAGTACCCGCTTGCTGTGCTGAGTATGCCGTTCTTTGTATTGCCTCTGCTATCTCTGAAAAACTCGTAGCAGAAGTATTATCCATCTTAGAAATAATATCTACGACATTATTCATTGAACTTCCTTCTAAATTAAAAGCGTTTTTTATAGCTATTAACTGTTGAGTAACTTGTTCAGTTGTTTGCCCTGATATTTTCGCACCAATGATACTTGCTTCCATCATCTCTTTAGCTGTTGTAGTATCATAACCAGCTCTTAATATTTCTTCAGCTCCTGCCATTAATTCCAAATTAGTAGTATGTAATGTAGCTCCAAGTTCTTTAAACTCATTTGTTATTGATTTAACTGCTGTAGCAGACCTACCTGTTATCATTTGAATATTTGTAAGTCTTTCATCCAATTCTATAATATATTGACTAGCTTGTTTTATTTCATTTGTTACAGTTCGAATAGCTGTTGCTGTAGTTAAAAATATACCAGTATTGGAAAAAGCTCTTTGAATAGCAGATGCAAATGATTGGGAATCTTGGCTTGCCGTTCTTATTGCCGCAGAATTTGTCCTCGCATTTGTGGCCATTGTTTTTAATGAATTATTAGCCTTATTTATTTCAGATGTTATCTTAGCAGAAGAAATATGGTTTCCATTCATTGCGTCATTTAATACTGCTTTTAAATTGTTTATTTGATTTGTAGTATTTTTTAAATCATTTAAATCTATTAAACTGCCATATTTACCCCTAGTATTCTTTAAATTATTTTGTAAGCTATTGATTGAATTTTGAAGTCTAACAATTCCACTATCATTACTTGATAAATTATTTATAGCATTTTGTAATTCTTTTATTTCTTTTTCAGATGTATTCGTGTTTATTTTATTTAATCTATTTTGCAAATCATCCAATACAGAAGGATTTATTAAGCTATTATTTTTGGACTTATCCAATCTCCCTTGTAATTGTTCTATCTTATTTTCTAGTTTAGAAAAGTCTTCTACTGTAGTTTTAATACCACTAGATGTAGTTTGAGTCATTTGAGCAAAACTGTCTTTATATGAGTTTACTTGTTTTATTATATTTCCATTTATATCTGTAGTTGTACTTTTCTTAGATAGATTCCCTAATTCATTCCCTAAACCTTTTATCTCATTCTTAGCGTTTTCAACACCCTTAATATTTGTCGCACTTTCTAATAGATTGAAAGAACTAAGTTTGCTCTTTAAATTATCTAATGATTTAGTAATTTCATTTAAGCTAGAATTAAATCCTTTAGTATCAATTGCCAAATCTATTTTATTTTCTTTTAGTTTTTTTATTAAACTATTTAACTGTGAATTTAATTGAGATTCACTTGGTAACTTTATTTGTACTTGTATTTGTTTGATTTTAAACCTCTCCTTTCTTTATAAAAAATAAGAGAGCATACAAATCCCTCCTACTTGAATCCCTTATTCATTTTTTCTAACAATTCATCTTGTTTTATTTTCCCATTAATTATTTCTTCAAAAGTAATATCTATTTTATTCTTTTTGCAGAAAGTATTAAATTTCTTTTTAGATTTCTCCATGTCTTTATCAAATGAAACAGCATTTAACATATCATTAAAATATTTTAACTGCCTTTGGGCATCTTTTACTATATCTTCAGTGGTTTCTTCTATTAGAACTATAAGTTCATCAAGCAACAATTTCAAATCTCTATCATTGTTGTCTAGCATATTATCTAAAGTTGCATCATCATACTCATTAACTTCTTCTCCTACCGTTGTTAAATTGCATAACAGCCATCTAATAACATTTAAGCCGTATTTACTACTAATTATTTTATTTTCTGAATCTATTTTGGCATTGTTGCCAATTATCTTTCTTAATTCTATGTACTGTTCTTTATTTGGATGAAACACAATTAAATCCCCTTTTTGAAATCTATATTCGCTTCTTTGATGTTCTTTTAATAACCCCATAATCTCTCTCCTTATTCTATCCATCTCTTTTTAATTAATTTATTTTCAATTACTTTATCTACTCTATCAGTATAATCGATCACCTTTTGAGTAGTTTCTTGGAATGGCCTCGCACCAATATATGAATCTAAATCATACCCATACCCTTTACCTTCTTCTATTATGTCTGCTATATACCCAGAAGTATAGCCTTGTGCGTTTTTATAATCTGAATTTCCCCTGGTTTCATTGACAACCGTTATATCAAGTCCATCGGAAATCAAATTTATATCTTCTTTCATATTTCGTTTATCTGTTAATCCACCGTCCTCCATTCTTCTTTCGTAATACCTTGGATCATATTGATTATATACAACTTCATTTATAACTTCTACTTCAATATCTTTTATTTCTTCAGCAACTTCATAAGCAACATCTATTAAATCATATTGCAAATCTCCTAATAAAGAAGCAAAATCACCATAAATACCCTTTGCCATTCGCCCACCTCATTTTTTTCGCAAAATAAAAGAGCGGTACAAACCACCCTAAGATAAACTACTCACTAACACAGCAAGCATATCATTGTCAATTTCAATTACACTTTTCTTTCCATCTTTAAAGTTAATAGCAACTTTATTCACACCTTCATCTTTAGCAGATAATCCACCAGCTAAAACACCTACACTTCCTAATAATGCACCACCAATTATTCCTCTTTTAACAACACTAGATGTACTTTTTGAAGTGCTTTGACTAACCACAACATAATTGTCCACCATTCTTTTACTTAAATTTATCGTAAATGTTGTTTTTGCTATAGATAACATAACCCCATGATTAACAACCTTACTACCACAATGGTATCCTGATATAACTGAATTTTTTGCTCTCATAATATTCTCTCCTTTTTGTTTAATATGTATATTATACCATGTATGGAATATTTATTATATGGTTAGTGAAAAAATAAGGGAGAAATAAGGTAGGATTTTGATATTTATCATCTTTCATCTCCTGCTCTATTCCTCCCTTTAATTTATTTTAAAATTTGTATTTTATCTATATATATTTAAATGTAAATCCTTTGTATGTTTTTCTAATTCCTTTACATGAAGCAGATATTGAGCTACGGCATAGTCTTATACCGAATAGCCCTTCGCTCACTCGTTCTAACTCTCTAGCGCTAGAAAATATCCCAATAGATTTGTCATCCTTAAATACATTAACTTTTTTACTTTTCGATTCTATAAATTTCAATATGTTGTCATTTATTTCATCTTCAGATTTATAATGGCAATAATCAAGAGCTGTTCCCTTTTTAAGATATTTTATTATGGTAGTTTTATCAAGATTAAATACTTTAGCAATACTTGAGGTGGTTTCCCACTCTTCTTTAGTATTCCAATAATCACAAACCTCTTTTACTATATTCTTTAAAGCAAATTTTTCACATTTAACCCAGTCAATAGTTGACAAATCAAATAATTCATTTAATTTACTGTTTAATATATTCTCTCTAATATCACCTTCGTTAGATATTCTAATGGTTTCTTCTCCTAAATATCTCAAACAATTCTTATCTTTCTCGTTATCAATAAACTTCGATTCTTCTTCAGTTTGACCACTCATAGAATTATCTTTTCTATGGAATTCACCATCTGCCTCTAAAGGTATTTCTCTTCCATCTTTATAAATAACAAAATCTATCCTAGCTTGACTTTCTTTATTATTTTTAGGATTAATATATTTATTCCACTCATATCTAATTTCTGATTCATATTGTATATTTAATTGATCTAGCATAGATTTAATATATTTTGAAATGTAAGATTGCCCGTCACCACATGTACAACCTATTGACTTTTTCACATATATGTTAGATATACAAATTTTTTTGGTAGTAGCACAATTAGGACAGGTAACTTGTATTGACTTATTACTCTTTGGCGTATATTTCTTAGCATATTCCTCGGATACTCCCAAATCACACATCCACCTATCAGTATCCCATATGGTGTTAATACCTAAAACAGCAGTTCTTCCATAGCAACATGAACAACCCTTTTGTGAATTTAGTTTACTTTCTTCTATCCAACCTTCGTTCCAACCACAATTGTTACACATATATTTGTACCACTTTTGTTTTTCTACATTGCCATCTTTCTTTATTCTACTTCTATATTCTCTGTTTGTTAAAATTAAATCTCTTTTGGTATCTTTTATATTTTCATTAATTTCAAATTTAAATTCATTGGTATTCTTTTTTAATATTTTGCCAATATTGCAGCTTGAAAAATGTCCAACAAATATAATATCATAATACTCTTTATATCTTATTTTTATCATTGACTTTTTACCCTTCATATAATCAATGATTTCAATTTCACCTTCAATATCGTCATAGATGAATTTAACTTTGTTTCCCACACTATTTTTCCAATCTACGCCTTTATATGTTCTAGGTAAATCGTCTAAAAATATTTTTCTCATTTATAAAACCTCCGACAGTTTATTTTATTTTCCAAAATATATAAATAGAAACAGGGAGTTCGGAACGCTCCTTTTCGATAAAAGTAGCTAATTTTTATCTAGTTTCTAGTTTAATTATAACACCTTTGGTATTATATGTCAACATATTATTTTAAATTTGCTCACATATAACAAGGAGGATATTCACCTCCTGTGTATTTCATATTATACTGCTTCTGGCATTAATAACACAACTCTTCCTAAGTAATCAACCGAATCATCTTTCATTACTGTAACTTTTGTTTCAATTGATGGCGCTGATTTTTCAGAAGCACCTGATTGGCTAACTGAAACATCCATTTGAACTTTAGGGAATATGTATTGTTTTGTCGCATAAAGGTTCATATTGGTGTCGAAAAGTGGCACTTCTACAACTGCAAACATAGATGGCATAGTTGAATCTGTAGCGATATCAAAATACTTATCCGTAGTTTTTGCAGCATAGCTAAATCCAGTTACGAATACTTCGTCACCTTTCTCTATATCTGAAGCTGTTATTGTTATCTTGTTACCTTCTATAGAATAATCACTTGACTTTGTTAGAGGTTTCTTAGTTTTTAAATTATAAACCAATACTTCTTCCCCTGCTTTTGGTGTTGCAGTTAACGTAACTTCTTTTGCAGAACTACCAGCAACAGTATAGTTTTTAGGCATATGGAATGCATCAACCGTCCCTGACGAACCTACCTCTTTAATAGTTCCACCATATTTCGCAGCCTCTAATGAAATATTAGAAACTACGTCTGTGATTGTAAATGAAAGGTCTTTTGATTTACTAATTGTAGCTATAGTTTCATTTCCTCTACCACATTTTATAGGTTCTTGATCTCCTGATTGTTCGATATTATGGTTTGTAAGTGTTGCAGTATACATTTCTAACCCAGAAGTTTTATCATAAAAGTATACGTCTGCAACTGAAACCTCTAGTAATTTATTAAGCATTAACTCGTCTGCTTTTTTTGACATAATTAAATTCCCCCTTATATTTTATATTTTATATATAAAAGCAACTCATTCTACCCTTTTAACAAGCCAGAGTCATTGCCTTTATGTTCCTTGAATAAATTGTCATATGGGTTTTTATGTAAATCAACTTCAGCACATAATGGCGTTAATTCAATTCCTTTAGCCCCTTGACTTAAAAACATGGCGTACATAAGATTATCTTGTTGTCTATTTATTATTTCAAAATCATATAGTAACCTATAATATGTATACTCCATTAATTCTGTATCCGAGATGTTCTTACCACAAGATACCGTAGCAATTATACTACTCATAGATTGAGATGTTTTTGCTGTCCTATTTTTCTTTTCTATTGTTTTATTTATTATTAATTGTCCTTGATAACTATTAGATAGAGGTGGCTTAAAAACAAGGTTTTGCTCTTGCACCAATAATTGAATTTCTTCAAAATTAAAAGCATCAATTACCCCTATAACCCTATCATCATCTCTAATATAAAAACAATTATCTTCTATGCTATACTCAACTTCATTTCTAGTAATAATAGAGAACAATCTACAAAGTTCATATTCAACCATTTGTTCACAAAAAGATATTAATTCGCTCATCTTAGGATTATTACTCTTGACAATATCCAGTTCTTCCTTAGATAACTTCTTTAATTCTTCATAATATTCCCTATATGGCATTTGTTCCTTTATAATATCAGTATAAAAATCAAAAACATTATTATACTTTAGTTTTTCAAACTTTTTGTTTCTAGGAATTATTTTAAACTTTCTATCGTGTTCCCATTGTTGTCTCTGTTTCTTATTTAAATCCTCTAAATTAAATATCATGTATTTACTGGCTAAAGCCGAAAATTCATCATAATCTTTTAATTTTACAGGATATATCTTACCCGCATACCCAACCTCTTGAGGGAGCATAAAATAATTTAATCTTTCTTTATCCATACGCACACCTAGCTCCTTTTTATGGAATAATAGTGGTTTTGTATCCTTGGCTTATCCAATATTAAATCGTCGGTTGTATACTTGTAATCATTATAACTGTAAATTATCATTTGTTTACCCTCATCGTTGGCACTTGAACTATAAATTTCATAGAAAACACACTTATATTATTGGTCTTAGCTAATCTATATTCATCATAACTATCTAAGTGAATTTTCAAATTACCTAACCTTTCAACCCAATATTCGTCATCTATAAAAGTATCATCTAATTCATCGGCTATATAGCAAGCTATCTCAGTCATTCTTTTTTCTTCTATATATTTCAATTCATCATAATCACTAGGAACTAGAATATCTACCATCACTTGTATGTCACCAACCGCAGAATATCCAAATTTGCCAGCATAACTATGAACAAATATTAAAGGTTGTACTTTTTCATTTATAAGACCATCTTTAAAAGACATAGTATATAAACATTTAATTCCTTCAGAACTATCTTTAGTTAAAGTTTCTATTAAATCAGGTTGTTCTATCACTTTATTTAATAAATCCTTACCTTTGCTAGATAGTGGTGTTTTAGTAAGATACCTACTCAGCCTCTTAACTTCTTGAATACCATCAATCTTTTGAGTTATATATGCTTCAATACCACTTTTCTTTCTTATTTTATTAGATATAGTATTTTTATTTTTATCATTAATCCCCATATTTTCACCTACCTATCAACCGAAATATTTATTTCAGCAATTTTACTTTCTTTTAAATATGCACTCAAAGTAACTATCTCATCTTTTATTTTTCCTAAAATAGTACACATGCCGTTTTTTGTTGATATAATTTCAGCTATATTGTTATTATCAACTCGCCAATCAACATCCAAATGAGGCGTTATAATATAAGATTCAGTTTTTCCAATCTTTACATTTTCTAAGCCTTGGATTATATATTTTGATTCATTAGATAATTCATTAAAAGTATTAAAGGCAATAGAATTCTCTATATCATCTTCTGCTTTTTCAATATCTTTTTGTGCTACTATTTCGATTAATCCTGTAGCAGTTGCCCTACTAATATCTATAACCTTATAAATATCAGTTTCACTACCATTCATAATAAATCTCCAATTTGTTTTAATTTTTCTAGTAAACTCATTATCTTGAACAAATATCTTTCCCTTTGAATCTCCGAAAGTTAATATTTCATTGTTAGCAAGAGATTTTGAACCATAAGAATCTTTAGAGAGAGTGCAGTAAAACTCATGCACCACATTATTTTCATCTTTCCATTTTAAGGATGATTTACACTTTCTTATTTTACAATCTTTGGAAACTTCATATTTGTCAATATCTGTAATAACCAAATAATGTTCATTATCTAATATCACATAACTTCCACATTTTAATTCTGTGTCCAACTTTACTTTTAAAATTCTATCTTCTTTGTTTTCACTATAAGGATTTTGATTATTTTCAATAACTCCTCTATGAGAAATATCATCTATAATTATATCTTTTCCATATTGTCTTAATTGCTCGTTAAAAATTCTATTCAAATAATGGATTCTTCTATTTTTTGGTTTATCATATCCTGTATATCTATCCATAGTTACTCCAAAAATGACATTGGATCAATTTTATTTAACAGTCTAAATATCTCTTTATTTGTTGCACTTAATGTACTTCTCTTAGCTTTTACAGTATCACCATAAAACTTTAAGCCAATATCATTTGAGAAAACTCCCCAAACCGATTCATATTCATTTTTTTCATTTTCTAAAAATATATATTTAAGACAATATGCTAAAAGTAATAATCTATCATAATCTAACTCAACGTTTAACTCTTCCATAATTTCATTCCCGATAAGCTTTGTTTCGCTTTTTTCGGTTACACTGTTATATTTTAATATCCCACTCTTTATCAAAGAATACATTCCTTCCTCTGTTTGAGGTAAATCTTCAACTGGAACTCCTGTGAAGTCAACAAATGTATCCCATATTTCTTGATAGGTAGTTTTAGCCATTTTCAACACCACCTTATTTTATTTTTGTTCACCTTCAAATAAAACATCTCCAACCATTTCATAATCTAGTCCAGCAAAATCACACATTACTTTTCTCTTAGCCGCACTATCCACACCTATTTCAGTAGCAACTTTCATAATTTGATCTTTTATGCTTCTAACCAATTCTTCTGACTTATCTTTTGTTAACTCATTTAATTTCTTTTTTAAAACATTTTGATTTCCGTCTTTTAACATTTTTATAATATCATCTTTTAATAAAACACTTTCTTCAATCTTATCTATATCACTTATATTTTCTCTTAAATAATTTATATCATCATCTTCTTCGTTAGGTTTTATAATTAAATAACCTAGTTCAAATGTTTTTGTATTTTGACTTAGCCATTCAACTACTTCCATAGGAATCGGTCTTTCATATATTTTAGCACCTTTAGTCCCCATGAATTTATATTCCTTATTTCCTCTTTCGCCATAAGGATAATTTACCGTAAAATCATTAGGTCTTTTATTTTGTAATATTACCATTTTATTTTCCATATTTATCTCTCCCTTTATATTAAATAATGATTAATAACTTGATTAACACACATCTCTTATGTGCTAAATGAAATTATAAAAGAGAGTAGATTTCTCCACCCTCTATAAAAAACTAAGCCTGTACGTTTGTATCGTTTAGGTACGCCATCATTTCTCCGTTGATTAAAGATATATCTATTACATAGTCAATTTTAATTAAAACTTGTTCTTTTTCGATACTTGGCATATCTTGTGCCGTTCTCATTCCACCGAATTCAGAAATTTTAAATGGAGATCCTTCAGCCCCAGCTAATAATATAGCTTCATTTGGTGCTATATCAACTTTGTCATGCTTTTCATCAATCCAAGGGTTATCAGTTGCAACCGCTAAAGATTTAGAAACCATATCAAATGTTACATCTCTTAGTAAAGAAGTTCTTAATTCATCCGTTAACCAAGATAAGTTTGTCCCACCTAAACCTTCAGTTCCTTGCTTTAATGCTAAATCATTAATAAATGCAGTATCAGCTATTAATACAGGTCTAGCATTTCTACCAGCTCTTATTAATTTGCTTTCAATTGTTCTATAATTAGCTAAAGTCATATTTGAACCATTGAATTGTTGAGCTGTAGGAATTTTCCCAGCAGCAACTCCATTTTTAGCTAATTTCATTATTTCTTTAAAGATAAATAATAATTTAGCTTGTACAACATCATTAACAGCTCCTCTGAAAGCATTTACTGGATCGTTCACCATTTCAGAAATTGAGTATTGTACACCGAATTGTCTTAATTTAGGTTGTGCAGGAACTTTAGTTTGCTTTGATGGAATCTTTGTGAAATCTACACCAGTTCCAGAAGCTGATAAAGCTACTGTAGTTTGTTTTCTTTGTGGTACTTTGTAGTATTGAATTGTATCATATCTTCCATAAGTCTTATAATCTGCAACTAAATTAACAACTTGTTCAAATTTAGCTTGGGCTTCTTTATTAGCAACTTCAACTATTAACTTATTAAAGCTTCTTAAATCCTCCATAGATGAAACATTTCCATCCATATCAAATACTTTAGAACATAAAGCCTTTATAGCTTCATCATCTGAATATTTAATAGTTCCATCCTCGTTATTTTCTACAACCATCTTATTATTGTATATTCTTTTCCCCATATCTACTAATTTTTCAAAATTTGTTATCATTTAAATTTCCTCCTTAAATTCTTTAAATATTTTCGTTCAAAACAAAAAAGAGATTGCTTTTTTGCAACCTCAATATTTTATTTTATTTTTAATACTATCTTGCTTCTAATCTTACTGTAGTAGATCCAACGTTATACCCGAAATCAGTATCTACATCAACAACCTCGAATTTATTAGCAGCAGCTTCATATCCATCAGCTTCAGACTCAACCTTAGAAATTATGTATTTCTTCTTAGCAGCATCATAGTGTGCAACCATACCTCTTGTAATTTTGTCAACTCCTGAATTCTTTTCAAAAGCGGAAGTTTCAAATCTTGTTACATATGCTTCTAATAAAGTTAATCTAACAAATTCACCTTCAGCATTGTAAAAATCTTTATAATTTCCTTGTAACCACTCTTCATCCGCATATAAGCTTTCTTCCTCTATTGTTGTTACTAAGAAGCCTTTTACAGCATCAGATGATAAAGCTTTGCAAAGTCTTCCATCTTCATCCCAACCTGCATCTTCCACTAATAGGAAGTTGTCTAAATCTCCTCCTGTTAGTTTTGCCCCATTAACTAAATCTCTTGATTGAGAACTATTTAATACCCCAACCTCATGTTTTCCTACTTCATATAATGCCTTTAAAATTCTATTTGCCATTTTAAAATTCCTCCTTAATTATTTTAATTTATTACAATAGGTTTCCCTATTATCTTTTGAACCCGTATTTTTCTTCAAATTCATCAATAAAATCTTCAACTAAATCCTTATTTTCCTTACCCTTTACAACACTATTAATGCTTTTATTTGCAGGAACAGTATCTTCTATCTTTATTGAAGTTTTAATGCTATCAACAATGATTTGATTTAATTGCATTTTAAATTCATCACAAACTGATAAATCTTTTTTATTCACTGATTTATGTATTAGATCTTGTACTTCTTCACTTTCAAATACTTCAATGTTGTTAACTTTTTCAAACTTTTCTTTATATTCAGCAGATATAGCATTAACAACTTTTTGGTATTCTTGTTCTTGATGCGCCTCAACGATAGGTGTCATTTCAGTTATTTCGTTTTCTAATTCACCTATCTTAGAGTTTAAGCTAATTACAACTTCATTTGTCTCATTTAATTTATTTTCTAATTCTACTTTTCCATTTGTAACTATTTTAATTTCTTCATCTTTGGCGTTTAATGATGTAGTCAATTCTTCAATCTTAATTTCTTTTTCAGAAACTTTTTCTTCTAATTCTGAAATCTTTTCATTGACAGACTTTAACATCTCTTCCTTTTCATTTAATTGTTGCTTCATATTCTTAACTTCTACGTAATCATATTTATACGCAACCTCAGTTCTACCTTCATAATTAACAGTGATAATATCATTTTCGTCTACAGTAAATGTAGCTTTATATAATTTATATCCGCCTTCCTCTGTGTAGGTATCATATATAAAATACTTTTCTTCTGGGAAAATATCATATTCAGATATATACATTGAATTATACTCTTCGGCTAACATAACTTTTGCTAATGCCTCATATATTCTCCATCTATAACCGTTAACATTTATTGCGTTTTTAGATTTTAACATCTCAAACATAACGTTATTTTTTTCCATAACTTCCTCCTTTTTATTTAATGAATTTATTGCCTTATTCCATTCTTTTTTATCATTCAAAGATAATATTTGAGAATTAGAATACGCCCCCTCTATAACATCGACTTCTCCTCTAGTTTCACTATTTAAAATGCAATGACCTGTATATAAGACTGGACTTTTTATATGTTCTACGCCATCTATCATTTCATAATTAGCGTATAAATATTCACAACTCATATTAACTTGAATCCCTCTATCAATCCAATCTAGCAATAACTCATTAATCATTTTATATTTTTCATCATTCCATAAAATTGCTTTGGCATATAAGACTCTTTTTGTGTTTCCGTTCTTGTCGGTATAGTCATCAATAAACACCTCTTTAATGAATCCACATGCATGAGTTTTAGTAATCATTATCTCTTTTCCGTCTTTTACTATAATATCTTCTTCATGGTCGCTTAAAGCATCTTCTCCCCCATTTTCGTCTTCAGATATATATTTGCAAACAATTCTCTTATCTATTAAACTACTCATATTTTCGGCACATACTTCTTCTGATATAATTTGATTATTCCAAGATTTTTCAAAGTCATGCACAACCATTAAAGCTTCTAATAATGTAGGATCTTGAGGGTTTTCTTTTATTGAATTAAATTGTATTTTAAAATTCGATTTCTTTTCACTCAACTAATTCACCTCCCCTCATAAAACTTAATAATATCTTCCTTAGACAAAGAGTTTAATTTGCTAAACAATTCATTATCCTTGCCTATTATCAGTTTTTTACATCCTTTTGAAACAATTATTCTATCTTTATTTTTAACAACTAATATCTTCATAATTTCACCACCTAAATATCAGCTCTAGGAGTGATAGAACTTCCATTTCCTTTTGCTGAAATAGTGTTATCATTATCACTGTTTTCATTATTAGGTCTGCCAGCAACAGAATCGCTAGAGGATATATTATTAGTATTTAGTGGCGGAATAATTCTTTCTTTTAATTTTAATTCTTCAATCTCATATATAGATTGGCTTATAAAATCCTCAAAATCTATATTTAACATATCAGTTAAATATTTTACAGAATATCCTTGAGATACAAGAGTTGTCATTGCGGTTAATTTCTCTGCCTTACTCAAAGGTTCTTCTTTGTCAAACTCAAATCTATAATTATCAGCCTTTTTACCTAATATTATTTTTATTAGTTGGTTAAAGGTAACTTCTACATCTTCAAGTAAAACTCCTATATTTCTGTATAGATTTTGTAGACTTATTTTTGCTGTAGCATAGTTTCCTCCATTACCATTAGTTAAAGCTCTTGATATCCCTATAGAATTAGTAATGTCATCATTAATACCTTCGTACTTATTAGGGTTTAATGCAGTATCTACCCCTTCAAAATTAGAAAATTCCAGTTCTGAAAAATCAGGTAAAGCTATAACACTAACGCTTCCGTTTTTACTATTAACTTTTTGCAAAGCATTTTTTACTGCATTAAAAACTTTGCTTTTAGCAGCATCAGTAACTTTATTTCCATTGTCATCTATTCCTTTAAATGATAATTTAGCAAAAGTCCTAATAACTTTATCGGATATTGCTCTTTCTAACTCTTTCATCTTTTCTTTATGATTTAAGTCGAATAAAGTAGCAGTTCCCATTGGAACACCGAGTCTTTGATTTGAATACAACGTATTCGTTCTGCCAATGAATGTTTTTTCAGGTGGCAGTAATATATATTGCAACTCATCTTTGTTATTTTTTGCATTTTTCCATGCTAAATATTTCTTTTCTGTAACTAATGGTTTTAAATTTTCATACATTGCAAGTCTTTCAGGTTGTTTCATATCATCTAGCATTTTTAAATCAAATACCGCTATCATATTACCTTTAGATTTTCCATATGGAAATACATATTTTAAGTCTTCAAACACATATAAATACGGGTTATTACTTCCACCTAACCAAGTGGCAATACAAGTTCCCTCATGTGCTTCTTGAACTATCAAATCTCTCGTTAATCTTTTATAATTAATCTTATCTAAACATTTTTTAATTTTAATCATATCTTGTTCGTAAGTATCCGTTTTTTCATAACAAGTTATTTTATAATCTAGTTTAGGAAGTGAAAATATCATATTATAAAGATTATTTATATCACCATTAGTAATATAATAGTATGTTAATAAGTTAGAAATGTTTGCTATATACTTATCAGGATTACTAAACCATGTTTGTAATGTTTCTATTTTTATAGTTTTTACGCTACTTGCAACTAAATCCATTACGAATCCCTGACAAAAAGAATCAACAACTTCCTCATAAGTATTATGCGACTTCTCTAATTCAAGTATTCTGTTTTGATAATCTTCTATTGTCATTTCTTTAGATTTCATTCAAATATCACTTCCTTTCATTACTTTATTTTATATTTTTATTATTTTAGTACCATACTAACTGTGAATTATCATCATCAACTTCTCTGTTAGTTATATGTTCTCTTCTTAAATTTTTTAAATGCCATGCCAGCATAACTATTGTATATGCACGGTCATCATGGATTTTATTTCTTTTTTCAGGACTTAAACCATACCTATAAGTAGAACCAGAATCTCCTCCGTATTTCATGGTAGCAATAAGTTCCTCTTTAGCTATATCTATATTTTTCAAAGATATCTCTTCTTCCCATGATAATTTGTGAGTTTTATAAGAAACACCCTTTATCTTTTTTGTCTCCCCGGTTTTCTCATCAACTTCTTCTATTATTTCTTTATCATTTTCCTCTGGAATATTTAAATACCCTTTCAAATCATAATCTTCTGTGAATTCTATTAATCCCAAATTTAAAAGTTCTATAAAATCATCAAACATCTCAGTTCTATACTTTTTAGGTTGAATTAGTTTCAATTTATCGATAGCATTAGGGAATTGGCTAGAATATGCCGCACTTTCAACTCTATCTATTAATCCTTTATGTTTGACTCCATATTTATCAACCCAATCCTCCATAAAATAGTCAGCAATCTGATTTCCACCACCACCTGAACCAGCATCAATAAAGAGATAATCAATATTTTCATAATCAGCGAATCCCTTTCCGTTGTATTTTACAATCATATCTTTAAGTTCTTCTATTTGTTCAGGGGTTCTTATATTCTTTTTTTTTCTTTGATCTCCTAATTGTCTAAAATTAACTACATTCTGAATTAATAATTTCCACCCTACATTCTTATCATAAATATACTCACCTACTGCAACAGCAGAGTTATCATAGTCATGAGCTGGATCGTAGCTTATGGCAAATCTTCTGCTTTTATTATCAACGTTAGACAGCATAGGTACTCTAACACTAGAGTTATGCGCTATAGTTGAACGCTTTATCGGGAATCCATCCCCTCCATCATTATCGAACTTATTTAAATATTCTCTGCTGGCCTTTGCAGGATTTGTTCTTAAAGCACTATCAACCTTATCCCTTGATAATAAAGGAACACTCAATGCTACACCATTCAATGTTGCTCCTATAATTACCTCACAATCTAAACTAGCAACAAAATATTCAGGATGTCCTAAAAACATCATCTTTCCCCATTCGGCATATTTACGATAAAAATTTGAATCAGTATCACTAGCAGATGAACATAATAACAATTGATTAGGTATATTGTCAGGTATTACATCCGTATTAATTCCCCCGCCTAATTTAAATGACGAGTCTTGTAAGCAAAATCCACTTGTAGTTTCTATATACTCATCAGAAAGCTTTCATCAAAGAAATCCACTTTCATCATATAGATTTAAGTTAGATCTTTTTCCTCTTGAATTGTCTGAATCTCCTGATACTGTCTGTACGAAACTACCATTATACAACTTACATCTAAATCCTTGTGGATGGTGTATAAATCCGTCATGATTAGCTGCACTTACCACTTCACCTATAAATATATCAGTTAAACCAGCAAAAGATTCTATTTGTCTCTTGGCTATACTTTCCATTTTTAAAAAAGTATCCTGAGATTGCATTGCTGTTAAAGACAATATATAACTAGCAAAGTTAGGATATAACATCATTTTTGTCATTACGAAAGGAGCTGATAAAGTAGATTTCCCTCCGTTTCTACTCATAAGCCATAAAGCAAATTGTTTATCCCAACTTGCCATAAATGCGTATTTTTGATAATCCATAAAAGTTACTCCTAAAAAAGTCTCTGCAAACCAAGCAGGATGCTTTCTTCCGTATTGAATTATCTCGCTGTATTTCTTTAATCCTTCTAATTTCTTTTGGGTTAACCCCAATTCATTATCTCTATTTATGATTGTAATGGACACCTTTGAAACCACCTCCTTCTCACATCAACAACTTTTTAGTACAAAAAAGAGATATGTTACCATACCTCTAGTCATTGAACCATATTTTATTTTTATAAATCTTTAATATAACATCCTTCTAATCTATACTCACAGTTAAACTCTTCACTTGATTTCCTACAGAATTCTTCTGCTTTATCTAAACATTCATCTATATCTTTATTGCCTAGCAAATCAAATATAGCATCTCCAGAATATCTTACTTTTCCATTTACATTTCTAATTATTAGTATTGGGAAAACAATAACTTTCATAAAATACTCCCTTATTATTAATTTTTATCAATTTCTTCTAATAGCTTTTGTTTGGCTAACTCTTTTTCTTCCTCTATCACTTTATTAGCATATTGCAGCACAGTAATAGGCTGTATCCCTTTTTCAATTTCTTCTAGTTCGGAAATCCTCTTTTCATTTTCCTTTAATACGCTATCCACATATTCCCTAGATATATCACTTACAGGTAAGATATCTTCCCATTGAATATCTTGTATGTAATTATCTGTAGTGTAATCAACATTGTTTAAATGACATAAGACTTTTAGCTTTCTATTTTCTTCCTTTAAAGATATATACAACTTGTAGTATTTATCAATTAAAACTCTTTGTTCTTTTATCATATCCATAGAGGCATCATCACCCCAATTTAAATTCTCAACTATACCCTTAGCAGATTGTTTAGCAACTTGCTCCATCCCTAAAGACGTTCTTATGTCATATAGATTTACTTGCGCTTCATCGAGATTTATCTGCCTTAATTTATAAAGAGTTCCTGTAAGAGTGTTAGCTCCAGCAGTTTTTTTACCGCTCCATAAGTCTGTTAATTTATTGTCTTTAGCAGTATCTAATATAGTTTTTGACAAATCTTTTTGTATACCAGACATCTGCTTTATACTTCCTAATTGGTCATCTATTTTAGATAAATCTTTAGTTTTATCAGATATACTTTTAGAAATTACATCTACAGCTCTCTGAGTTCTTATTATGCTAATTATTGCATTTATCTTTATAGCATCATCTTTCACATCTTCATCTCCTAAAAATGTAACCAATTGTCCGCATAATAAATCTTGATTATCTTCTCCATCAAACGGATAGTAGCCTAATATTTTTATAATATCATCTTTATTTCTTTTAAATTCTAATTCCTTCTCTACGTCTAAATCGCTCATAGTTTTAGTATTATCTTCGACATTGTCCGCATCATTCAGATCTAATTGAATTCCATTGTCAAAAGATTTTCCTATATTCTGTTTTAAAGAATTTATATTTTTTATGTATTCTTTCCATACTTCTAATCCATTTTCAACCAGTCCTAAATTAGCATTATACCCCACAGTTCCATATGCCTGATTAAACAAATCCTCAGTAAAATAACTTCCTACTATTCTGCAAGTTTTGTATATAGCAACTTTAATATCTTGACACTCTTCTATATAATCAACTATAAGTCCATTTAGACAATTCTTACATATGCTCATTCGTTGATTGTATTTATTGACTTTTGAATACGAAACATAAAAATTCCTAGCAGTATCCAATATTGAACCACAATTATTACATTGTTTTTTATTTTGTAAAAACTCCTCAACTTCTTTGAGACTTACAATTGGCTTAGTTGCAGCCGATTTTTTCACAGTAGCAGTTCTAGCCATCTACATCATCTCCTTTATATATCTCGTGTGTCTCCAAACATATATTATCCTTAAAACGGTAGCCAAGATATTAAATTGGCGAATCCTAGCTACCTAAAACAAAAAGGTATGGCTAGGGTATATTACCCTTTTGAAGATAATCAAATAAGACTAGAGATTTATCCCTAGTCTTTGTTATATTTCAATAAAATTCTAATTTTAGCCTAATATAGCATCGTTTAAATCATCTCTAATATCTAATAATGCTTGTTCATATGCTTCTGCATAAACTTCTTCTAATAATTCCTTGATATAGCAAGCTGCACAAGTTCCCTCGTCAGATAAATCTTCTAAAGCAACATTTGTTAATTCTTTAAAATATTCATCTAATTCGTCCACTTCTTCTTCAGCTTCTTCTTTAGCTTCTTCTTTAATAGCAGAAATAATCGCAACTTCACCATTAAGTTTTTCAAAATCAACTTCTTCTGCAACCACATCTTCCACTAAGAATAAATCAGCTTCATTATTATATTGAATTCCATCTCTATGCCATAAATAATCAACAAACCACTCTACTTCACCTTCTTCATATCTATTAACAGATACAACTACTGGTTCTTCACTTGATAATATTTCAGCTATTTCTTCATCAGTTATTTCATCAAATATAGTTTCTTCATTATCATATAAGTCATTTACTAATAATAACGCCTCATCTGAAGATATATAAAAACTTAAATTTCCTTCTAATTCATTAGATAATTCATATAAACTCATAATATTCTCCTTCAGCTTTTAAGGTAGCTACACCTTATTTTAATTTAATACAATTGTATAATTTTCAGTTATTCCAATCCCTTGTTCTACTTTAAATAACTTACACATAGCCTTGCTACCAACTTTCAAAGTGTCCGCATAAGGATCGCTACCTACAAAGCTAGGTATTATATGTATTTCAGTATTCCCATTCCCTTCAGCTACAGACATAGATTGTCCTCCATGCAAATGACCAAGCAATGCAATGTCATAAAATTTTCTATGCAGCATTGAATAATCCTTTATTGCATTTTTCACACCTTTAACCTGATGTCCATGCATAGCCAATATATTTTGTCCTGCTATTTCTACTGAATGATAATCCTTTTTAGTTAATTGAACATTTATTCTTTCGTTACCACTAACTAAATCTTTTATATAGTTACCTATAACAAATTCTAAATCCTCCCTTACTAAATCAGCTTTGCCTGTTATTGGTCTAGTTTGAGAATGGTTAGAAAACATAGTATGATAATAATTCACATTAGTTTTTCTCGAAATCTCATTAAGAACTGTAGCAATTAATCTACTTACTTCAACAACGCTCTCTACTATAGGAACATCATTTAACTTAACATCTGAAATTCTCAAAAGTCCCTGAATATCATCACCAAGTCCAAATATATGTAAATTAGTAATGTTTCTATCTTCAATTAAAGAATTAACTTTATTTATCATTCTTTCAAATCTTTTTTTACATTCGTCCCTTGAATATGAATTATTTTCAGATACAAAGTCAGCACCATAATGAAGATCTGCCCAAGCTAATATATATTCACCTTCATTATCATTGTATGGTATAACCTCAAATTCTGGTAAAGGTAATCGGTCTTTTGCATCTTTTATATTCTCGTAAAACATTTCTTGTCTACTATCTAATCTTAAATTTCTATTTAATTCTATTTTAGTAGTTTGAATTTTCTTACGTTCTTTTTCAAGTTCTATTTTTTTTATTTCTATTTCTTTAAGTATTTCATTATCATCAACGTTATTTAGTTTTTCTTCTTCTATTGTGTCTATAACCCTTTTAGCTCCATAAAACATTCTTCTAGCTACATCACTAGCATATGGTTTTCCGAAGGCTAATTCTGATAATTCCGTATAATCTCTATCGTCTTTATCTACCAATTTCCCTAAAACTATTGATTTAATCTTTTCATACTCTCTCATATATCTCTCCCTAGTTATTACTTAATTACAGATTGTTGTTCACACTTTGAATTTGGACACCACAATACTTCCCCTATTGTACTATCATCAATATTCCCTAATTCTTTCTGTTCTTCCTTACTATATCTCTTTCCGCAATAAGGACATGTAATATCTAAAATCTTTTTCTTACTCATTTTTCTCAACTCTTTCTTTTATTTTATAATTAAAAAGGCACAATATTATCACAACATGATGCCCTTTATGATTATAAGACTGTTTAAGGTACAGTCTAAACCTAAACCCCTATTGACCTATAGGAATTATTGTAGTCGTAGATTTCAAAACCGCCCTACTTATGCGAGTTGCACCTTATGTCTGAGGTGTCTAACATATGGACTACTCATATAAAATAGGTTTTAAAATCGGATAACCATAAACCGAACTATGGCATACAGCCATCTTTATTCCCATATGGGCTATATTGAAGATAACCTCGTGCTTAAACAAAGAAATCTTACCTTGTCTAATTGCTTTTACTCTAAGGATTTTAAGAAACCTACTTTTCTAAAAACTTGCTAAATCAAACTAAATTTCGGTTGCCTCACTATAGATGAGGAGTTTAACGCTCCTTAAAAAGTATTATATGTTAAAAAGTATTATATGGAGCAATTTCAAGTCAAATCCCGAAGGTATCTGCTTTATTTTTAATTATCATTTACGAGTATTTCATTTAAAAATATTATAATGGTTGTTCTAATTTTCTTTTAATAGAAATTTCAACATCTGAGCCATCAAATAAAGCTAAATTAGGTAATATTGGTTTTTCTTCACCATCAACTTCAAGGTAAAATTCGTCTTCATTAGCCACTAAAATTCCAGCTAATTTAAATTCTTCAGTTGTTATTTTAATATTCTTTAAAGCCATAACTAACTCCTTTTTATTTTATATTATAAATCTACAAGCACCACCAATTTCTTCTATCTCTATATCATTTTCTTTATTCTTCTTTTTACTCATTTCCCACAACCCGCCTACCACCTTTATGTGGTCATATATTTTATTTAATTAATTCTTTTAATTTTTTAGTTCTCTTTATATTTACACTATCATATGCTGATGCTGTATAATCTAAACCATTCACTTTCCCAGACTTCTCTTTAACATGTTTTTTTGTTATTTTTATATAATTCCCTAATTTAGCCGACACTTCTTTTTCTTCGTCAACTACTTCTAGTTCTTTTGCTATTTCTTCTATGACTAAATCTAAATCTTTCATAAATTCTTCTGATTCATCACGATTCTTTAGGTTTAGCACCTTTTTAATAATATCTAATACTCTCTTCTTATTCATTTTCTCATTTCCCCTTATTCTCTATATTATTTTATTTTCTAATCTCTCCAAAAAGAAAAGAGGTAGAAAAACTACCTCGTTATGAATTATGAAAAGGAGAGTAAGAAAATTTCTACCCGAAGGCAGATTGTATATAAAGTCTTACGACTAAATATCATATTTAAGGGCAGATTTATTTTTTATATTCCACCCTTCTACAATTAGACTTTGATCTTGTTGCAACATCTAATTCTTATAGTAAAACATATGTTCTACCATAAAGCCCTATTGATAAAAATATAAAAACGCCCCTCAAAGCTAGTAAATAAGCCATTCTTTGAAACCTATATATTTTAATGTGCTTAGTTTTTTAGCATTTTTTAAAGCAAATCCCGTATATTTTTATGTCACCATCATTATCTTGATATAGATATTCATTATTTTTTTTCTTTATATTGAATGATTTTAGCAAAGATATTTTATCTGCTGTATACAATAATGATAATAAACCTAAACCTATATTTTTGTAATCTTTATATTTATCATTAAATTCTGACATACTAATTCTTTTAATTATATTATATATGATAAATTCATCTATTTTTATTTTTTTAATATTTGCCAATGCAGTGCTTTTTATAAACATAATTTCTTCATACTTGTTCTCGGCATTTATTGAGTATAAATAATTTATTTTATTTTTCATATCTAAATAATTATTTTTTATCCTATCTATTGAGTTTCTACTACTTTTTTTATTACATCCATTATTTAATAATTTATGTATGTGTATAGTTTTGCTATTCCATCTGTTGTTTTTAATTATATTTTTATCCAATATTTGATTCAGATAATCCATGCCTGTATCAAAATTTTTAAACTTATAATCTTTTCCACCGTCAAGATATTTAAAAAATTTAGGCCTAATCCCAACCTCTTTTTTTTCTTTATTTCTGCTTATTTCATCTTTGCCTAGATTATGTTTTTCTCTTATCTTGTCAAGTTCTTTCCTAGCGTCTACGGGACTTATTTTTTTAGCCCTATCTATCTCAATGCAGCTCAACACGTTTAAATTACTAATATCTTTGTATAATTCAAATAGTTCTTCTTCAGCAGCTCCGTGGTATTTCTTATCCCAATAAACACTATTTAATATTTGTGCTAAGTTTATTATTTCACCTATTTTATTACTACTACACTTTATATCTGTATCAGCCAAATCTAATGGGGTATATCTTCTCTTTATACTGCTTTTAGGTGTAAAGTCAGTCGAAACTAAAAATCTCTTTATTTCTTCTCCGTTTATAGATACAGTCTCTTGAAGTCTATCTCCTGCGTTAACCAAAAACTTATTGTTTGTTATTAGAAATGAATCACCGTCAAAATCGCAGCTTGATAACAGTTCCATTATATTATTATTTATAGGGCTGATATAACAAACCTCTTTACTTACTGTATTAAAATATTTTTCTATGTATTTGTTCCTAGTGTTATTCAACATAGTTATATTTGACATTGTAGGTTCTGGGCTTCTTACTGCTAATAATCTTTCGCCATCTTTGAATTTACTACTAACACACTCAAATGGCTTCAATTGACTTTCTCCACTAAATTTACCTACACTAGCTTGTAAGTATTCATAAGGGCAAGATACAATTACACTATAGTTACCTTCGACTAATACATGCCCTTTTCTTACATTCTTTATGTAGCTTTTAATTAATTCAGTTCTATAATTTTTGCATATTTTTGTATATTGAAAATCATCATTTATCTCCAACATGTTAAGTATAAAATCATTTGAGGAATTAATGTTATTACTCAAATCTTCCTTTACCTCTGTCCCTTCAACGCTTATCCCTTTAGAATCTATCCCCAAATGATATTTGAATACAGATATATCATTTTTTAATAAATTTATATAATCAACAGTGTCTTGCAAAAATAATTCCATCTCTTTTTTGTTCATACCTAGGGTATTCAATAATTGATAATGGGTTTGCGCCATACCGTTGAAATGATGCTGAGGCTTCTCATATTTACATATAGCCCACTCTTCTTCTATTTGATTTAGCCACTTCTCAAAACTACCAAATTTCAGATATTTTACACTAGAAGGAGTTGTTATTAATTTTATTTGAGAAATATTACTAGCGATGGTTTGTCCATTTAATTGGCTTACCGATGTTATATTGTTATCTTTAAAAAATTGTTGAATATCTGTGTTAACCCCTATTCCTTTGAAAAACCTATTTCTTAGCTGCAACGTGGCTTTATTCTCATATCCATATTCCTCAAATATACTTCTGTCCAATAACGACTGTCCATCAAATATGTTATTTTTTATTTTTGTAGTTTTAATATCTGTTCTTAAATCTCCCTTGACAACATTCCCTTCGTTGTCTATCTCTTGATTTATCAACTCTGTAGCCATCACTGTATCAGTAAATTCAGAATAAACATCGTCTATAAGTAATATATTTTCAGGGAGTAATTTAAATCTGTCTATGGCACTTGACGTAGGAAGAGATATATATGCTTCCATAGCTGCACAGTCCATATATATACCCTTCTTGTGATCTATTCCAGCAAAAGACCAATCAATCATTTTTTTTTCATATTTACTATTGATAAATAAACACTTGCCAACTCTTGCGCTACCAGATGTCCTTTTATATCTAACAAAGTGTTTATTTTTACCATTTATATTTATATTAAACCCATATTGGTAAAGTTGTTCTCTTATTTCTTTCTTGTTTATTTTTCTTTCAGCATATCTTATTAATTCTTTTGTATATTTTATCTTTTCTTTTTCCTTTTTATCTATTAAAGATAAAGTTAATTTTAAACTTTCCACTCTTTCATATTCTTCATCTGTCAAATCTTTTTCCGATTTACAAGCATATTTAAATGTAACAGTTATTATATCATCACTATAATATCTTTTTTTGTCTTTATTATATCTTATTATTGTTTTGCCTATTTTTTTAAATTTATCAGTCTCCATAGAATCATCCAGACTACCATTATATTTTGTGAACTTATTAGTTTTATAATATTTGGATAGCACATCCTTTCCTTCAATTGATAGTATTTGTACGTTTTTATTTTTCATACTTTGCTCTCCTTTGCATATTTGTTCTACGTATTTATAATCTTATTAATATCTTCATGAAGTTTATCTGTGTCTTCAAAACAAAATACTACCAACCAATATTTTTTCTTGTTTGGTTCTGTATATATTAATTTATTTCCCATTGATATCAACTTCAAGGCTATTTCTCTCTTAAATATTTTAAATATTTTCATGCATAATACCATCCTTCTATTATTTGACTATCTATATATTTTGACCTATAATGCTTGTCTCCATTTTTTATAACTGAATTGTTCCCTCCGTCACAAACATTATATCCTCTATTGATACAATTATAATATTTTATGTATGTAATTTCTTTTATATCTAATTCTTCTTTGCTAAACGCTATATCGAAAACTTCTGAAACTTCGAATGATTCAATTCCAACACCCTTATACGGATATCTGCTTTTAAATCCATTTTTTGAGCAGTTTGCCCTATGTATACTTTACCATTTACCTTATTTGTTATTTTATATATAATGCCATATACTTCTAAATTCCCAACTTTCATTTTATCTCCATTTTATTTTATATTATAATTTCTAAAACAACTTCTTCTTTATCTAATACATAATCAATATCTATATCAAACATTTCTCTTATTTTTTCTATAATAGATATTAATTTAATTTCCAATTCTTCAAAATCGCCATATTCTTCTATTTCTCTAATTATGTATTCATCAAAACTATCAACTTTAATATGTATTTCATCACTATTACTATATGTATCTATCCCAAATTCCTTCTTTAGTAAATTTTCAATTTCCTTCATTTTAAACCTCTCCCTTAACTCTCGATAATTTCTTTTAAAATTTTGTATTATTTTTATTTTATTTTTTAAACTTAAAACTACTTTGGCAACTCTATAAAACTAAAATTTGCTTAATATTTTTAAGTTTTTCTTCGACTATTTGATATTTCTAGCTAGTCTTTGCCTTAAAATTTCTTTTTCTTCCTCGGAAAGTTCTTTGTAATAACCTAAATCAATATAAAATTGTTTCTTCTTTTTAAACCATTCAAGTTTTCTTAGATTTTTAACCGACCAAGGTTTTATATCCGCCCCTGTGATTGAAGCATTTACCATATTAGCAACAATATCTAAACTATCCTCGGCAAAATAAATCAACATATCTCCATCAGAACTGCGGTTATCTACTGATCTAACACCACACTCTATTAACTTTTTGCTAAATTGCTCTGAGTTTCCTCTCTTGGGCTTGTAATAAGCTAATAAATTATCACTTACTCTATATATTTGTCCATTTCCAGAACATTGCACATATGTATCCTCTTTTATTGGTTCTAAATTACGTCTATCCCATTCACAATATACTCTGTATTTACCTATATATCTATTCATTTTATTTATCCACCTTTTATTTTATTTTATATTTATCACAATTCAAACTTTAACTTATCCTTGCTGCAATCACAACAGGGCTTGTTTTTCTTACTTACTTTGAAGTATTTACACATTCAGCACCTCATTTCAAACATCCCCTCTCTTTACTATACCCTAATTTTACCACACATTTTAATTATTGTCAACTATTTATTTTATATTTTAGTATTATATAGGGGGTATTACCCCCTGTTTTATTTAACTAGATAAGTTTTTCTTTTTCTATCTCCGCCTCCGTTACTCATCTCCTTTAAATATTTATTTATACAAATTCTAAGACGTTTATTTTTTAGACAACAAAGTATACGTCTAATCTCTAAACTCTATTCTCATAGCCTGTAATCGTGATTTTATTCGACATCATTCCATTCTTCTTCACGCAAAGCTTAAAAATGCTATAAATATTGATATATATTTTAGAAGAGTCTATTTGTTTTTAAATATCCAACTTTTAACCCTATCAACTAGATTTTGTTTCTCTGTAAACTTCTTTATTTCCTCCGTTGACACATAAGCGCTCTTCATTTCTTGAATCATCTCAGTTTGTTTAGATATTTCACTTGTTAGCTTATCAAGATCTTCTTTTTTTACTTCAATTTCATTTAAAGATTCTTCTATCATGCTATCAACTGTAACACATATATGTTCGCTTATATCCTCTAAGGATTTCTTTATAACATCATTCTGAATATCTAATTTATTATTAATTTTTTCATTAATTCTTTCTTCCATAGCATCCAATCTTTTATTCACTTCAACTGATAAGGCAGCAGCTAACAACTGGATATCTAAATGCTTATTTATTTCATTAATAGAATTTTCAACAACAGTAATGTCAAAATTGGTTTCTTTTAAAGCATTTATTATTTGATTATGAGTCATTTTTTTCTGTTTACATTGCTGAATGACCTTTAATTTATCTATATCTAATCTACTAAAACGCCTATGGGTATTACACATTTCTACATCTAAAAAATCATAGTATTTATTACTCCAATATCTTACAGTAGAAGATTCTTCCCCTAACTCCTTTGAAACCTCGCCAATAGTATAATAGATAACTGGCTTAGGTGATTGATTATTATTCACGGGTTCATAACTAACATCATAGTAATTTTTATCCATTATATTCACTTCCTTATTTTTTAAATTAAGGATAGATTAACATAACATTATTTTAAATTCAAGTTAAGTTAGTTTAATTTATTTTAAATTTTACTTAGTTTAGCTTAGGTAATAATTCATTTTTAGTTAGCTTAAATTAACACTTTTATTAAATATTACTCAGATATTAACCACACTAAGCTCATATATTGCTCAAATATTAGTCAAATTAATTCAGATGTTACTCAAACATTGGTTATTTTTTGGATAAGATATGGATAGAATATGAGTAACATATGGGCTATAAGTGGCTAAAGTATTACCTCACTATGAACAATATATGTTGACTTCTGGTTAAAATTGGAGTAAAATTAAAGCATGTTTTGATTAGGAGGTGAATAAGAATTGCTAAACAACAACGATTATATAATATTGTCATCAGTAAGAGATAAAGATAACAATTTAGGGTTGTGCAAAGCTAGAGGCATGACTATAGATTCTTTGGTTGATAAAAGCAAATTAAGCACCAGCACAGTAAGAAGGTCAATAAAGAAACTTTTAGATAGAGAATTTATAGATTACGGTGTTAGGCAAATAAATAAAAATACATTTTATGTAACTGAAAAAGGATTAATGGAGTTAAAATCTGTATCAAAAATAATAAAGATTAAAGGAGATAATTTATAAAATGGAAAGAGATAAGATTTTGTTATTAGGAACAGGCCAATGTGGTTGTATATTAGTTAATGATATGATTAAAAGAAATCAAAGATATGCAGGTATATTTTTAAATTCTTCATTAGGTGATTTGTCAAACCTTGAACATGCAAAGGAAAGTAATACATTTGTATTTAACGGAACAGATGGAGCAGGTGGATACAGAGATTTGGCTAAGACATTTGTACAAGATGACTTTATGAGAATGTCAACATTCTTAGTTAAATTCAAGCAGTTTAAAGTAATAACTATTTTCAGTAGTTTAGATGGTGGGACAGGTTCAGGTTCACTGCCATTAATTATAAAATTATTAAAGGCTAAACTATTCCCAGATGTTATAATTAATCTTGTAGGAGTTCTTCCGTCTTTAACTGAAGACAAGCTTAAATTAGAGAATACACTTGAATGTTTACGAGATTTAGACTCTGTATCACAATATTTAAACAATATAAGATTTATAAATAATAATACAAGAAAAGAATATTCAGAAATAAACTACGAAGCTGTAAAAATGATAGATATGAGTTATTCTATTATGGGTAAAAATGCAATCGGAAATATAGATCTTCAAGATTCTAAAAACGTTAATTTATGTCAAGGATATGGCGTTACATTGTCTCTACCAGACAGGAATAATAATGTAAAAGAATCTATAAGGGTTGCCATTGAAAATAGTGTTTTTGCATTACCAGAAAGCTTAGAATGTATATATGGTGCTATAAATGTAAAAGCAAACAAATATGATGTAAATGAAATTAAGGACTATTTTTACGCTAGTGAAAGAATATACTCTACTTGTAACGATGATAAATTTAATTGTATAACTCTTGGTGGTTGTGACTTACCTGAAAATGTTATTTCTTTAATTAAGACAGAATTAGAAGACAGAAAAAGAACTCACAAGGATAGAAAAGTTAATATGAAATTTGGAATAAATTACAATACTACTAATACAAATAACTTTTCAAATAAATCTACAATTAATCAAACCATAGAAGATGATGATTTAGATATAGATCCAGATTTCTTTAGACTTTAGTGGCAGCAGAATATGGGCAAAATCACTATAAACATAGATAATGATTTTATTATAAATAAAAATTTACAAGGCGAAGTTATAAAAATCACAATTGAAACAACTAATGAGATTTATAACTTCACTAATTCAAATAAAGATAAAAACTGCCTAGATAATTCACATAAGAATTCAGGGAATAAAGCAATGGCAAGTATCGATGATATATTTCAAGTATTTAAATAAATATAGACAATCCCTTAATTGGGGTTGTTTTTTATTGCTCCCAATATTTCATTAAAGTTTTGTAGCTGTTGCTATTTTCATAATCATTATCACACATATCTAAATTTACCTCTAATTTGGCCTGTTTTCGCTCTAAATAAGCCCTAGTAGAGTAGAAGCTAATTCTATGATACTTCTCTAAAATTGCCTTTGATAAATAAGCATACAATCCTTGTCTTTGAATTTGTATGTTATACCTCATAATTTTCTCTATAATCATTTTTTCAATTTTGTTTATAGTTTTCTTTCTAGTTATCCCTAAATCATTTGCTATTGATTTTATAGAACAAGCTATTTCAACTGGAGCTACTATATCATTATTAGTAGATGTAGAAGTATTAGTATTATTAGATATATAGTTATATGAATCATCTAAATCACATTCAACGCTAGTTATATCAACATATTCAGTGTTGTCTTCTTTGGAAATTTCTTTGGAAACTTCTTGAGTATATAAAATCTCAAATATAGTAGATTTACCTGATCCAGATTTCTTTATAAGGCCAGCTTCAACCATTTCATTTACTAATTTTATGAAGTATTGTTTAGTCATATCTCTTAATTCATATCTCTTTTTGTGAGCAGTAAACATTTTATATAATTTGCATAGTGAATTATTTACAACATTCCACTCATTAGTATGCTTACATAAATATCTAAGCACAGACATCATTTTATTTCTTTTTATCTCAAAAACATCTAAATTATTAATTATACACATTTGATATTCATTAAAATAGAATAAATTGCCTTTTGTTTGCATTAATATCCCTCCGAAGAATATAAAAAAGCACCACTAGATAAATTTTTTAAAAATATCTAAAATGGTACTTGCAAACTTCTATATTAATGTGTATAATAAACTCATAAATAATTTATGAGTACATAGTCATTCATTTGACTGTGAGAAGTTCTTAGAAGTATTATTAGATAAGTTCGGTTTATCTGGTAATCCTCAATAAGTAGTTGGCGCTACTTATTAGGCTAAGAGCTTTTTTATATTTAATTTTATTTCCTTGGTTCTTATTATAACTAGGGATTTTTATTTTTGCAAGAGTTTTTTACATACTTATCCACAAAATTTGAGAATTTTTTATAAAATCTATAAAGTTATCCACAAGATTATATTCTTATGAGTAATTTGCTAATCAGTAATAACAACACTAAAAACAAAAATATATCTTCCGCTCCACCACTTTTTATCAGTTTAGCCCCATAATAATCATTGAAAAAGGGTTTTCCTGCTGGAACTCCCATCAAAGTAAAACTATCCAAAGCAATATGCAGACAATAATTAAACATAAAAGCAACTCCAAAAGACATATTAATCATAGAGATCATAATGCTAAGTCCTACTGCAAATACAAAACTATGACTTACCCCTCTATGCTTCATTCCTAAATATCTATCCCAATCTGGCACAATACTACCTATAATACCAAAGATATAAGGATTAGGATGCACCCCACATAAACTTATTGCTCCTGCCGTAGCTAAAACTCCTGCTGTCAAATGTGTTTTCTTAGTCAAAATATCAACTCCTAAATATATTTTAAAATATATGAATATTTATATGCATTACACATACAATTAAGTATAACCATTTAATAAGGAGTTAAATCATGTTACTAGAAAAGTACAAACCTATAAAGGTTTTAAGCGAGGAAGAATTCAAAAAGGAATATAGACGTGTAGCTTTAAAAGAAAGTGCTGAAGCTGTCGGTATAACCCTTGGAGGTATAGCTATAGGGGAAATAATCCTAAATATATCCCCAGCAGTAGATAATATCGTAATTGGAGGGCTAACAAAATCTTCTTTCACTTTAATGGGAGTAGCTGTTCCTAATTGGTGGCTAGGTGTTATTGGAATATCTAGTTTTGGGCTATCTTATTCTTACCTACTTCGTTCAATGAAGGGGGTTAAAAAATGATATTAGAAGGTGCTGTTCTAGGCTCATTGGGAGTTGCGGTCGCTCACCGAGTTAATTTAAGTAAAAGTGAAGCAGCTAGAAAAACTAAAGAGATTAAGCAAAAATGGAGAGAATTTAGTGAAATTACCTTAAAAGATGATGAAAAGTTTGAAATTTTAGATATTTTTATTAAACATTATGGATTTGATGCAATAATTAGTATACCTATTGGCAAAAACCCAAAAAGTTTCATGGAATTAATTCCAAAAGTTTCAGTTATCTATGGAGCTGATGTTATAGCCGAACCATCTCAGGATAAAAAGTCGATATATATGAGAGTTCACCATTATGGCCAAGATATTTCTCAAAAGGATAACATTAAGTTTAAATGGTATTTATATTTTCAACAAAGCAAATTTAGAAATAATGCGGGCGAAACATACAGACTACTAAACGGGAAAGATATAAAAAACCCTATGGATAAAAAAGAAATTATAGGTACAAGATTTGATGTAGATATACCGAATGGCTTATCTTTTAATGATTTAGAAAAGCAAGAAATAGAGCTAGGAAGAATATTTGGTATATGTCAAATAAAGTATAACCACAACACAAAAACATCTAAGTGTGAAATACTAACAAAGAGAATAGATGATGAAGTTGTGTTTAAGCCTATAAAAGTAAAACCTTGGGAATTATACGTTGGCATGGAACATAATTGGACACCTATGACATTTGATTACAGTCAACTTCCTAATGGTATGGTTTCAGGAAGAGTAGGAAGCGGCAAAACGGTGGCACTAATAATGGCTATGCTTAATTTAGAGTTATCTTGCCAAGACGAATTTGACCTATATATATCAATGGTAGGGGAAAAACAAGACCTTGCTATATTTAAACAATGCAAAAACACTAAATACTATGCTAGAAATATAGCGGAATGCACAAAACTTCTTAGGTATCTGATAAAAGAAATGAATAGAAGGAATGAATTATTCCAAAAATATCCAATGTGCTTTAATATCTTTAGATACAACTCTCTTGTTAAAAAGGAAAATAAAATGAAATTTATACACTTTATATGTGATGAAGTTGCTGATCTTATGGTTAGTAGCGAACTACAGGATTTATTATTTGATTTAATTAGAAAGGCTAGGGCGGCAGGCATATATGTAACAGTGGCATCACAAAGATTTAGTCTTGCAAATATATCCCCGGAGATAAAGCAACTTTTATGTAACAAAGCCATGTTCAAGATGAGTAATTCTGCCTCGGCTTTAACTGTAGCAAGCGGAGATAATGTAGCAAATAAAATAGTATCATTACCACCTAATAGAGAATTTGTGGCTGATAATGGTGAAATTAAAATAGCTAAAACTTTAAAATTAACAGAAGATCATATGATTAAATTAATAAAACCTTGCATAGAGGAGAATCACAAATATTTAAACCTAACTGATGACGGCAGAATTTCTAAAGAGAATTCAAAGAAAGAAGATAAAAAAGAACCACGATTTAAAGAATGGAGGAGGCCTAGTGACAATAAGGATGACACCTATAACACGCCAGATAATTAATTTTGTTAATGAAAATGGATTTATAACAACTAGAATATGCGAGAAAACAATATTTAAAGGCAAGAAACAAGCATTAATTCAAAGTCAAGCCAAATTAAAATCGCTCTATGATAATAAGATATTAAAAAGATATTCTAATAAATACAATAATGAGTATATTTATTATAAGAGTAGTCGCCCCACAGAACATAAGAAGCTAATCACAGAACTTTATAGCTGGCTAAATTACTATACTGATGAGATAATTTACTTTGCAAAAGAGCAAACATTCAATAAAAGACGCTGTGACTTAAATATTGTATTTAAAATAAATAATGAAATATGTGGACTATGGTGCGAAGTTGACGTAAACCACCCTACCACCCAAAAGAAACTAGATGAGATCTATAATGATGGCTTTGTGCAGCAATGGTATAAAGATAAATTCGGAGTTGATTATTTTCCAGCTTTTTTAGTTGTAACAGCAACAGGAGATAAAAAATGGGCTAAAGATAGAGACTATATGGTTTTTAACTGCGACTATACATTCAGCCAATTATCCGACATATTATTTAACTAAGGGGAATGAAAAATATCCCCTCCCTACATACCACCAATGATAATAAAATGATACATATAGGAGGAGATATTTTGAAAACTAACTTTTTAAAACTATTTAGCGTTCCAATTACTATAAGTTTAGTTCTTTGTGCTTGGTATCAAATGGCTGAATCCCCACTTGAAAAGCTATTAATATTATTTACCGCTTTAACAGTTTTTATACCTGCATTATTGCAACTTTTTTCTTTTTGCATTAATATTGTAGTTAAACCAGTGCCTAAAAGCCACAGAACAGTAAATAGCAAAGGGGAATTAATCAAAACGGAGCAAAATAATAAAACAACTAAAAAGACGACTGCTAAAAAACATAAGCCTAAAAAAGTAGATAGTGAATACTATTTGATGGTGCGAGATACATTTATTGAGATGAATAAATCAAAGGATCTTAGCAGAGAGAATATACTAGAGTTTAAAAGGGAATTAAACAGACTTCTAGGTTCTCATCTTTCTAATTATGAAAAGTTTGAATTTGCTAACGATTTTCATGAGATTTATTGCAAACTAAAATCAAGTGCATTAAAGGACAAAGATTATATTTATTTATTTGACATCTTAACTTCACATCGCAATTTAATAGAGAAAGATATAGTCTGGTAAATTATCTTTGGTGGTATAAAAACTTATATACGATAAAGTGAATAAAGATTTTGCACTGATATATGTTGTAAGTTGATTTTTAGCGGTGGCTACTAGCCTTACAATTAATAGAATAGAGATGGGCATTGCTCACGGTTCGGTAGATACGCCTTAATTGGTTTATCTTGCTCTATTCTATATATTTTACATAGTTAAGTCCTTAGATTGATTTCTAGGGGCTTTTTTGTTGTATGTGGATTTTGTATGTTTATCTATATTGTTTTGAAATATAACTATAATCTCCAAAGCTAGTAATATCAACATCTAATTTTATCAATAAGTAATAGAAAGGGCGAGGAAATTAAGTGATGGGAAGTAATATAAAAACAAATAAAAAAGAATAGACAAGCATATACTGTACTGTAGGATTAAACAAGGGAGCAGGATATATGAGTAAATCAAAAGTTCAAAGCTGGGATGATGTTGATATATACACAACTATAACTTTTTCTAATGATGATATAACAGTTATTTTTAAAAATATAGACTGGAATATGTTTGTTGGAATTGAAAAAGAGGAGCTTTTAAAAGATGTAGTTTATAAATTTTGGTGGAAATATGGGCTATATGAAAATATAGAGATTAAAGGGCGGTTATTTAAAATGATTAGTAAAACGAAAAGAAAAGTAGAATTATTAAGGCTATATGATAATGATTAACTCATTACTTTTAAAATTAAAAGGTTATATTTACTATATTGTATTTAAAGTAAAATGGTACTTAGGAACTTATTAGATCCCCTAGCGTAAACCTTTCAGGTACGCCCCTTAAAAAGGGACTTTACTTTTATAATTTGAGTTGCGATTAAGTAATGTCGTAGCTCTTTTTTGTTGTATGATAATTTTACTGGATATTAGGCATTTTTATAACGTTTAATAGTTAACAGGTTATATAGTAATTCCACATGTTAAAGATTAGTCGATTTTTTGTATGGTTTTCTCGGCATTTTTGTTATAAATATTGGTGTATTTTTAGAGTTATGGGTGAAATAGGGCTAGTGTTTGGGTATTATTTTTATTGATTTTAGGGAGTTTTTACGAAGTGATTTTCGATAAATTTAGTATCGTGATATTTTTAGATTTGTGTGTTTGTAGAAGAGTTAGCCCCACATTTACCCCAAAAATACCCCTTAAAAATGTTAAATATACCCCCTATTTTCTATAATTAATGTATTATAATTATATATTATTATACACTAACTTTAAAACACAGCTAAAACATAAACTTAAAATATTTATATTAAAATATTAAAATAAAGATGCTGGAGCAGGTTGTAAAAGGTTCGACTTTAAGAGGATAGAGGAAGGGAAACACTTTACCCTAAATAAATACACTAAAATCCAGTAAAATAATAAAAAAACTAAATACAACTAAATATAAACTATTAATCCAGTACACACAATAAACACACAACTTACAACTCTATAATATACTTACTTATGAATTAAAAAAGAAAATACATGAAAATAAATATATATAAAATACTATAAGCCTATACGGCGTTTGAGTATATAACAATTAATAAAATATAAAATAAAATGAATACAAAGATACATAAATGCATATAATAAATTATAAAGAGTTAAAAGGAGAATGAAAACATGAAACAATTATTATATTATCTATTATCTACATTATTATTAATAAGCAATTTAACAATAAAAGGATCTACAGTTATTACAGCTAAAACAATTAATACAATAGAATATAATACAGTAGAATCTTGTAAAATTACTTATAAACAATTTGAAGAGTATGGCGGAAACATAGTTACAAATTACATTAATGCAGATGTAAACATTATATCTATAGATAACATATACAGTACAATTGCAGATAATGCAGTTACAACTTATGCAGATGCAGAATTAACAAACGTTGCTGGATACATAGTAAAAGGCGGATGGATATGGAATGTAGAAAAGGTAACAATTGTAATTACAAGCAATAAAGAAGCTACAGAAACAAGTACAGCAACAAATATAAATATATCTACTAACAATATAAAAGCAATTATAAACAATTCTATAATAATTAATAACTGCAATTCTATTATCTACACATTAAAAGCTACTAACAATATAAGCAACTATAAAGTAGATCTAACAAGTGTAACATTAAATAGAAATAGAGAACATAAAACAAGAGCAGATGAGGACGGATGACAAAATTAATTATAAAAATTTAAAATAAAAGGTTGACAACGTATAATAAATAGTGTATTATAATATTAAAGAGATTAACAACTGGAGGGAAATAAAATGTTAAAAATATTACTAGAATCTTTCTTATTAGAAATTGCAGAAGCTGGACTAAATACAGATACGGAAATAAATTACTTATACAAAACTTTAAACGGCAACTTTACAACAGACTTGCAAAAGGAAATAAAGGCAACTGGCACAGATATTCAGCAACTTAAAATATTAGCTTATTCTATTGCAAATAGTGAAGAGTTTAAAGAAGAATTAAGCGACTTAAATATTACAGTAGAATGTAACAATGCACTTGAAACAACTTATGACGAAGTAGTAAACGAACTAATGAGCAACGACAGAAATGCAACTTATGACGAAATATTAAAAGATCATAATAACGACTATACAACTGCTATACATGAATTATTTAATTGTATAGAGTCTATAATAGAAGAACTAGACAGAGATACTGAAGAATATGATTTTTATAATAAATTAAATTTGAAATTATGGAAATTATTATAAATTTAATTTAAAAATAATTGAAATATAAAAGATAATGTATTATAATAAACAAAATAAAAATAAATAGGAGGAATTAAAAATGAATAAAATATTAAGAGGTTTAACAGTATTAGTAATTATAATTTTAATTGCAGGAGGAATGGCAGCAAATACAACTAAAGCGAAGCAAACTTTTAGAGTAACAAATATATTGCATGAATCTACAGACAATTTTAAATTAAGTGCTGGAGAAATAGGAATAGAATTCAGCAATGGCAGTTGGGCGATAGTAAACGAAAAAGACAATATTTATATTTTCCAAGCGGTTGAACTAGGAGATTACGAACAACAATTTGAAACACTAGAGCAACTTAAAAATTGCATTAAAACATATAGTAGTATTAAAAATAACGGCTTATATTAATTAATAAAAAATAACAAAAAAAGTTTGAAAGCTATTGTAATTAATTTCTAAATATGTTATTATATAAATATAGTAAATAAATAAATTTTTTGGAGGTATATTATGAATATTGAAACAATTAAAAACGAGATCTTAGGGCAGGAATTTTCTATAATTGAACTATCTAACAAATTACAAGCGTTAGGATGTGAGGATATATGCGACTTTGCGAACTGGGATGAAATTTTAAAAGATGGCAATGTAGTAGTTGCAGATTCAAAAAATTATGAGAATCATATACAAATTTTCTTTGATATTGAAGTGGAAGCATCTGAAGACGAACACATAACATCAACGATAATAAAAATTACAGATGTAACAGAATTTTAGGAGGGTATAAAAATTAGAGGGTTATTCCCTCTTTTTTGTGCGTGCTGGAGGTGATAAAATACATATATAATTTAATCTATAATAGATATAAGCTTTTTTATAGCAGTTTGCAGCAGGATAAAAACAAGTTATAAATTAAATGCAGTTTTCTATTATAGATTATCTAACGACTTTACAAGTCGATAGAATAGAAATAATTAATAAAATATAAAATAAATATAGTACATGCTACTATCTAATATAGAAATGTACTATAAATAAATATTAAAGGAGATAATTAAATGAGCAAAAAAGGAGAATGGACAAAAGAAGTAAACACAACTAAGAATATTATTAAAAATAATGAATTTGTAACTAAAGACGGGGAAATAATAGAACTACATGATTCCGTATTAGAAAATATGGCAATGGATATTGTAAACTATAAAGAAGTTGAGGAGCAAAAGAAAAGAGATATTAAACAACGTTTTATTGAAAAAGAAGGATTTGAAAAGGAAATAGTTGACCAGCTAGGCAACTTTTATTTTAGCTTTTATACAAAATTACCTAAAATTGACAAACAATATCTTTTTAGATTTATATATCTTAGCACATATTTAAAATATAATGATACTAAATTAGCATATAAAGAAGATAATGGGCGATATAGATTAATAAAGGAATTTGAATTACAGGAGCTTTTAAAGCTAAAGAAAACAGAGTATTTTAATACTAAAAAAGCGTTAATTGAAAATAATTTAATACATATTGATAATAATGATAATGTTTGTATAAACAAAAAAGTACATGTATTAGGTGATATGGTTAAGACTAAAAAAGAGTATACAAGAATTTTTAAAGATGCTATAAGAGAATTATATAACAAATCAACTCCAAGAGAACATAAAAAATTATATATATTTTATGAGTTATTACCATACATAAATTATAATTTAAATATTATTTGTAGCAATATAAACGAAGTTGATCCAGAACTTGTTGAACCATTGGACTTAAATTTTATAATTGATAATTTATACATAAATAAACAAAGAAGCATCGCAAAGAAACAATTATTAAATATGACCTTAGGAGGAGAATATTTATTGTTAATGGTGACTAAATATAATAAAAACTTTTTTGTTGTTAATCCTAAGTTATATTACAAAGGGAATAGGAAAGAAGATCTAAATTATTTAGTTGATTTGTTTAGGGTTTAATACATAATAGGTAAAAGTGTTTAAAAAATATTGATTTATAGGGATTTTTTTAATCTTTTGAGTTCACGTAAAACACTAATTTAATAGTTAAGAGTTCACGTAAAACACTAATTTAATAGTTAAATAAAAAAATAAAATAAGCTCATAGAATTAAGTAAAATATCCAAAAAAAACACTAAATTAAATAAAATACATATCCAGCTAATACAATTAATTTTGTATTAGCTTTTTTTATTCTCTAAGTAAATAAAAAGCATATTTTAACTATTAATTATTCAAATATCAACTCGCTAGAACGCTGTTAAACCAATTTTTAAACACATAGTAATATACTTTGTAGTTTAATTTAAAATCTATTCTAACGAACTGTAAACGCTATTTATATTTATCTACAATAACTATATAATTGCACATAACAAGCTATGTAAAAGCAACTTAAAAAGCTATTTATTAAGTTGTAGAGCAGTTGCAAGAGTTGTTAAGATCCTTTAAAAATTACAGTAGCTAGAGCAACTTTAAAGTGTTTATATCTAATTAATTTAAACATAGTCCAGCAGCAACTTTATAAAATCTATTAATAAAAGTATCTATATATTAACAATATTGCTATAAAATAACCATTTTAAAATCAATGTGATAAAATAATAAAAATATAACAAAAAGTGTTGCAATTTATTTTGTGCGTGTTATAATATAATCATACCAAGCAAATAAGCACATTAAATAAATCTTTAAAAATACTTTTTAAAAAATAACAAAAAGTGTTGACGAAGTAAAATATAAGTGCTAAAATGTATATATAGTAAATAATTCTTAATGACTTTAATCCAGAACGCGTGGCGGATGCAGGTTATTCAGCAGAATGTAATTAAAGTATAAAACATTAATAATTAAATTTACTAAAATTGTTTATTACTTAATCCAATTTCTTATTACTAAATGCAGTTAAAATAATTCAAAAAAGTTTTATTAAAAAATAAAATAAACAGTTGACAATGTTACTAAGATAGTGTATTATAATATTAAAGAAGTTAATAAAAAGTCAATTCAACAATTCACCTTAATTAAAGTTTAAGGATCAGCACTTTGGAAGCGTTGAACATGGTTAAGAGCCGACTTAAATTTCTTTATTTATATATTTAAGTTTTTATAAATTAAAAGTTTAAACATGTAAATAAAAATTAAATTTTAAAGTAAAATATAACTAAAGGATGTGTTTAAAATGATGAAAAATAGTGAAGTATTAGAAATGATTAAAAGAAATGACGAATGTGAAGAATTCGAGATCACAAACAATGTTTCTGCAACTTATTTTGTGGATAGAGATGGGAATAAACTTAGCTTTGGCTTTGATAGATATTGTGGAAGATTAAACGATCATAGAATAATATTCGGATTAATAGATAATATAAAACGCAATGATTTTAAATCTTTAATAGAAAAAACGGGGCTATTAGTATATATGCCAGAGAGTAACGAGTGCTTATTTTTAAAAAATATTGAATTAAGTGACAAACAAAAACAATTTATAAATAAATATAACGTTGAAATTATTTTTGAATAGGAGTGAATTTAAAGATGATAAAAATTAATAGTAAAAAATGGGATAGTATACCAAAGGACTATAAGGGAATTTTTCAAGACTACCAAGGAAACAGCCCAGACCTAAAAGGGCGTAAATGTGTAATGTTAGGATGTATAAAAAAAGGCGGCGGATCTTGTTTAGTATTTGAAGGAATAGATTTTATAATTGAAAAATAAAATAAAAGTTTGATTATTGTTAAAGGTTATAAAGTAAATATAACTTTATAATCTTTATAGAGTAATTAAACTCAAATAAAAAATATATTAAAAGGTGGTTTTAAATATGGAAATTATAAAAATTATGGATATTGTTAATAATAAGAATGAAATTGTGGGAGTAATTCAACAAGAGAAATATAGTGATGATTTAATTACTTTTGTAGTCAATACTGAATCAGTTAGCACAGGATTTAATAAATTAGCCGAGGCAATTAATTATATAAATAAATTCAATTATAAAGCAGTTATAAAAGATGTATTAGTAAATGGATATAAAATAAATAATATTGAAATAGTTGTAAATGATCCTGTTAAAACATTTAAGAATATATATAAAAATTTACTTGTATATACAATAGAAAAAGGCTTTTTAAATAATTGCGATTATAAGTATTTAAATATTAAAGGCGTATTTGATGAGGCTATAAGGCTTTTAAATGAGGAAGTTTTTAAACAATGGATAATTAATAAAGAAGTTAAAAATAATTATTTGTTAGATAATGAAGTTTTTGAAATGCAAGATCTAAGTTATGAATTAAACAAAGAAGTTATAAAAGATGCATATAAAAATTGGTATTATATACTAGATAATTCCATAACAGGGTTGACGATAGCGGCATATTAATTGCAGATTTAAGGGAATACAGTTATAAAAATTTTATTCCCTTATGTAAGTAATTAATAAAAAATAATTAAAAGGTGGTATAAATATTATGTGTAAATTTAATAAAGAAGTATTAGCGGAATTAAAAGAAGGAGTTTTAAATAGTAAATATGCTATTATTGCAGTAAATAAAAACAATACTAAAAAGAATTTAATTTTAGTTAGTAACGGTTTAAGAAATTGGGAAATTTATAACGGATCTGCGGAATTCCCAATAAGTAAGGCGTATGACATTTTAGGAATAACACAAGAGGAAGTAAACAATAATAATATTAATTATTCTATGTGGAATTTATAGGAGGTATAAAGATGGAAGTATTTAAAAATATAGGATATAAAAAAATTAAATAAAATTCATATTTTAAGATAGTATAAATATATAGTTAATAATTAAAATATAAAATAAATAGTTTTTAAAAATATTGACTATATAGAAAAATTAGTATATTATAACCTTAAACAGGAAATAATTAGAAAAAAGGAAGTGTTTTAAATGAAAAAAATTACTGTAAATTATTTAAATGAAGTTTGCGGATCTTATATTAATAAACCTATAGAAAAAATTATATATAAAGATGAAAGTATTAGTATATTAAAGGATGGCTATTTGGGGGTAGTAGATTTTAAAGTTTGTATTTGTGAAAAAAATTCATTAAATATAATAGAATTATACAAGGTAAAAGAAATTGTTTTCAAATAAATATAAAGGGGTATTCCCCTTTTCTATAATGCAGCCGAGGACGGTTACAAGCTCGTATAAATGCAGAGTATAGAAAAAATAAAATAAAAGAGGTGAGAAAAGAATGATATATGAATACACTTATACAGAGATATTAAAAGAATTAATTAATATTATTATGTTTTATTCAATACATATAACAGCGATTATAACAATACTTGCAGCAATAACAGCAGCAACAAACAATAAAAGCTGGTTAAGATCAGCGTATAATAATATAAAAAAATATGTTTAAGATATAAAATTTATTAAAGAAAAATAAAATAAAAGATTGAAGGAAGTGAAGAAATGAAAAATATAAACGGTGTAGAATTAAATAAAAATGATATAAATAATACTATTAATATAGCTATAGACTTGCAGCGTTATGGATATAATTATAATTATTTTCATGAAAATTATACACAACTTTTAAGAAAAAAAGATAGTAAAATTTTATGGAATAAAGCTATAGATATAAATACTCAGGATTGAAAATAAAATAAATAGGTTTGTTTAAAATTGGAGGTAAGTTAAAAATGAATAAAACAGTATTAGAAAATTATAAAGGCCACAATATTATATTAAATGAAATGGGATATATATTTATAGAAAATTGGCCAGTATGTATGGGGACAAAATTAGATCTTAAAAAGGGAATAACTGCAAGTAAAAGAAAAATTACTTCATTAATTAAAAAGGGGTTGATCTAATGCACATATAAGAAAAAATAAAATAAATTATTAATTTTATAAGATTTAGGAGGATTGAAAATGAGAGAAAATAAAATAAATTTAGTAGGTAGGTTATTGGCCCAAAAATTAGGTTTTAGTTTTGTTGGATATAATGAAAATAATGGTTGTATAGATTTTAATTTTATCAATAAAGAAGGCTTTAAAAGATGCTATGCAACAAGATATAATAGAATAATTAAATACTGTACTTATACAAATACTAATATAATGAATATATTATTTAACATGTAATTGAATTTTATTATTTAGTTAATGACTTATATAATGCTTATGCAGATTAGAACAAATGTAACATTTTAATTTTTAATAGAGCATATAAAAAGAGCATCGCCAGAAGCAGCAAGAAAAATTATATGCTTTATTTAGAAATTAAAATAAAGGAAGTGTTCATTTATGAAAAAAGAAAAAACGGATAGATTAACAAAGAAACAAGAAGAATATTATAATTACTTAGTATCGCAACAAAGCAATTATAAAGATAAATTATTAATAAGATTTAACAATATAACAAATAAATTTCAATTGCTAAAGGTGGAAAACGTAAATATAGATACAATGACTTTTAGTACTTCTATGATAGATAGAGAATTAAATACTAGATTTATAAACGCACTATTAGAAAAAAATTACTTTAAAGAATATATTATCAATAATAAAGTAATTGGAGTAAGTTTATAAAATATTAGTTTTATAAGATTTAGGAGGGATGAAAATGATAACAGAAAAAATATTAAAGATCTTGAAATTATATTATCAAATCTATCTTATAAAGATTATATAGAGGCCTATAGAAAAAGTGATAGATATTTAAAAGGGCCGTATACAAAAAGTGGAAGGCAAAGAAGGTTTAAAGGTTATACTTTAAGTGATGAAGCTGTAAAGGTTCATAATTATATAATTATGGCACTTAATCCAGATGGTTTTGAAAAGGAAGAAATAGAAGAGATAAAAGGTTATTTATTGAGTATAAAATTAAATCATAGAAATCTGTTAGAAGTTGGATATATGGAAAAATTTTATAATTAAAAGAATAATTTTAAATAATATGGAGGATATAAAAATGAATAAAATTGAAATAATAGCAACTATAAATGATGTTAATTTATGCAGGAAGAATGATTTCTATTTTATAAAGAGAAATGATGGTTTTATGTGGGATATGGTAGGAACTAAAGAAGAAGTAAAAAACGAGTTAAAAAGATGGTTGATTGAGGTAGATCAAAATAACGAATACATGAGAATATGTGAAAAATATTTTATATTTGTATTAGAAGGTAATGAACCTAAACCAGTTTTTTAAATATAAATAAAAATAACATTTTAATTTTTAATAGAGCATATAAAAAGAGCATCACCAGAAGCAGCAAGAAAAATTATATGCTTTATTTAGAAATTAAAATAAAGGAAGTGTAAACATGGAAAAATTAATATTTACTAAAAAAGAATTTAAGGAAGTTATGGAGGTTTTAAAGGCCACAGCAAAAGACGATGTAAGGCCAATTTTACAAGGCGTTAATTTTAATAATAATGAAGTTGTTGCGCTAGATGGTTACAGATTAATGTTAAGAAAAATTGATCTTCAATTAAAAGGCAATTATACAATTCATAGAAACGATTTAAAAGAAGTGTTAAAAGCAGTCAAAAGAGATACAAAACACATAGAAATTACTTTTAATTCAGATGTAGTTATATTTAAAGTTGATGATAAAGAAAAATTTGTTTTTAATGTGTTGCAAGGATCTTATATAAATTATAAGTCACTAATACCAAGTGAATTTAATTTGATGGCCACTTTAGAGGCTAAAAAGATAATTGAAAGTATAAAACCATTAAATAAAAATCATTATGTTATATTAGACGTAAATAAAGATATAATTGATATTAAAGATATGTATTATTTTAGAAAAGATAAGCAGAGTATGCCTGAAGCAGTAACAGGAACAATTGTAAATAATTTTATGAATTGTATTACTAAAGGGGAAAATAAAAAAATAGCTTTTAATAATACATACTTAAAAGAATCATTAAAAAACTATAAAGAAAAAATTGATATTAAAATAATTAATAAAGTATCACCAATGATAATCACGGATAATAAGAAAAAATTAGATCTAGTGTTACCAGTTAGATTAATAGCTTAAAAATAAATAGGTTGAATTCGGTTATCCTTGCAGCAGCTAAAAACCGACTGCCAGAAAAAAATTATATTATGAGGTGGTAAAAATGTCAATAAATAAATATGTAACAAATATAATTGATGCGGTTAATAAGTTTGAATGGAGCTTAAAACAAGTTTATGTTGAAAATAATTGCATCTATGCTGAAGTAAAAAACAAGCGTGGAGAAATTGAAATAGAAGGATTATACGCTGGTAGTGATGACGATACAGAAAATGTTTATCAAGTATGCAACAAATTAAAATACGTTTTAAATTTTAATAATATGTTAAATGATGACAATATATTAATATAAGAAAAAATTAATTGCAGATTTAAGGGAATACAGTCATAAAAATTTTATTCCCTTATGTAAGTAATTAAAAAAATTTATATTATGAGGTGGTTTAAAATGAAAAATGAATTAAATAATTTTATGTTAACTAATAACAATAATTATTATGTAGAATATAAAGGGATAGGGTATATATTACAAGATAATTTATTAAGACAATCTTACAATCAAATAGGGACACACAAAGATATCCCTATTTCTGATGATATAAAAAATTATATAATAGAAAAATGCCTTGAGGATTTACCATTATAAACAAAATAATACTTTTGTATGGTATATAGGAAAATCAATCTTATATACTAATACATATTGACAGATAATAGGCATTGATCTATTGCACATATTATAAAAAATAAATTAAAGAGGTGTAAAGGTATGAGTAAAAATTTAAAGATGTTAATTAATGAATTAAAGGAAGAAGTGGCAAGGTTATTAATTAAGGATTTTGAAATGGAAGCTATAGGAAAAAATTTAATATTAACAAATAACAAAGATGTTGATATTAATATAAGAGCATCTGAAGAAAATTTGTTTGATGTTAAGACGCTGGTAAATGGATCTATGGTTATAAACAATAATAAGTCATTAGGTACAGTTAAAAATATAATAAATGCATGTGTGGAGGTGTAATAGATGGTTAAATCGCTATATTGTATTCATGCATTAATAAAAGATAGAGAATATTAAATATGTAATGTAAAAAAATAGAAGATATATAAAGAAGAAGTAAATAGTAAAAGGTTTATTTAGAAAAAAATTACTTTAAGAGGTGGTATGAATATGACATACATAAATAATGAGCAAGTAAGAGAATTAAACAATTATTGTATTGGATTATTAGAAGATAAAGGGAAATTAAGTTTAGAGCAATATTATAATGAAGTTGATTTGGATTTTATTATTAATAACTATGAGGAATTATATAACGATTATATAGAAACAGTTGATGCGGATAAGAAAAAATATACTTATTATGATTACTTAAAGGATATATTGACAGATTACATTATAAGTGAGTTTTAAGAAGAATTAAGATTGTAGTTTATACTACTTTCTTATATGAGTATATAAATAATATATATTGATGTAAGAAAAAAATAAAGGTGGTTATATTATGAGCAATGTAATAACTATTAATTTAAAAGAAAAAATTAACTCAATAGACAATACAAAAGAATACGCAATTAAAGAAGGATTAATATATAGTATATACACATATTATAGCGCAGCGGATGTATGGATCTTGTCAAGAAAAAAATTTATATTAGATAAATTGGTAAGAGAAGAAATAAGACAAGAAAAAATTTATATAGTGAGGTGTTAAAAATGAATAAATTATATGCTTATAGAAAATATTATAACATACTTCCAGCATTGATTAATAATTACGGAAATGAATTTATTCACTATGAAGAAAAAATTGATATACAAGGCTTGTATGAGCATTTAAAGCATAGATTAGAAACAGCTAAAGATTATGATGAGAAAATTTTTTTTGAAGTGTATTTCAATAAAGTGGAATACATAAAAAATAATTATAAAAATATAAAATAAATTATTGACATAAATAGAAAAAAATTGTTATTATATAAATATAGAGATTGAGAATGTAAGGAGGAATATATGTTTGATTACAAGGATTTTATAATACGAAGGGGGCAAATGTACTTTGCTGATTTAGGTCAAGAAAAAAATGGATCAGTACAAGGGAATGAAAGACCAGTTATTATTTTAGGAAATGATTTAGGGAATAAGTATTCACCAGTTGTAATTGTAGCACCGATAAGTAGTAGGTTAGGAAAAAAATTTATTAAGAAAATGCCTACACATGTAGACTTAATAGAACCAGATTTAGAAAAGGACTCTTATGTGATGACAGAACAAATTCTAACAATACCAAAAGAAAAATTAAAATTCTTCATAGGAAGAGTTCAAAGGGAAAAATTAAGAGAGATAGACGAAGCTATAAATATAAGTTTAGGATTAAAAGATCAAAGAGAAGAAGAAATATATAAACAAGTTGCCGAAGTTAAGAAAGCAGAAGAATTCGTTACAACGTTAAAAGGTTTAGTTAATAGTGGGGTTTTAAACCAATTTAAAGTTAAATATCAAATAGAATTAAATAAATTAGAATCTATTTGCATTAAGCACAGAAGAAATATAAACGATTATTATATTGCAACTATTATAAGGGGTGTTAATATTGTAGATAGTAAAAGAGCTGCGACAGTATAAAATATGAAAATGGGGGGAACTAATGTGGATAAAATGAGTATAGAAGAAAAATTCAGGTGTGAAATACAACCTTTGTTAAATAAGGGAGAACTTGAACAAGCTGAAAAAAAATTAAGACGACTAATGTTAGGTTTAACAGATAGAAACACAACAGAAGAACATAGATTAATAATATTCATATTGGCTAAAATAAAATATATTCAAGGCGATATAGATAATGCTAAATACTATATGGAACGCTTTGAAAAAAAATTAAATCAAGATAGTAATTATAAAAATGAATACAAAATGGGATATTCATATTATATAAATTTAAAAGTTGAGTTATACAAAGATGAATTAAGTTATGAAGAGAAGTATAGATTATATAGTGAAAATTTGAAAATAGGGAAAGAAAGAAATGACCTATGTACTATCATAATAACTAAATTTGATCTGGCACATTTAGATGGAGATGTTGATGAAATAGAAAATGTATTAATTGACATACATAGTTATAAATACAAAAGAAATTTAAGTGAGGAAGATTTGGAAGCAATTGAATATGCTAAGTGTGGAATTAATAAAGAATTATATTTGCATTATCCAGATTTAGCAGAAGAGTATTTAGGTATACAAGCCAACTAATTAGCAACAACATCTCGAAAGAGAGTTGAAATATATAATATTAGGAGGGAATTATTATGAAGAACACAAGAAAGTCAGCAGTAATTATAGGAGGTTTAGCGTTAGCTATGATGTTAACACTTAACGTTGTAGGAAGGCTACAATCAAGAATATTAGACAGATGGGGAAGCAGAAGCAATGTTGCTATACTAGACAGATGGGGAACAATTTAATATATTTGCTATTGACGGTGATTCAGTACCAATTATTTATAGGTGGGATAATACCCACCTATTCCTAAAAAATAAAATAAATATATTGCAAATAGGAAAATAATGTTTTATAATATAATTAAATAAAAATAAAATAAAAAGGTGGTTAATAATTATGGCTATAGAAAAATTAATTGAAAAGTTTTTAAATTTAAAAGTGAATAGAGAAAATACAAGAATTGCATATAGAAAAAATTTAAGTGACTTTGCTGAATATTTAGCGGCTAAAGAAGTAACATTGCAAGAATGTAAGTCTTGGGACATAGATGAATATAAGAATGAATTAAAGAAAAATTATGCTCCAGCAAGTATCAATCAACGCATGGCATGTTTAAGATCTTTCTATAAGTTCTTAGAAAAAAATGATATAGCTAATAATATAGTAGATGTAGAAAATGAAATCGTTGAAAATACGCACGATGTATATTTAAATGATAATGAAATAAAATATTTGCTTACTTATTTGACAAAAAGAGAGCGAAAAAGTGGAGAAAGAAATTTTGAATTCTTAAAAGTTAGAGATTTACTTTTCATGTTGTTAGATATAAAAGTTGGGCTAAGATATTGTGAAATAGTAACACTAACAAGAGATAGTTTTAACCTTGATAAGATGGTAATAAATATATCTGGAGATATAAGAAAAAATAAAAGAGCATTGACATTGCCTATAGATAATGAGATTAAGAAATTATATCAAGATTACATGGATTTGAGAGATGAAGTAGAGAAAAAAAGAGAATGCGAACCCTTTGTATTTATATCTGCTAATGGAAAAAAATTATCTAATAACAATGTAAATACTATGATAAAAAAACATATACTAGCTGCAAACAATTATTACGAATCGATTGGAAGTAGAAATAGAATAAGAGAAGATGTAAGCTGCCATAAATTAAGACATACTTGTGGTTATTTGCTTACAAAGAAAAATTATACTATAGCAGAAGTTGCTAATGTATTAGGTCATGTTAGTCAAGGATCTACTCAAAGATATATTCATACTAATATAGATGATATGAGAAAAAAACAATTTAACTTAATAGGGGAGTAAAGTTCACTCCCTTTTAGTTAAATTTAGTTGGTAAGGATTATATCCTTTATCTATCATGGATTGTCTGCATTTTAGTCGCTCTTCATAAGTTTTTTTGTTTCTGCAATTATCACAGTCGCAAACAATCAAGCTTAAAGGACACTCATCTAATGCTATAGCAACGGCAACAAAAGTATTTTTTTGATTAGCATTATATTTTTCTATATTAGATAAGCTTGGGGGTGTCATATTAGCTTTTGCGGCAAGTTCTTTTTGAGACAATCTTTTTTTTAAGCGTACCATTTTTACATTAGTAAAAAACATAGCATAAACTCCTCAATAATATGGTTTTAATAATATTATTAAAAAAATACAAAAAAAGTAAAGCAGAAAATATTTACAAAAGAAAAAAGTGTCAAAAAATAGAATAAAAATGAAAGAATGGTAAATAATTCGATAAGAAAAAAATGGTATAATAATACTAGACATAACTCAAAAAGTTTGTTACTATAATAATACGGGTAAACATATGTTCACATAAATAAAAAGGGAGATGGAAGAATATGGAAATAGGATTATTAGATTTAGAATGTATATTAATAGAAAGAGGGTTTTTTAAATGTAAAGTTAATGGAATTGAAACATTGCTTACACAAGAAGCATTATGGGAATTAATTCATGAAAAAAAACTATTAAAAGCAGAAATTATAAATGTGGGACAAACTTTAGTATACATATTGTTAGAAAATACAGAAATAGTATTAGAAAAATAAAAAATAAAATATTAGGTGAATAGAAATATACTCTTTTGGAATATAATACATATATATAAAATAATATAAGTTGATTTGAAATATTGTTTGATATATAATTGTATTATAACAAAAAGGAGTGTATTTTATTTTATGGAGAGTTTAGAAAAATTAAAAGAATTAATATTAGAAACTACAGAAGATAATATAAATAATAAAAATCTATTAAAAGCATTAAGGGAGGAGTTTATAAAGAAGCAATTGCCAATAACTATTCCTAATCAACTTTTTGCAGAAGCTATAGATGAGGATCATTTAGAAAAAAACGTACTAATAGCAATTTCTAAGGTGTTTTTTAACAAATTAAAATTAGAATGTTTTAAACTTACAAACTATTTTACAGAAGGCGAATTATTTACTTATGAGAATGCGATAAAGGTAGAAGAAAGTATCGACTATGTTTTATTTAAAAATGTGAAAAAAATTGATGGGCAAAATTATCTTGGTGTTATCACGGGAAAACAAGCTCTTGAGATGAGAAAAAATTGCCTTTTTGCATATTATAAAGAATTTCAAAGAAGCCCTAAATTAGTAAAAACTTCATCTGGAAGAGTGATAAAGAAGATAGATGTAAGCAAGAAAAATATTGCTGATATGAAAGATGAGTTTAGACAAGGAATAATGACGCCAACCGCAATCCATTTTGCAGTATTGGTGAAAAATGATAAAGGTATTAGGGAAAATTTTAAATTTAAATCCTTATACGATATACTAGCATCAAGTGATAAAAATATAAGAGAAAATTATAATCTTAAAAATATATGTAAAGATGTTGGAGATATATGGATAAAACCAAATTTTGATCTTGAATCAGAGGATTATTTGCCATTCATAATACCAGATGGGTTTAATAGGTTAACTGCATTATGTGATGTAGTTGAGGAAGCAGAGCTAGAAGGTGAGGAAGTAAAGGTTGAGTTGGGGTGTTTTATTCATATATTTGATGATGAAGCTAGTATAAAGAGATTTATAGTAAATACATTTAAAAGGGCTGACACAAATTTAGATTACTTAAATTCACTTCAACCAACAGATGAAAATGTATTTATAGATAAGTTCATATCTCAATCGAATAGATTAAAAGGGCATGTGGCAACTACTAACCAAGAAATGAATATTGAAATTAACTATGTTAGGCAAAAAGTTTTAATAGAGGCATTTAAAAAGACTAACATAGAACTAAATGATAGTATTTCATCTGAAATCGACAGTAAAAAAGTCGCAAAAATAATTGATGATATTTTAGATTATGCAGATATAAAAGATAATAAATCTATATTCTTATACGAAGAAATGTTTAAATTATACATTAAGTTTGCAGCAGAAGTTAGAAGTAGAAACTATAGAATGTTAATCCCTAATTTAACAGATTATATAAACAAAAATGAAAATGAATTAATGGGAATATTACAAAATAGAAATTTAAAATTAGACAATCGTATAGAAGATATATTGAAGGCGGTGATTAGTGTTGATTAATTTTGAAAAAAGAACTGAAGAAAATAAAGAAACGGTAGCAATAAGCGAATATGAAGAAAATAAAATTACATGGATAAATGACGATGAAAATAATGGATATTTAAGCGAAAGAACTAAGATAACTTATTTAGGGGTAATGAATACTCATATATTAGATGTAGAAAAAATGTATAATAAAGATTTAAGATTATTTACTTCGGTAGAGATACAAAATTTGGTTAAGAGTGCAATAACAAATAGTGTTTCAACTAAACGTACTATTTTTGCAGCTATAAATAATTATATGGTGTATTGTGTTTTAAGAGGCTTTATATCATATAATCCATGCGATGTTATTGATACAACAAATTTATTCAAAGTGAATATAAAAGTGCATCAAAAAAATTATACAACACTAGACGGGTTTTATGAGTTTTTAGATAACTTAGATGGTAGTGTGATAGATAAAATGATGTTCTTAATGTGCAGATATGGAATTAATGTAAATGAAATGGGAACAATTAGATGGGATGATGTTGATTTAGTAAATGGTAAAAGAATAAAAGTAATGAGAAAAGATCAAGTCATTTGGTTAGATATTGACGATAGATTTATTGACTATGTAAAAAGATGTAAGAACTGCAAAGAGAAAGTGGTAATGGCGACAGGTAGGAGAAGAGAAGGAGATTCAAAGAATGTATCACATAAAGAATATTATGATTACGGATATATCATAAAAAGCACAGTTGAAGGCAAAGAAGTAGTATCTCCAAATTCAATTTACAATTCAATGGCAGCAATATGCAAAATTAATGAGATCTCTAAAATAGATGTTAATTTGTTAAGTAAAGCAAGAGCATATGATTATTGTTTAGATTTATATGCAAAGAAAGGGATATTAGAAAATAAAGATTTAATTGCAGTATTGAAACATCTTAGTCAAACAAGTACACCTAACGCAGCTAGTGTATTAAAGAAAAGATTGCTGGGTATTTTTAACATCAAAATAAAGGATAATGATACGAAAAGATGCGTAGAGGTGCTAAAAGACTGTGAAGTATTGGGCAGATTTGACTCTATTAAGGAGTTAGTTAATAAAAGTGAGGAACTATTTGATACAAAATTTGACAAGAGTGCAATAAGTAGATGTTCAAAAACAGGTGGAAGCCATAAAGGATTTCAATTTAGATTTATCGAGGAGTAGTAAGACAGCTACTTCTCTATTTTTTAAAATTAATAAAATAAAAATAACAAAAATAGTTGACATACTTGTAAGAAGATGGTATTATAATATTAAAGAAGTTGCTAATACATAAGTGCAATGATAAAATTGAATAAAAAGTAATTTTATAAGGAGGTTTGGTCGTGAACGAAGAATGGTTGAGGGCATATAAAAACGTTGAACAATTTATAAAAGACTGCGAAGTTGAAATGTATATTAAAGAATGTCAGATGGTTGTAAGAAATGGATATTATTATTTTGAATTACAAGCAAAAGACTTTGATTATTGTATTGACTTAGGTATGCCATCACTTCCGTTAGAAGAGTTAAGGTATATGGAAGTGGGAAAACAAGATGCTTGGCGTTTTAAAAGATTAGAAGTAGATGGCAGTACATGGTTGTGGGTGTTTGCTTTAGTTACAAAAGAAAAAATCAAAGAAGATTTTCTTAGCAGTATAAAAATGTGGAAAGGTCTTATAGAGAAAAAGGAAGAACAATTAAAGAAATTGGTTTAATTAAAATGATGATTTTAGATCAAAGGAATAATATGAATTTATTGTGAAATAAGGAGATTATATATGTTTAAGAAAAAAGAAGAGTTATGCAGTAAAAGTAAAGCGGTAACTATTATGTATTTAGAACAAAAAGCTAGAGAATTAGAGGATTCAATAACAGAAGAAGGAACAATAGAAGACGAAAATAAAGAAATGGATATTAGATATATAAGAGAAACTATTGATTTCTTAATAAAAAACTAATGAATAATTCAAAAATATTATGATAAAACAGAAGGTTCAGGAGTTTAAGAGATGAGATGTGAAGTATTAAGAGATTTAAAAGCACTGCATGGAGATATATCAAAAGGTGATATTTGTGAAGCAGAAGTTTATATAAATGCAGCTTCAGGCAATGAATTTGCTAAAGTTAAAAAGGGCAATTGTATAATAACAGCTAGAGTGGAAAATAATATAAGGATCATTGAGGAGGAAAATGAGAGTGAATAAATTATTTATATTAGTAGGTGAGAGTGGATGTGGAAAGTCTACTCTCGAAAGAGAAATAGCCAATAAAGGATTAGCCAAAAGAGCGATAAGTACAACTACAAGAAAACCTAGGAGTTACGAAGTAGATATGGTTGACTATTATTTTATTAATGAAGTAGCTTTTAATACATATTTAAAACAAGGAGCTTTTGCAGAATACAGTCAATATACTACAGTAAATGGACTTGCTAGTTATGGAATTATGAAAGGGCATTTAAATTTAAAAAATAACAAATATATATGCGTTGTTAATCCGCACGGCATGAGGCAGTTAAAAGAATCATTGGGTGAGGAAAACGTTGTAACTATCCATGTAAAAAGAGATGATAGAAGTAGGGTTATAAGTGCGTTACAAAGAGATAATTCGGATTTTGGCAAGGTATTAGATGAAGCTACAAGAAGATTTAAAGCAGATCAAATAGATTTTAAAAATATAGATGAAGAAGTTGACTATATTCTTTATAATGATGGGAGTTTAGAAGAATCTTTAAATATATTAGAATCATTAATCAAATCTTACTAGGAGGTAAACATGGGTATTGCTGAGAGAAATTTAAAAATAAAATGTGAATATATGAACGGGGTCAAAACTAAAACTTTAGCAGCTAAATACAATCTTAGTTTAAGAAGTGTTCAATATATAATAAGAAATAAAAATATAATGTGAGGTAGAGTATGTATATAACATATGGTCAAGCTATATCAAAACAAAATAGAGTTGTAATTTTAGAGGGTAAAAATGCAGAAAATTTCGTAGCTAAAGATAAAAAGAATAAATTTAGGGCTGATAAGATAAGAAAGAAAGTGCCTATGAATTTTATGAAAATAAATAATATCCTTCATGGTGAATTGAATGAAATAGAATACATAAATTTTTGGAATGAAATAAAAATAAAAGAAATAAATGAGGTGTAAAATGTTAAAAGAATTTTTAATCGAAATAAATGAATTAGTTACAGATCACGAAGTACAAAAGTGGAAATTAGAAGGTGTAAATAATCTTATAGCTATGATGGAAAGAGAGTTAGTTAAGTCAGATATAGATAGATTAGATGTTGCAATGGAAACTATAAAACAAATTAAAAATATATTGAATATGTAGGAGGTAAATTTAATGAATAAAGTTATTAAATTATATACAGATGGCGGATGTAGAGGAAATCAATCAGACAACAATATAGGAGCTTGGGGTGCTTATATGGTATATGGAGATGTATCGAAAGAAATTAAAGGTGGAGAGATAAATACAACTAATAATATTATGGAGTTAAAGGGCTGTATAGAAGGATTAAAAGCTATAAAAAATAAAACTTTACCTGTAGAAGTTTATTTAGATAGTGCTTATGTGCTTAATGGTATAACAAATTGGATTGAGGGCTGGAAGAAGAAAGGTTGGAGAACTGCAAACAAGAAACCTGTATTAAATAAAGAATTATGGATCGAACTAGATAGTGAAAGAAATAAATTTAATAATATTGAGTTTATTAAAGTAAAAGGTCATGCTGGGAATGAAGGAAATGAAATAGCTGACAGACTTTGTAATGAAGCTATGGATGAAATTGAATAAAGTAATAATCAAAAAATAAAATAAAAGACGAATTTTAATGAAATTTAAATTTAAAAAGGAGTAAGAGAACATGGAATTTAAAAAAGAAGAATTAATAAAAAGTCCACTAAATTATGTTGGAGGTAAATATAAATTATTGCCACAGATACTACCATACATACCAGATAACATAAACACTTTCGTAGACTTGTTTACTGGAGGTTGTAACGTAGGAATTAATATTAATGCTAATAAGATTATATGCAATGATTTGGAGGCAGTTGTAATAAATTTATTTACCAATTGGCAATCGTTATCTAGCAAAGAAGCATTGGAAAAATTAAAAGAAACAATATTAAAATATGACTTATCAAAAACAAATGAAGAAGGGTTTAGAAAAATTAGAGAAGATTACAATAATGGAAATAAATCTTGGGACATGTTCTATGCAATGTTAACTCACGCTTTTAATTATCAAATTAGATTTAGCAAGCAAGGGAATTATAACATGCCATTCGGAAGAAATAGAAGCAGTTTTAATCCTAATATGGAAAAGAATTTTATAAGGTTTATAGATAGACTAAATGAATTAGATATTTATTTCTTAAATAGTGATTTTAATAAACTAAATACTGATAAATTAGGAGAAGGAGATTTTGTCTATTGTGATCCACCTTATTTAGTTACTTGTGCAAGTTATAATGAAGCTGATGGTTGGAATGAAACAAAAGAAAGAGAACTTTTAGACTTATTAGACGGTTTAAATTCAAAAGGAATAAGGTTTGCATTAAGCAATGTACTAGATAACAAAGGGAAATCAAATGACATATTAAAAGAATGGGCAGAAAAATATAACATAAATTATTTAAATCATACATATGGGAATTGCAATTATCATGCAAAAGATAAAAGTAATAATAGTACGGTAGAAGTTTTAATTACAAATTATTAAAAGTAAATTAAATAAAAAATTTTTAAGAGGAGCGATAAGAAAATGAAAATATTTAAAAGATTATTTTGTAAACATAAATGGAAACTAATTGATAGAGTTTATGGTGATATGAAAAATGTTTATAGTGGATATTACAAATGTGAAAAATATGGGAAAGAGGGGTTGAAATAATGAAAGTAATTATATGTTGCCCAAGCTGTGGAAAAGAGGAGATATCATTACAAAGAAAGGATAATCCATATATTTATAAGTGTGATAATTGCAACACAATCTTTAGTATCAATGATAGTGGATTCAATATTTATAAAAATGGAGAAATAAGCGATGGATCACACACTTTTGATGAATTATATCATCATAGGATGATGTTATTCGCTGTGATATGTAATACACATACACAAAGAGCATGGAAGTCGTGGAAACACCATGATGGAACTATGTTTAATAACTATTTTATAGTTGGAGTTAATACACCAGAGGGGCAATATTCTTATCACTATCATGAGGATAATTGGGATTACTTTGATGTTAAAGAATTAGAATTTGCACCAGAATGGGATGGGCATCAGCCAAAAGATATTAATAGGTTGCTAAGTTTATTATAGGTGCAAGTTATTAAAAGAAATATTTTATATAAAATTAATAAATTAAAAGGAGAATGGTAATATGTCAATTAAAGTTAAAATAGGAAAACGTGAATTTGAAGTAAAGGCAGATGTAAATAGCTTAATAGAAGAAGCTAAAGCATTAGAGGTATTTAAACCTAATACTTATTGTGAATTTGAAGGTGATGAAGACGAGTTATTAACAGAAGAAGAGTTTAATGCAAACGTAGAAGATTTTATAAACAAAATCAAAATGGTTTGTGAAGAAGACTATTTAATATCTGTAGTAAATTCAATGCCTAAAAAGAAAAATGGCACTTTTTATAAGGGTAGAAAAACTGTTGTAACTTATTATGGGAACACTATATTTTTTACAGAATGGCACAATACTTGGGCTACATATGAATTAAGATTTAGTGCTGTATCAGATTTAGTGTTAGAGTTGCAAATTGTAAGATATAATCATACACCAGCTTAAATTTTGTAAGTATATAAAATAAGTGATTTATAACAATAAATTAAAACAAAAAAAGGAGAATGAATAGTAAAATGATGAAGGAATATTTTTTAACAGATGAACAAATAGAACTTGTAAAAATTGAATGGATGAAAGAATATCAACATCATGGCGATGGGTGTTTATGCGGATGTTATTCTTGCAATATAGAAGAACTTGGATGTTTAAGTATAGATGTAAGTTGTAGAAAAAGTAGCAATTGTCCAGATGGAATGAGTTGGTATGTTCATGAAGATATAGACATTTATAATAAGTCAATTGTGGATGATTACGGATGTGAATATATGTGGGATGAGTTTAAAGAACAGGGGATAAAACACTTAGGAAAATTAAATAAAGAGCAAACAAATGAATTAAGAGAAGTTGTCAGAGAAGCCATGATTAGAGATTATAGTACTTGGGGATATGATGAATACGGCAATGATCCTAATGATGAGATGTATGAAAATGATAATACTTTATACACATTAAAGGAAATAAAAGAGGCTTTTAAAGAGGCTGAAACAACAGGGAAAGATATATTTGATATTCTAAAAGAAAAATAAAATCAACCTTTTATAAAAAATAAATTAAAATGGAGTGTGTTAATATGAAAGTTATATTAGATGAAAATATAAAAGAGGATAAATACATATTACAATTAGGAGATTTAGTTAAGGGTGATAATGATATTTTATATATTGTAACAGAACAATGGGATAATAGGAATTCTAAACATAGATATATTTTATGGTCATTAGATGGAGATTCTGGCTATGACGGTTATTATGATACTTTAGAAGATTTAACGTATTCCTTGGTTGAAGATGAAAGAATATTTAGACAGAGTGAATATGAATTAAGATTAGTTAAGAAGGGTGAGTAGTTTATGCAAACATTGAAGTTTTTAGGTAGAGGTTCAGCGTTTAACACAAAGGAAGGAAACACAGCAGCATACATAAAGCAAGATAGTCATTTGTTGTTAATAGATTGTGGAGAAAATATATTTGAAAGAATGGTGAATAATAATTTACTAGACGGAATAGAAAAAGTTGATGTTTTAATAACTCACCTAAATTCAGATCATGTGGGGAGTTTAAGCAGCTTAATATATTATTGTTGTTTCATTAAGAAATTCAAAGTTAATGTATATTTCCCATCATATGAATTACAGGAATTATTAAAACTTATGGGGCATAAAAGAGAAGAGTATAATTTCTATAGGGTTATTTCGATTAAAAAAATTGGGAATATAGCTATTATGCCTATGAAAGTATCACATATAGAAACTATGAATTGTTATTCTTATTTTATTAGAATATATAATGAGCATGATAAATGGATATATTATAGTGGTGACAGTAATAAAATAACTTTAGACAATGAAGATTTGGTTGAACTGGATGAAATTTACCAAGATACTTCTTCGGCAGATTACGAAGGTAATGTACATTTGTCGTTAAAGAAATTATGTGAGACTATACCAGTAGAATATAGACATAAAGTTTATTGTATGCACATAGATAAAGATGAATTAATTAAAAATGCTAAAAATGAAGGTTTTAACGTAGTTGAATTGACATAAAACATAAATTTTAATTTAAAAAATATAAAATAAATAGTTGACATATGATTTGGAAGTGATGTATAATAATACCAAGGACAAGTTGTATGTCAATTTTTATAAGGAGGAAATTAAAAGTGGGATTTGGGATATATACAAGATTAAAAATAGAGAATAAATGGAAGTTTGCATTTGCATGTAGTTGTGGCCATAAATATAATACGAACGAAAGAATTATTCCATGCAGTAATTGTGGGAATGGACGATTTAAAAGAGTATATAATGGCATGATAAATGGCAATATTGAAGATGTTAATTTTAAAATAATAAAAGAGGATATAAGTGGTTTTGTAGCCACTAGATACTTAGATAATTATAAATATTCTAGTGATGATGATATTTCAATAGAGCATAAAAGTCAAACTGGAAATTACACTATGGTAGCTAATTTTAAAGATAACCAATTTTACTTTAAAGATGGTAAAGGAAACATTAACCCATTTACATCTCAAAGAGTTCAATATTTTTTAAAAAGAATAGATAATACCGATAGGTTTATATCTCAGTTTAGAACTAAATCAATTAAAGAATTGTTGGGTTCATTAGAAGTTTTATATAGAGGTAATAGTGGTTGGGGCAGATGGTCGTTTACTAGGGGACTAGAAAGATTTGTACTAAATTATAATAATGGAATGTCTGGATACCAAATATTAGCTAATTGTGGATTTGAGCGAAGCTTTTTAAGAGAGTGTATAAATAATAGAAATAGTTTAAATCTCAAAAAAACTAAACCTAATGAAATATTAGGGCTATCTAAAAGTTCTTTAAAAATATTAAGAGACTTAAAGTTAAAATATAGTCACATAGAACATTTAAGAAAATTAGATAATTTAGGTGGCGAGAAAATTAGATACATATATGAAAAAGTCCAAGAAGAATGTGGTTTATATAATGCATATGACTTCTTATATAAGTCGGAGGATTATATGTTGTTAATTGATAAATATAAATATGACAGCAAAAAACTTATAGATTATTTAACCAGAGAAGTAAAATTGCAACAAGGAATAGATAATCCAACCGAAGCATTGACTTTATTAAAAGATATAAATAAGATGTGTGAAGATATGGAAGTTAAAATCAATGAGAAGTATCCGAAGTCATTAAAGAAAGATCACGATATAGCAAGATTAAATTATAAGGTTAATTCAGATAGTATAACTGAAAGAAAGTTTGAAAAAGTAGTCAATAATGAATCATATAAAAAATTAAAATATAAGAACAATGAGTTTGTAGTGCTATTACCTAATAAGCCCTCAGATTTAATTAAAGAAGGTGATAGTTTAAGTCATTGTGTAAGCTCATATATAAAAGATGTTTGCGACGAAAGATGTGGGATTTATTTTGCAAGAAGGTTAGATAACCAAAATGAATCATTGCTAACAATAGAAGTTAGGAATAGCAAGATTGTTCAAGTCAGAGGCAAGTTTAATAGACACCCAACAGATGAAGAGAAGTGTTTTATAAATAGCTGGGCAATAAATAAAAATTTAAAAATAAATTATTAGGAGGAATTTGAAATGAATTTAGAAGTAGGTATGAAATTAGAATTAATAAAGGATTTAGATTGCGGAATAACGGTTATAGCAGCAGGTGAATTGTTTGAAATTAAATCAATATTAAACAAGGTATCTTTAATGAATCCTAGAATAGGCGTAGGGGTATTTGATGTAGAAGAAGTTAGGGAATATTTTAAAGAGCATGTAGAAGAAATTAAAACTGATGAGGATGTTAAAAGAATTATATATAGCGACAAAGTTACAGTAGTTATTTTAAATAGTGGGATTAAAGGGGTAGCTAAATGTTTGGAAAATGATACATATAACAAAGAAATCGGATATAGAGTTGCATATTTAAAGGCAAAAATAAAAGAATTTAATAAAGAATTAAAAAGATATTAGATAATAACGAGGAGGGAATTATGGAATTTTCAATAAGAAATATAGTCAAATTATTTTGCAAGCACGAGTATAAAAATGACAAATGTATCAAATGTGGTTATGTGAGATAGAGAAAAACATTAATAAAACGGAGGGCGTATTGTGATAAATAAACAACTATTAGAGAGCTTGTATCAAGAGAATTTAAAAGATGATTGCTTTGCAGATGAACCTAAAAGAATGTTTGAAAATGGAGTATTTAATCCGAACAATTGGAATGGTGGAGATGATCTGATTAGAAATTTCTTTGAAGATTTATATGAAGAAAGTATCGACAACACATACATAATAGAAGAAGATGATGGGTGGACTTCAAAATCAGTAATTTGCCATGTAGATTATTTAGACGACCAGAATCATGCAATTATAAATGTGAATGGTGATTTATATTATTTCGAGTGGTATAAGAATAGAGGTTGCACGGAAATAGCTAAACTCAACAGCAAGGACATGACGGAAGATGAATATATAGAGTTATTAAACATTTTAGAGAAGACAGGATATAGATTTACAAGGTAGTGAATAATTTAAAATAAAAGTTTAATGAGTTAACTATGGTTAACTTGTAAACGTTGGTTAACTTAACAATAAATTAAATGAGGTGTGATAATGGGCAGAAGTAAAAGTATAACATGGAATGATTTAAGCAGATACAAGAAGCTACCAAATAGAAAGAAAGCCATATTAACAAATGAATTTCTAACCACGTTTAAAGATGAATTGATTGATATTTTTGCCAAAAACGGAGACGATAGAGATTTATCTAAAGAAACATATTGGAGCTTTTATTCTTATGTAGAAGAGTCATATGGATTTGATAAGGCTCTAAAAAATGCTTGTAAAAAGCACAATCTAATGAAAGCAATCTATGAATATAATAAAAACATGAAGTGGTATGAGTCGGATATATTTACTGGAGATATAACTCTTTTAATGGTAGAAAGAGGAATAATTAAAGAAGGTGAAATGCCAGATAGCAATTTTGAATTAGAGGAAATAAAAAATGATATATCAGAATATAAGATAGTGGAATATAAAAAAGGTTACAATGTGGTGGAATATGATTGGTGTTTTAAAGATGATATTGATTATATAGAGGGTTTGTACAAAGATACTAAAAGGGAATTGGTATGGTTAACGAGGTGAAATAATGAATAATATTACTTTAGATAATTTAAATAATAAGGTGGGTGAATAAAAATGGATAACGAGTATGTGTATTGCACGGATTGTGTTTATTTTAGATTAGATGATGAATTTATACCATATTGTCTATTTGAAGATGAATGTGACATTGAAGATTGTGAAGATAGTAGACATATAACTGAAAGACCAAAATATAAAAATAAATTAAATATGATAAAAGGAACAAGTTGTTAAAAGTGTGATTTTAAAGTAAAAAATAAAATATAAAGGAGTATAAAAATATGAGATATCATTTATGTTGCAATCAAAATTTACATTGCTGGGAGATTAGAGACAGTAAGGAAGAAATTATATTTAGTGGAAGATTGGCTGAAGTCAATGAATATGCAAAAATACATAGTTTAGAACTTAGATAATAATAAATTAAAATTATAAAAAAGGAGGTGGTTGAATGAATAGTTATAATCTAAAAGCAATACAAGATACTTTAAATAATATTCATCCCAAACAGATAATAAATAAAGTTGGGAATCTAAAATTTAGTTTGTTTGAAGTTAATTATGAATATACAACAAATAGGAATAATAAAAAATACGGGAAAAGTATTTCTTTATAAACACATTTAATCCGTAACATGATTTAGAAACCGAGCTAAATCAATGGATTACAGATTATAACAACGAAAATGAACATAGACAAATTTCAAATGTTAAGGGGAATGCTAAGTGAATATAAATGAAATGTTAGATGAAGGGTTAATACCACAAAATTTGGAGATATATAATAGCTTTATGACTACATACAAAAAGTTTGAAGATTGTAACAATATACTTTGTTCAGTATCTGGTGGAAGTGATAGTGACGTAATGGTAGATTTGTTTTGTAGATTTGCTAAAGATAAAGTTACATTTGTTTTCTTTGATACAGGGTTAGAATATAAAGCGACTAAAGAGCATTTAAAATACTTAGAAAATAAATATGATATAGAAATAGTAAGAATTAGAGGAGTTAAACCTATTCCAATAACCTGTAGAGATGATGGACAACCATTTTTATCTAAGCAAGTTAGTGAATTTATAAGTAGGTTACAAAGACATAACTTTAAATGGGAAGATAGAGCATATGATGAATTAATAAAAGAATATCCTAAATGTTCATCAGCTTTAAAATGGTGGTGCGATGACAAAGGTGAGGGCAGTATGTTCTCAATTAGGAGAAACAAATGGTTAAAAGAATTTATGATTGCCAATCCTCCGGATTTTAAAATATCCAATAAATGCTGTAAATATTCAAAAAAAGATCCAGTTAAATACTTTATGAAAGAAAACGATTTTGATTTAAATTGTTACGGTGTTAGAAAAGCAGAAGGTGGAGTAAGAGCTAGTGCTTATAAGAATTGTTTTACTGATAATTCTACAAAAGACAACAAAATAGATGAATACAGGCCTATATTTTGGTATAAGGATGATACTAAAAAGGTTTATGAAGAGTTTTTTAATGTAATACATAGTAAATGCTACACTGAATATGGGCTTAAAAGAACGGGTTGTGCTGGCTGTAGTTATGGTCGTAATTTTGAAGAAGAATTGAAAATACTAAAAGAGCATGAACCTAATTTGTATAAAGCTGTAAATAATATATTCGGTAAATCATATGAGTATACTAGAAGGTATAGAGAGTTTTGTAAAGAAATGAATGATAACTCTAAGAATTAATGATATAATATATTAGAGGTGATTATATGGATAAAATAATACAAAGAACACTAGAAGCTATTAAAGAAGTTAGGCTTAGTGGTGTTACCAATATGTTTGATAAGAGAAGGGTACTGGAAGAAATAATGAAAAATAATTCTATTGATATAGCTAATTTTATAAAAGAACATGAAGATGAATATTTGTTTTTATTGGAGCTGTCAGGGAGGTTATAATGCTTCTTTGACAAAACAATTTAAATCAACGGGATGTGAACTTTTTAAATAAAATATAACAAAAATAGTTGACAAGCAATTATACATATAGTAATATAATAGTGAGGGGAGGATAAAAATTCCAAACCTCACATAAAAGAATGGTGGGTGAGAGAAATGAATTCAAATAAAACTTGGTCAGAAGAAGATGATATTTATTTAGAAGCTATGTGGGGAAGTTTAAGGCTTGTTACAATATCTAAAAATCTCAAAAGAAGCATTAGATCAATAGAACACAGAGCTTCACATTTACAACTTGGTGGGATGTACAAAGAAAGCAAATTTTTAATGGCATCTCAAGTTGCAGAGATAATTGGAATACATAGAAGTACGGTTTGTAAATGGATAAAGAATTACGGTTTAAAAGCTAAAAAAGTTAAATTAAAGTATCAAGCTAAATATAGGATAACCTATGATGATTTAATGGATTGGCTAGAAAACAATCAAGATAAATGGCATAGTGGAAAATTAGAAGAATATTCTCTAGGTGAAGAACCAGAATGGCTAATATCAAAAAGAAAAAGCGATTCAAAGAAGAAAGTTAAAAGATCTACTTATTCAAAAGAAGAAGATGATAAGATATTAAATCTTTACATGAAAGGATATTCTGATTTAGAAATAGCAGTTGAAACTGGGACAAGCGTTGATAGAGTTAAAAGAAGAATAAAATATATGAGAGATACGGGGATTAAAGTACCATATAGATATGCTGGAAGACAAATAAAGGTAGCATAAATAAATCAAAGCGAGGTTAATTATGATAATTGCTAAATGGAATGAATACGATTATGAAGAAGACAAGTTAGTAAAAACATATGAAGAAGTATTTGAATCGCCTAGAGATTTAGTTGCAGGGATTATAAAGCTATATTTTTCCACGGGGGATGATTATGATAGTGCCATCTACAAAGGGGTTGAATTAGATCTAGGAAATAACAACATGAATAGATTTGAGCTGGAAACTCATATTAGACAGCAAATAAAAGAAATAGACAAAATATAAAATAAAAGGTTAATTTTAAAGTAATAATTTGAAATTATTGTTCATAAGTGAAAGGAGAATTTATGGGGAAAGCAGATAGATATGTAGAAAAGTACAGATGTCAAAATAGTCAACTTAATCCTTTTAAAAACAGAAAAAGGTATGACTTTATAGAAATGATTGAGCATAGCAAAAATCAAAATAAATTTGTAAATAAAATTATAAACAAGAAATTAAAGTAGTGAACAATTCAAAAATATTGTGATAAAAAGTTGATTTTAGAGTAAAAGGGAGCGATTAGTATGCCAACAGGATATACAGCAGCCGTTCAAAGCGGTGAAGTTACAGAATTAAAAGATTATATTTTAAAATGTGCTAGAAATTTTGGGGCTTGTATGCACATGAGAGATGATTCGTTGAATAAGAATCCTCAACATAGACAACCGAGTGATTACCACTTAAAACAACTGGAAAAAGCAAATGAGGAATTAAAAAAATATCAACAAATAACAGATGAAGAAATTCAAACTACTATAGATGAATATATTATAAGGGAAAATAAATACAGAGAAGATTATATAAACACTAAGAAGAAAGATAAAATAAAATATGAGGTGATGTTGGAAAAAGTTAACGCATGGCAACCACCTACAAAAGATCATACTAAGCTAAAGGAATTTGCAATAGAACAATTGGAGAGTAGTATAAAGTTTGATTGTCAAGTCTCAGCATATGAATATGAAGTGATAGATATTCCTACTGTGGATGAGTACAGAAGTATTAGAATTGAAGGGGCTTTAAAAGACATTAAATATCATACAGAACGTTATCAAGAAGAATTAAAAAGATGTAGGGAAGTCAATACATGGATTGATAATTTGATAGAAAGTTTAAATTAAAATAAAAAGGAGAGAGTAAGATGAATCAATTAAAAATTAGAATAAGCAAGTTATTAGTTAAAAAGGAAAACTTAGAAGGTAGACAAGATAGGTTATTTAAATTATTACAAATTAAACCAGATGAAAAGTCAATTATAGATGAGATTAGATTAATACATAGAGTGTTACAAGAAGTAAATATAGAGATAGATCAACTAGAAAAGGAATTAAAGGCAGCATAACGATTGAATAAAATGCTTCTTTTAAAATAAAAAATGAAATAAATGGAGGATGTATGGATAACTTTATAGAGTATTTTGGGGATTACGTCAAGGTTAGAGAAGCTACTAAACAGGGTTATGCAATTGCTAGAGAGGGGGATTCTATTAACTTAGAACAACCTAATAGTAAAACAAGACGTGGTAGGGTTGGACATCAAATAGCTAATACATTAACAACAAGTTGTAATCAAGGAGTAGTTGAAAATAAGTTAAATAACAAAGGAGTAGATAACATGTGGACTAATAATTTAGAGAGATTAAATTTTAAAATGGATAAAATTAGGTGTACCAGTTGAAATTGTAGGTTCAAGTGAAATAGATGTAGATGCAGTAATAGATTATGCGGCAATACATATAGATAACTTTAAAGAGATAGAGTTTAGTTATCCTTCAGAGGAAGAAATGAGAGATTGGCTATTATCTAGGAATATAGGCTATAGTTTTGAAAAGGGAAAATCCTCAATTTGTAGGCTTAAAAAAGATAAGCTATATAAGTTATATAAAGCAAGCGTATTATTAAATAATTTAGGAGATATAAGTAAAATAGATTGCAGTAATATGATGGATTTTGATTTATTTAATTTTTCATTCAGTTGCACAGATCTTTCAAACGCTGGCAAACAAAGAGGGATGAGGAATGAAGATGGAACTCCTACAAGAAGTGGATTGTATGTTTATGGTATAGATATTATAAGAAAGAAAACCCCAAAATACATAATGATAGAAAATGTAAAAGGTTTGATTCAAAAGAAGTTTATAGATGATTTCTATGATATAATAGATGAATTAACGGAAATAGGTTATAATTGTTACTATCCAACTAAAGAAGATAAAAAGGGGCGACAAATTCCTAGATGTCTTAATAGTAAAGACTTTGGGATAGCACAAAATCGTGAACGTATATTTGTCATATGTATTAGAAAGGACATAGATGATTACGGAATGGAATTTCCACAAGGGTTTGATAGTGGTTTAAGATTAAGAGATTTCTTAGAGATTAATGTTGACGAAAAATACTACCTGTCACAAGAAATACAAGATAGATTTAAGTTAAATAGAATATCACATAAATTGGGTAGTGGACAAAGGGATAAGGACGAAGGGATTAATAGTAGTAATGCACCTAAATGTGTAGTAGAACATAAAATAAATATAATAGGTAATATAAACTCTTCTCAGGACGGATTGATTCATGACAAAGAAGGTATATGTCAATGTTTAAGTGCTGGGCATGGAAATAGTCCCAAGATATTAGACATATCTAATGGTGCAATAAGAGGACGATACAATGGCGAAGGGATAGTGCAGCAACAATTAGAATTAAGAAACGATGGAAATTCAAATACTATAACTACGGTAGAAAAAGACAATGTAATTTTAGAAAATCAATTTAGAATTAGAAAGTTAACGACCAAAGAGTGTTTTAGATTACAAGGGTTTGACGATGAATGCCATGATAAATGCAAAGAAATAGGGACTTCTGATAGCCAATTATATAAACAAGCCGGAAATTCTATAACGGTTAATGTATTATATTACATATTTAAAAATTTATTTAAAGAATACATAGTAGAATAAAATTAACATTTTAAAAAGAAAATAAAATAAATGGTTGACAAAATAGGGAGTAAATGGTAAAATTAAAAATGTAGACAAGTAGAAATGTTTTAAAATAAAAGGAGGAATTTAAGTGAATAACAGGGAGAATGGGAATATGACAGAATTAATCAAACAATCAATAAAGGAATTTGCATTAAACGAAGGTTTAACAATTAAAAAGACTTTGGAAAGAGTTTTGGATTCAAAAGATAAAGAATTAATAAAAGCACTTGGAGATGAAGGAAATTTTATAGAAAATCTAAATAAAATATTACAAACTATCTGCAAAGATGAATTACTATACAATAAAGAACGTATATTAAATAAATATGAAACTGATGAGTTTAAAGAACTAATGGAAAATTTAAGTAATAAATGTATTTATGGAACAAGTAATGATGTAGCAAAAATTAAAAGCATCCCAAATATAACAATAGAAAATGATTTAGGTAAAAAGCTAAGAATAGAAACTGCCAGCGATGTAATAAAAATAGGGAATGGTATATTATTTACAGATGTATTTGATTGGGATATAAAAAGTATGTTTGAGGGAGCTAGAAATGTTAGGATAACATTAGAGCATGGCATTTATAATATAAATTCAGAAATGTCAGGCATGCAATTATCTAAGTTTGAAGTCAATTATTATGACAAAAGAGAGTGTTATGTAAGAGATGATATGTTTAAAGATAGAAAAAATACATATATACTTTATGATAGTCTAGGTGCTAATAAAATATTGTTAGAGGAATATAGATCAATGAATAATTAAAATATAACAAACTAAAGATAAAGCTCGAAGTTGGGCAATAAAGGTAGCTTCGGTAAAAACGAAGTAAAGGCTAGGTTTGGAAGCCTAAGACATGTATTTTTAAAATTGAATATATGCTTAAAATGACTATATATCTAGGTTTTAAGTGATACATAGTAGAGGTATACTAGATATTATAGGATAATCAAACTGGATCAATATATAATCCACTTATACCATTAGTAGAGATATACTAGATATAAATATAAAATAGGAGAGAATAAATAATGAGTAATGATGCAAAATTAGATAGATTATATAAAATTAATATAAATAAAAATAATAAAGGATATGAAGTATGTGAAAGATTTGGCAAGCTGGCAAAAGATTTGTACAATTTTACAAATTATAAAATAAGGCAAGTATACTTAATTAGCAAAAAAATAAACGATGGAATGGATGTATCTGAAGAAATGATGGATATATACAATGAGATAATTAAAGATATAGAGCATTTTAATGACAATACATCAACTAATAAAATTAAGTTTGAAAACAAATGGGGTGGAATGTATATTGGAGGGGGAGGGGGTAAGTCTCCATTAAGTAGTTGGTTAAAAGATACCGAACAGTACAAATCTCTTCCAGCAACAGCCAGTTCGGAAATAGTGGGACAAGTATCAAATGCATGGGTTGGATACTTTGAAAGTTTAAAATCATACGCTAAAGATAAAAGTAAATTCTTGGGAAGACCTAAACCTCCAAAATATAAAGATAAAAATGGATCTAGTGTTTTTGTAATAGATAAGAATGCCACCACCATAAAAGAAGGAAGCATAAGTTTCAAAAAAGCTAGAAAGGGATTAAGAAGTTTTGAGGATTTTAATAAATGTGAAATCAAAATACCACTACCTGATTGGGATAGGCGTAAAGCAAAAGACGGGAATTTGACCTATATAAGAGTAGTCCCTAAAAATAGTTCATACACAATGGAGATATTGTATAAAATTAATAAAGTCGAATTAAAAGAATCTAAAAACAGAAGTATAGCTATAGATATAGGAATTCCTAGATTAGCCTCCGTAGTAAATAATATAGGAGAAGAACCGTTTTGTATTAATGGGAATCCTTTAAAGGCAATAAATAATTTTTGGAATAAAGAGGTCGCAGAATATAAAAGTGTTTTAATGAAGACTAATGGATTATATTCTAGTAAAAAGTATTTGCAGATGTGTGATAAGAGAAATAATAGAATAGAAACTTATCTTCATCAATCAGCAGCGTATATAATTAATTGGTGTGTAAAACATGATATAGACACTATTGTAATAGGCAAGAATGAGGGATGGAAACAAAAAGTTGATATAGGAAGATCTACTCAGACATTTATTCAAATACCATTCGCTAAATTTATAGAGAAAATAAATTATAGAGCCGAAGGATTGGGAATTAAAGTTGTGTTACAAGAAGAAAGTTACACAAGTAAATCTAGTTTTATAGATGGGGATTATATTCCTACATATAGTAAGGATGGTAAATGCGAGTTTAGTGGTAAAAGGACGAAGAGAGGGTTATATAAATCTAAGGAAGGTTTGGAAATTCACGCAGATCTAAACGGAGCTTATAACATATTGAGAAAATATGATGATAAATTTAAATATAGTGAAGATTGTATTCTTCACCCATACATAATTGAACCAAATAGGAGTGTAGCTTAGAAGGTTACACTATAAAAGTAGCCTTAGTAAAAATAAGGTAAAGGGCAGGTTTTTAGTCCTTTGTTTGATACTTTTTTATAAAGAAAGCAATCATAAACCCTTTAAAATCCTAGGTTGTAGGATGTCATACTGTAATTTAACTGTAAATGATAGGGAACTAAAACCGGGACAAGTAATGCAACAGAAGGAATAGACTGTAATTTAACTGTAAATGATAGGGAACTAAAACCCAACTAAAGTAGTCGTATTTTTCTAGTTCACTGTAGTTTAACTGTAAAAAAGTAAATAAAATGAGAATTTTAAATAAATAAAATATAACAAAAAGAGTTGACAAAGTAAAAGGAATATATTACAATAAGTATATAAGGTTAAGGAATAAACCTTTAAATATAAAATACAATAATGAAAGGTGGTGATGATATGCTGGTGAATAATTAATACATAATATCAAGATCAAGAATTTATTAACAAATAAACCTATTCACAAATTATTAACGGTTAGCTGTTGCAGCTAACTCAAGGATATTAAATTAGTATTTTTGAATTAACTGCAAAGGTAGACATAATAAAAATATAAAATAAAGAGGTGTTGAAATGGGTAAAACAGTTTATGAATTATTTATGGAAATGGCAGCATTGGAAAGCAAAATTAACAAATTAACTGAAGAGTTAGGACAAGCAAAAGATAAAGCAACGGAATCAAGAATATCTATTGAAATTGATAGATTATATGCTGAATTTTTAAAGAACAAGCATCAAATGGAAAGAATAGAAGTAACAATTTAGGTAATACATATGAGATGTAAGAAGTGTGGAAAAGAAATGAGAATAATAACTTATGAAGATAGCTGTACTTATGAATACTACCAGTACAAATGCAGCTGTGGAGTTGAATGTGGTGCAAGCATAGGAGTAAATGATAGTTTTATAGAATGGGTGGAGGAATAGAATATGGAATGGTTTGAAAGTTACGATATAAATGAGTTTAAGGAGTTTTGCAAAAAGAGAAATATTCCTGATAATTTTGTTAACTTTTTAGTATGGAAAGATAAATATATGAACAAATAATACTTTAGATTATATATCGAAATATTTAACAGAAATTATTATGGTGAAAGAGAGATAGTTAATAGATGGATAATTATGAAAGAATGTTGGAACTGATGGATAAAGAAGAATGCAAAGAGTTACTTAACTGTGTGTTACAAGACGCAGTAGAGCATACAGGATTTAGAATATTAACAAACGAGAATGTAGAATTTACAAAAGAAGACTTAGATGATATAGAATATTATCAAAGTGGGTTTAGGTTTATTCAAAATTTGTTAAAACTTCACAAAGATGAGAGGAGGAATCAGAATGGATAAATATTGTTGGTGTATAACAACTACGGATGGCAAAAACCATATAGTTGAAACAGAGGACTCTAATGTTAATAAATTTTTAGAAAATGCCTACAAACCTAACGTGGTAAATACATACAAATTAAAAACTCCACATATCGTAAATGGATTAGAGTTTAATACGATTGCTATATCGAGAGATAAAATAACATCAATTTCATATAGTTGCAAGTATTAGAAAATAATTTTATATTGCGATAAATCTTAGATTTTAAAAAGAAGGAATGCACCAATATGGATCTATTAGATAAAATAGACAAGGGTAGTTATTTAGATATTAACGATGAAGAATTTATGAATCTTTTACGGATAGATAACAAAGAAGGTGTATTTGACAAAGATATCAGAAAAGGCGTATTGCTGGTATTTGCAAATGAATACCTTAAAAACAACTCATTAAAATCTTTTATAAAAATACTTGTTGATTGTATTCCAATGGGATATATAGCAAGAGTAATAATTAAACTAAGAAATATTAGATAAGGTTTTGTGCTAAGAATATAAATGAAAATATAATAAAAGGAGATTAAAAGTATGGGTGAAATTAAAATTGCACCTTCAATAATTGCAGAAAAGGGAATTGAAAAGAAGGTTGATATTTATTTAGAAGATAATGGAAATGAAGAGTTCGAAACACTGTCTGATCTATTAGAACAATTAAATTCAGATATTAAATACGCTGAAAACGAAGGGTATAAAGATAAGTTGATGAATACTCCAATAACATTACAATTAAGCGATATTCATGGGCAAATTATAGAAGGCAGAATGACTATATCTGTTGGAGAAGTTATTGGTGGTAATATAATCCTTACTGGAAATGTAGAAGGTGTTTATTTCTTAAAAGATAATAATAAGTAAATAAAAGACTTGTTTTAAAGCAATAAATTAAAGAGGTGATTAAAATAGATTTAAGTATTGATGAATGGTTAAAATTTATGAATTATTGGTTAGAAATAGGTAGCGAAAAAGGTTATGTTGTTTACGATGTTGAAAAATGGGAACAAGAGGAGTCTTATGAAGTGATTAGAGGATTTAATAAGTCAGATGTTTTTATGGATGCTGTATGGTTTGACAAAATAAAGATTAATTAAAGGAGTACAAATATGAGGGTTAAAGTAGAGAAATGGATTATTGATGATTATATACCATCATATAAAGTAAGGGAAATATATAAATGTTGCGATGATATAATCGAAAGTAAATGTGTGGATCTTATTTATGCCTATGATAATGCGGATGATTCAGATTATTCATTTAAATTAATTGACAGAAACTATGATGACGATATAGGTGATTATTATGAATACGAAGATATAAAATTTTGCCCATTCTGTGGAGCTTATATTAAAATTGATATTGAAGAAGTTGTTGATAAAACAGAAGAGTTTAATAACTTACTTGAATTAAAACAAGAATTATCTACCAAGATAAGAAATACGGATAGCAAGAAATTAAGTTATAAATTAGAGAATGAGTTAAGATCTGTTAGAGATAAAATTAATTCATACCCTTATAATGATGGTAAATTAAAATAATAAAGGAGGAAATATAAATGAGTAAAGATATAAGAAGTTTAATAATATTTATTTTAGCATATTTGAGCAGCAATGCTATAAAGGTAAGTTCTTCTCCAAATAATTTATTAGTCAACGAATTAATAAAGATTGGAGCATGCGGAATAATTACATGTGGGACATTAGGTATTATAGAATTTATAGTAAATAAGTTTAAAAATAAGGAGGAAATATAAATGGGATATTGTATAGAAGTGAAAACAGAAAACTTTTCATTTGATGTAAGTAAAGCAGATGAGTTAATGAATTCAGTAAAAAGAGAATTTAAAGAAGGAAATATCGATAGCAGATGGATATATGCAGAAGAAGTAATTAATTCCGAAACAATAGAAGATATGTTTGGCGAATTAAGGTTTGAATTATATAAAGACGGAGATAAATACAGGATAGATTATTTTAGTGGTGAAAAGCTAGACGGCTGTGAAGAAGAGTTATTTAGATCTATGGCTAAATATATTGACAACGGTTATTTAGAGTATATAGGTGAAGATGGTGAAAAGTGGAGATACATATTTAAGAATGGCGAATGTAAAGAGGTTTATCCTAAAATAGTGGGGGAGGCATAATGAAGAGTAAAATATTAGCATTAATAAGTATATTATTAATAAATGCAACAATAGGTGGATGGTCAATAAATGAAATATTATCATGGTTTGAAAAAGATATACCTTTTATGGCTGATACTATTTTAGGATTAATTGCAGGATCTATTTCTATCCCAGTAGCAATTGTAGGATGGATATTAAGAATTTGTGGAGTATTTTAATCGATTCTGTTAAAAAAATAAAATAAAAGTTTTTCTACAGGTTAAGGAATACTAGATTAAATTATTCTAAAATTTCAAAATCTGTAGAAATCGATATAAGGAGATAATTATGAGGATAGTAATTAAAGATAAACCTAGATATGGAGAGTGTAGAGTGGTAGATAAATTCTTAATGATTCCACGGGTGTTGATAAATCCAAAAGGCGATAAAGAGTTCAGGTGGTTAGAGAAATCTAGGATCAAGCAACGTTATGGATTTGGGTTTTTAGATATGGACATGTGGATTAGTGAAAAATGGGAAGAAAATTAAAATAATAATTTAACAAAATATAAAATAAATAGTTGACATGATTGGAAATAAGTAGTACAATAGTATATGTAAGGTAGTTAAAACTTTATAACAGAAAATGAAATAAATAATCCGAATGAGAAGTAGGATAAAAGAGGAGAAATGATATATGGCAAATTTTGAACAAACTAAGGGATATTTAAATCTAAGAGGAGTTGTGTATGGTATAGACAACAAAGAACCATTTGAAAGTGAATACAAAAAGTCATTAAATTTTAGAATTAAAACATCAAAGGAAAACACATTATTTGTACAAGCTGGTGGTTGGAAATCAAGTTCGTTAAATGTAAAACTAAAAGGTGAAGGAATGGAAGAAGTGGTAGATATCCCAGAATCAGATGTGGCGGATGAAATAGCAGCATTCTTTAAAGACGGAGATTCAGTATTTTTACAAGCTAGAGCGGACATAAATACATATTCAAATAGAGTGGATTACACAGTATCTAAAATGTATATATTAGATAAAGAACTAGATTTTGAAGCTGAAGATTTTGAGGAAGTAAATGAATTAAATATTCCAGCCATAATAACAGATCTTCCTAAAGATAGAATTCAAAAAATATTATTTGCAACATATAAAGGTGAAACATTAGAGCAAGATTTAGAAGTAAATGATGATGATGTACTTGAATTTTTAAATGAAAATGTTAATGCAGGTGATTTAGTACCGTTCACACTAAGAGTTGGGAACGAACCTATATATGAAATTGTAGAAGCTGAAGATGATAAGAAGGAAGAAAAACCTAGAACTACATTAAAAGGTAAAAAAGTAGGCGGATCAAAGAAAGGAAAGAAAAAGATAACTGGAAATAAGAGCTTTGTAGAAATAGTTGATATTGATACTGAGAAGATCGTAAAGGGAAAATACAATGCGCAAGACTTACCAGTAAAAGTAGAAGAAGGCGAAGATTTACCATTCTAATATATAATAAGAGTTTGCTAGTATCTCTAAAAACTAGCGAAATATAAAATAAAGAGGGGTAATACATATATGGAAAATTTAACAGTTGAGCAAATAAGGGAAATGAATATATATGAGAAGGTTCAGAATTGTAGGGTTATGATGCAAGAAGAAGGAATAAAGAAACAAGGTAAGAATACTTTTGCTAAATATGATTACTATAAATTAGCTGACTTAAATGCAACAATGAATAAGGCTTTAAATAAGTTTAGGTTATGCACTAAATTTGAAGTTTCTCAACAAATAGCAATGCTTACAATAGTAGACGTTGACCACCCTGAACAAGAAATGTTTTTTAGTATGCCTTTTATAGACGCTGAAATGGCAAAAGTTACAAAGATTCAAAATTGGGGAAGTTCTGTTAGCTATCTTCAAAGATATTTAATATTAGAAGCGTTCCAAATAGGAGAATGTGAAATTGATGTTGATAGCACTGAAGCATCTGAAAATAGAGCAAAGGATTCTAAGAAGAAAGATAAAGCTAAACAAGAACCTAAAGTTGATCCCGAAACTGGAGAAATAATAGAAACTTTAGAAAGCGTAAAAAAGGAAGTAACTGATTTATGCAAATCATTATCAGATGATGGGAAAAGACCTGAAGTAAATAAAATAGTATCAAGCTTAAACCCTAATAAGAGACCTAACCCTGCAAGTATTACAGATATAGAGATATTAAAACAAATTAGAGTTGAATTAAACAATTTATAATTAGAGGGGGATTAATTTCCCCTTTTTCTATAGGAGGCAATATGTTTGAGAATCAAAAGTATGTAAGATTAAATGATTTTAAATTGTTTTATATAACAGAATCACCTGTAAGTTTCATAGAAGGTAATCCTACTTTGAGGTGTTTAGTTTTGTCTAGCAAAGATGAATATATAGAGGTTCATCATGAACCTTTGAATAATAAAGAAGACATTACTTTTTCTGATTTTTATAAAAACTTTAAGAAGGTGATTTAAAGTGAAGTGCGGAAGTAGTTGCTGCAAACTAGGTGGTGAAGTATCTAAAGATGAAGCAATTAAAGTTGGGGCTAGGTATTGGCACAAAGAATGTTTGCATGAAAAAGAAGTTAAACAAGAAATAGAAAAGTATTGGTTAGAGAATATAAATAAAGGAACTGTAATTCAATTACTTAGAAAAGCGATCAAAGATTTATGTTTTTTATATGAAGCAGATTACATTTATTATTTATTAACTTCTGTTAAAGGGAAAGGAATAAATCTAAGCTATCCTATGGGATTAAAAAAGATTGCTGATGACAATAGGTTTAAAGATGAATGGAACAAAATAAGGATAAAAGAGATTTATAACAAAAACAAAACAGCGGATTTTAAAACAAGTGAAGATGTTGTATTTGTTTACAAAAAGAATAATAAAAGAATAACTGATTTAATTTAATTAATTGGAGGATTTATGAAGGTTAATGATATAAAATCTTTTGAAAGAAGAAATAAGATAGAACTCCCAAAAGATGAAAACATCGAAAAAAGTATGATAGGAACATTACTTATTCATCCTGAGTTTATATTAAAATTTGAATATGTTAAGCCAAAATTCTTTTACAATAGAGGTTTAGGGTGTATATATCATGTTATAAACAGCTTATATAATGAATCTATCGTGGAAATAGATAATTTTTTAATTGCTAACGAGATAGAGGGTAATAAGAATTTTAAAGAAGTGTTTGAAAATAGCGGCATAAAAGATATAGATAAACACATAGAGGAATTAAGATTATTAGGAAGATCTACAATAGAAGAATATGAATATATGTGTAAAAAGGTCACTACTATGGCTTTTAAACGAGAAAGTTTTATAAAACTAAATGAAATCTCCAAAGATATACTAAGCACTGATGAAGATATAAACAATATAAATTACAATTTACAGCAGTCTGTAGCTAATTTTTCAAAAATATACATAAGTAATGATGAGATTAAGTCGTTAGGAGAGCAAGCTGATAGCATATGGGAAGGAATTATAAGTAAAAGGAATAGTGGCTTCTTTGGTTTGCCTAGTAAGTTTGAAGAGTTGAATAAATATCTAACATATGAAAAAACAGAGTTAGTTTTAATATCAGCTCCTAAAAAAACAGGAAAATCAAATATATTATCTAATGAGGCATGGCATAAAGCGATAAACGGCGTTCCTACTTTGTATATTGATAGAGAAATGAGTACCGAAAATCATATGCTTAGAATGTTAGCTTTCTTGAGCGGTATAGAAAATAGAAGATTGAAAAGTGGAGAATTGTCGGTAAAAGAAGAGATGCTAGTTAGAGAAAAGTTAAAATTAATAAAAACATTACCTTTTTATCATACATATGAACCTTTGGCTAACTTAAATGAATTATATATGAAGACAAAATCGTTGCAATTAAAACATGGTGTTGAATTCTTAGTATACGATTATGTAAAAGCAAATCAAGGTGGAGATTCAGACAAAGAGTATCAAGTGTTAGGACGCCAGACAGATTGGTTGAAAAATGAAATTGCAGGTTCTTTAAACTTAGCATGTCTAGGCTCTGCACAAATGGATGACTCAGGTAAGAAAGTCGCAGATTCTCAAAAGATAGAAAGAAACTGTTCTAGTTCTATACATGTAGTTAGAAAAACTATGGAAGAGATAGCTATAGATGGGAGAGATAGTGGAAATCTAAAAATGATGGTTAAATTTAATCGTAATGGGGCTATGACTGAAGAAGATGAATATATAAATTTATATCTAAATGGAAATATAGCAACCGTAAGTCAGGCAAAAAATCCATTTACTTGCACAGGAGACGGTGCTTATTAGAAAGGGAATTTATGAATAAAGATGAATTAAAAGTGTATTTATCAGAAAATAAAACATTGATAATGGAAGTGCTTGAAGATTTAGGGTTTAGATCTATAAAATCAGTTGGGGATAGATATATAGTTTGTGGATTCCCCAATAAAAGAAGAAAAGACGGTATTAATGTAAGGCTAAATCCTAATTTAACTGTAAAGATATGGAGTGAGAATACAAATATAAAAGATTTCTACGATTTAGTAAAAGAAACTTTAAAGTGTGATTTCCCTACATCTTTAAATTATATAGCAAATATAGTTGGGATTAAATTAACAAATAGCAAAAACAGAAAGATAGACTTATTTAAAATAAAACCAAAAAGAGAAAAAAAGAAATATGAAAGAGCTGTAAATAAAGCATTAAGATATAAAACAGAAGATAGATTTATAAGAGAAGATTGTGAATTATTTTTAATAGATGGAATTGATAGTAAAACACAAGAGTTATTTGAAGTCTCATTTGACTCTTGTGATGGAAGAATAGTGTTTCCTATTAAAGATTATGAGGGGAATATTTTAACATTTAAAGGAAGAACTATTGTTGAGAATTACGATTCAAAAGGTATAGCTAAGTATTTATACTACAATAGTTTTGATGGTAGAAAATATCTTTATGGGTATTTTGAAAATTTTTGGTATATTGATGAAGCTGAAGATGTGATAATTCCAGAAGCAGAAAAAGGGGTTCAGCAATTATGTAGCATGAAAATAAGAAATGCTGTATCAACTTCTAAAAAGTGTATATCATGGGAGCAAAGAGAGGAGTTAATATTGCTCGGCAAATCAATAACTATAGCATTTGACAAAGATGTTTCTTACGAAGAAATCATATCGGAATGTAAGAAATTTGATAATAGAATAGAAGTTTATTACATATGGGATAAGGATAACTTATTAAAAGGGAAGGAGAGTCCTATGGACAAAGGGATTGAAGTTTTTAATTTATTATATACAAAATATAGATTTAAATATGAGGGGTGATTTTTTGAAAATAAAATTAATAGGAGAAAATGATATTTACAATCCAATAGAACAGGTATTAAAAAATAGAGGAATAACTTACGAAGAATTAAACCCAACAGAAGAAGTAGTTGAAGATTATATGAATTATGACAATATGCAAGAAGGTGTAGAATTGTTATTAAAACATATAGATAATAAGAGTAAAATTTGTGTATTAGAAGATTCAGATGTTGACGGTGTTACATCCGCAGGAATGCTAATTGATTATTTAAGAAGTGAATTTGATGCAAATATAGTTTATAGATTCCATCAAGGCAAGCAACATGGATTATCTGACAATAGATTTATTGTAGACGATGATATAGATTTAATAATAATTCCTGATGCTGGAACTAATGATGTTCAAGAAATAAAAGAATTATATGATAGAGGTATAGAAGTTTTAGTTATAGATCATCACGAAAGGGAAGTTATTAGTCCTCATGGTGTGATAATAAATAATCAAACAAGTGATAAAGTTAAAAATAAAAACTTATCAGGCGTAGGTGTTGTATATCATTTTTTAAGAGCTTTATCTGATTATGCTTACACAAAAAATCCAGATGAATACTTAGATTTAGTAGCGTTAGGGAATATAGCAGATGTAATGAATATGAAAGAAGCTGAAACTAGATATTTGACAAAGCGAGGGTTAAGTCAAATAAATAATATGTTTTTTAAATCTTTAATCAAAGAGAAAGAATATGATTTAGATGGAAAGATAAACATAAAATCCATAGGATGGACTATATCGCCTTTAATAAATGGAATGATAAGATCGGGGACTTTAGCTGAAAAAAGAGAGTTATACTCTACTACTTTTTCTAATAATTTAGAATTGTGTGAGAAAGTAGCAAAGATGTGTAAAAATGCGAAGCAAAGACAAGATAGTGCCGTAAAGTCGGCTATGAAAAAGATAGAAAGTTCTATAAGTATAACAAATGAGGATAGAGTAATAATAGCTGATAGTTTGGGCGCAAATAAATCGTTCACTGGTTTAATTGCTGGGAAGTTGGTAAGTAAATATAAATTGCCTTGCATATTATATAGTAAAAATGATGGCGTTGCCAGTGGTTCTATTAGAGGAATAGGCGATATAAACTTCAAAGAAGATTTAATTAAAAGTGATCTTATAAATTATTGCAAAGGCCACAGTAATGCTGCTGGGATAGAATTAGATAGTAATAATATAGAGTTGTTAAAACAATACATAAACAATCTATATAAAGAAGTAAAATTTGAAGATTCTAAGGTTTATGAAGTTGATTTTGAATTAGAGTCATATGAGTTAAATCAAGCATTTGTAGATGAAGTAACTTCATTAGAAGATGAGTGGGGAAATGGTTTAGACGAACCTTTGGTAGCAATTAAAAATGTAGATTTATTTTTAACCCAAGATAACATTAAAGGTAGATTAAATGTAGTATTCGGTATTAATAGTGTTAAATTGATAAAGAAATTTACTTCAAATGCTTGGAAAGAAGAGTTTTTAAACAGAGATTTATTTGTTGATATAGTTGGAAGATTTTCTTTTGATAATTATATTAATAAAGGGGTAATTGAAATTGTAGATATCATTAAAATATAAAATAACGAGGTGGAAAAATGAGAAATTATACTGTATATCACTTACATAGCGACAGATCTTTGCTAGATAGTTGCACAAACTATAAAGACTATATAGACAAAGCTAAAGAATTAGGCATGAAATCTATTTGTTTCACAGAACATGGAGTATTATATAATTGGATAGAAAAAAAGATGTATTGCGATAGCAAAGGAATAAAATATTTACATGGTTGCGAAATTTATTTAACTAAATCTCATAATGAAAAACTAAGAGATAACTACCATACTATATTAATAGCGAAAAATATGGAAGGAGTGAGAGAGCTTAATTTATTAATAGATACATCAACTAGAGAGGATCATACATATTACAAAAATAGATTATCTTACGAAGAGTTTTTAAATATATCGGATAATATAATAAAGATTTCTGCATGTTTAGCATCTCCGTTAAATAAAGAAGATGATATTGAATGGTTTGATAGATTGTCAAAACACTATGATTATTATGAGATTCAATATCATAGAGATAGAATGGGAGAACAAATAAAATATAACAAAAAACTATATGATTTATCTAAAAAGAACAACATTCCTTTAATAGTAGGGACAGACACACACAGCTTAAATAAATATAAAGCTGAATGTAGAAGCATACTTAAAAAGGCTAAGAAGATGAGTTATGATAACGAGGATGATTTTGACCTAACTTTTAAATCTTATGATGAAGTTTTAGATATGTTTAAAAATCAAAACTCTTTACCAATAGATGTTGTAATACAAGCTTTAGAAAATACAAATATTATGGCTGACAGTTGTGATGATGTAATTTTAGATCCTACAGTAAAATATCCTAAATTGTCAGAAAACGATAATGAATTATTTGTAAAAAGACTTCAAGAGATGTATCAAGATAAAGTAAACAGAGGTATTATAGAAGATTCAAGGGAGTTCAGAGATCAGCTTAACGAAGAGATAAGAGTTTTTAAAAAGCTTGACATGTGTAGTTTTATGTTGTTTATGAGTGAAATGTGTGTATGGTGTAAAGAAAATGACATTCCTATCGGGCCTTGTCGTGGAAGCGTAGGCGGCAGTTGTGTTGCTTACGTGTTAGATATAATAGATATGAACCCTATGTATTGGGGAACAGTATTTTCTCGTTTTGCCAATGAAGACAGAAAAGAAGTTGGGGACATCGACCTTGACTTCTCACCAGACCAAAGGGTTTTAGTTTATAAATATATAATGGATAGATTTGGAATGGATAAATCTGCGTACATCCTAGCAATAGGAACTATTTCAGACAAAGGAACTATAGATGATATAGGGAGGGCATTGTCTGAAATATGGGAAGAAAATAATAAAGAAATGAAGGATTTAAACTTAGAATATAAAAACAAAAAGAATGGAATAAACAGTAGCAAATTACCTTTATTAGAAGAAGACTCTATAGGAAGATGGTACGTTAGAGAAAGAGATAAAATAAATAAAAATAATCCATATAGCTTAAACAATATATCAAAAATAAAAAGCGAATATGAGTCAAATCCTGAAGAAACAAAAAATAAATATAAAGAATTGTTTTATTATTTTGACGGATTATTAGGCACGGCTATATCTCAGTCTATTCATCCAGCGGGAATTATAGCTTCCCCAATAACATTACCAGACAACTACGGTTCTTTTTGGAAAGACGGTGCAAGAATACTGCAAATAAATATGGAAGAAGTTCATGACGGTGCGGGATTAGTAAAGTACGATATATTAGGATTAAAAAATATTCAAATAATAAGAGATACTTGTAGGTTGTTAAACATAGAATATCCTAAATCTCATAATATAAATTGGTGTGATAAAGAGGTATGGGATAATATTACAAATTCTCCTGTTGGCTTATTTCAATTTGAATCGAAATTCGCCTTTGATTCAATGAGCAAGTTTAAGCCAACTTCAGTAAATGATTTAGCTATGCTTTCTGCTATACTGAGACCGGGAGCTTCTAGTATAAGAGAAAGATTTTTAAACAGAGAATTTAATAAAAACCCAGATGAGATAATAGATAAATTATTTGAAAAAAATAATGGATGGCTAATATTCCAAGAAGATACTATTGCCTTTCTTCAGTCAATATGTGGTTTGAGCGGGAGTGACAGTGACAATATTAGAAGAGCTATTGGAAGAAAACAAAAAGATAGGTTAGACAAAGCTATGCCAGATATATTAGAAGGGTATTGCTCTAAATCTTCTAAACCAAGAAGTGTCGCTGAAGAAGAAGCTAAAGGTTTTTTAGACATACTGTCAGATTCAGCAGAATATCAATTTGGGAAAAATCATTCAACGGGATATTCTATGATAACATATTTATGCGCTTATTTTAGGCATAAGAATCCTTTAGAATTTGTTACGGCTTATTTAAATCTAGGTGATGAAGAAGATATAATTAATGCTACTAGATTAGCTAATGAATTAAAGATTAATATTAATCCTCCTAAATTTAGATACTCTAAAGGCGAATATTTTCCTGATAGAAATACGTTTTCTATATATAAAGGAATAGGATCTATAAAATATTTAAACTCAACGGTGGGGGATGAATTATACTCGCTTAAAAATAAAGAATATTCTAATTTTACATCATTACTATTTGATCTACAAAACACATCTATTAATAGTAGACAACTTGATATTTTAATTAGATTACAATATTTTTCTGAATTTGGGAAGACTCAAAAGTTATTAAAATTAGTTGAGGCATTTAATGAATTAACTAAAAGAAAAACATTTAAAAAAGATTCTTTACCTTTAGGATTGTCTGAAGATGTATTTAGAGAGTTCTCGGAATCAGAAACAGAGAAAATGTTTAAAGATGTATTTAAAATAGGGTTAATTTCATATATAGAAAATTTAATACCTAATAAAGAAATAACATTGCAAGGATTAATAAAAGCTCAACAAGAGTATTTAGGTTATATATCAATGAAAGTTCCTAAGATAGATAAAAAATATGTATTAATAACAGATGTGAACACTAAATATACACCAGTTGTAGGTACACAAAGTTTAAATAGTGGAGTATCTGTTAGATGCAAGATGCCTAAAAAGATTTATCAAGAGTTAAACGTGGGAGATATAATTTATATACAAGGAATGGAAAAGAAATTTAAGAGCAGAAAAGTAGGCGAAGATGATAATGGTAAAGCTATTTGGGAGAAAACAGATGAAACAGAATGGTGGATAAAGAGTTATTCTATAATTAAAGATATAGACGCAATATTGGAGGAATTAGATGGGGAATAAAAAATACAAAGAAAAAGAGATAAAACAAATAATAGATAATATAGTAATAGTTATTGATACAGCTGAAAAGAATATGCCTAACCATATAGCCAAAACGTTAGATAAATATAATATAAAATGGGAAAGATCTAATCTTGATAGTGGGGATTATTCAGCTTATGTTTTACCCATCGATGAATTAAACTTTGAAGGCATAGATTTTAGGAATGAGTTAGTTATAGAACGTAAAAATTCTAATTCAGAAATAATAACTAATTTAACTAAATATAAAACTAGATTTCATAAAGAATTTGACAGAACAGATGCTAAGATAATAATAATGATAGAAGATACATATAAAAGTGCTGCGCATGGAGATTTTAAGAATAATGTTACACCAAAACAATATCTAGGGTTATTACATACATTATCATTTGACAAAGATTCGCCTGTAGTATTTATAGATAAGGAAGTAGCAGCACTTTACATTTACAACACTTTTAAATATTACCTTAGACACAAATTAAAAGCATTAAAGTTGGAATAGTAAAAATAGCGTTTTAAGAATGAGGCTATAGGCTAGTTCCAGAGGTTGATTTTACCATAAAAGTGCAATTTTAAAGTAAAAAATAAAATAATGAGGTGTAAATATGAGTAAATATGTAATGAGCGACTTACATGGTTGCTATAATGAATTTATAAGAATGTTAAAATTAATAGACTTTAAAGATACTGATGAGTTATATATATTAGGAGATATATTTGACCGTGGGGAAGAACCTTTGAAAATACTTGATTATATAATATCACATAAAAACATAACCTTACTAAAAGGAAACCATGAAAAAATGTATGAAGAATGTTTTGAGAATGGAGATGTAAGTCTATGGTATTATAATGGTGGACAAATAACTCATTCGCAATTAATTCAAAGAGATTATCTTCACGAAGAAGCGATATATAAATACATAAAGGGATTACCTTACATTAAAGTTATTGATAAATTTATATTAGTTCATGCGGGAGTTTATTTCCCAAACAATTGCAATGAATTGACCATAGAAGAATTTATTAATCTGCAAGAAGAAGATACTTGTCTTTGGGACAGAAGTAATGTTGGATCAGTGGATAATACCTTCAAAGATTATACGGTTATATGTGGCCATACGCCAGTACAATCAATTACAAATAACTGCGATAATGTAAAAATAATTCATAATGGAAGTGCAATTTACATAGATTGTGGTTGTGTGTTTAAAAAGGCGAATGGCAAATTAGCTTGTTTACGATTAGATGATATGGAGGAATTTTATATATGATTCCATGTAATATAATTGACAATAGACCATTTTGTAAATGCGGCAGCAATGATCTATCTTATATCAGAGATTCAAAAGTAGTTAATATAGGTGGTAAATTATCTCTTAAAGTCATAAAGAAATGTTATAGTTGCCATAGTGATATATTTTACTACTTAGATGAAGTTCCTTTGAATGGGGATAATCATAGATTTATAACTTCAGAAAGTCAAGAACAAGAATATATAAATGAATAAATCAAAGACTTAGGGATTAACCTAAGTCTTTTTTAATAAAAAATAACAAAAATAGTTGACACTTATGCTAGAAGGTGGTATTATATATACAAAGGAGGGAATTAAATATGTTGGCAATAACTATAGGAAGTCACATTCAGACTACAGAAGAGTATAGAAAGAAAATGTACGAACCACTTTATCATGAGGAAGTTTTAGATGGGGTTGTTTTGAATATTGATGATTCTAATGTTGTTACTTATAAACTTCTGAAATCAACATGTGATTTCAATGCTAAATTTAACTATCATATGAGGAGTTGGGAAGAAGGTAACATTAAGACTATAGGTTTGAGTTGGATAAAACTAAAAGAAGATTAGAGAATAATTTGAAAATATTGCGAATGAGTAAGGAGAGATAAGAATGGAATTACCAAAATATAAAAGAGAATATTGTTGTTGTGAATGTGGGTTGATATGGTTTGCAGAAACCACAACAGTAAACACAACTATTTGTCCAGAATGTAAAAGCACAGATAAGGAATTAGGAGGAGTATATGCTTGTGATAGTATGGCATATGCATACGCTTATGACGATATTAAGAGAAGTTTAACTGAAAGAAAAAAAGAAATACATTATCACAAAGAGCATCCTAAACATCAAAAAGAATATATAAATAATTTATATAGATAATTATAAAGGTGTGAGATTATGAAAATTACAATAGAAGGCACTAAAGAAGAAATTGAAGTGGCAAAACAAGTATTGGAACATTCTTCTTGTGCATTTGGAACTATGTTTTGTAGTTATTATAAAAGTTGTGACGTGTGTCAGAAAAATATAATCTTAACTAAGGAATTTGTAGAAGTGAGAATTAAGGAGTAGATAAAATGTTGAAAATAGAAAGTGAATTACTTGGACGTAATTATGTGTGTGATGGTTGTAATGATGAAATTGAAAAAGAGCAATTAGTTTTTTATATAGAAAATAAAGAAGTGTCATCGGTATTTAATGTGTGTATATGCAAGAAATGTGCTGAATCTATACAAGAAGAAATTAGTTATGGAGTAGACAAATTTAATTTAGGATTAAATAAATAATGTTCGAGTTTATAACTAAATTATCATGGAACATTTATTTTAATATTAAATTATTCCAGGAAGAAATTTAATTATTCACGAACAATTCAAAAATATTGCGAGGAAGTGTAGGAAATATATATGAAAGAGAACGCAAATAAAAAATTAGATAAATGGTTAAATTCAGAGATGGGATTAATTAAAAATCAAAAAGAGCAATGTGTTTGTTGGAGTAAATATGGAAAGAGTCTTAATAGTGGAATAAAATGCTCTAATTGTGGAAGAGAATTATAATCACAATTTGAAATAAATGCGAATGAAAGGATGATTTAATATGAAAATTAAGATTGAACCATTATGCTCCTACTGTTTAGGAAGTGGATTGGCAAAGTAATGAAATAAATGCGAAGTAAATGGAGGAGAATGAAATGAATAAGATAGAATTTATAATGGAAGATATGAAGGAGTGTGTTATATCAGGATTCAACCATGGGTTTATAGACAATTGGTATGATTTAAAAGATTATTTAAAAGACATTTCGAATGTTGACATTAAACGGTTTTCAGCTTTACGACCAATAGAAATTCAAGGATTATATGATAGAGAATGGTTATGTCCTTCTTGTAGAAGTAAAGTTGGTGATTGTTGCGAGGTGGATAATTTCTGTAAATATTGTGGTCAAAAAATAGAATTTAACTAATGAATAATTCAAAAATATTTACTATAAAACTACGAATTTAAATTAAGAGAGGTGCTAAATAAATGAATAGAGAAGATAGAGATTTTCTAAAAGAGCTGCAACATGAGATGCTTACCCAAGATCCTGTTTGTCAAGCTAACCCTAGATTTTGGGCTGTGATGCAAAAGGAAAGAGTTTATGGAATAGAAGAAGGGTATGGAGATTCAGGATGTATAGTAACACATGAATATGAAGAATTTGCTGATAATGTAGAAGATTGTATTGAATGGATTTGTGATAATTATAATAAAGATGACTTTGATGAATCAGAAAAAGAATTATTTGAAGAATTAATTCAATGTAGTAATTTGGAGGATTTTATTGACTTAGCAAATGAATTAATAGGGGGCTTCCAATTGGTTAGATATACTGAAATAGATAGAATAGTACCTGATACTATGTTTCTAACCTATAGAGAATGCGAAGAACATATAAAAAGAAATTATTATCATTATAAAAAAGACGCACGCCCTTATGCAATGACAGCATGGAGAAGTCCACAAGTGGAAAGATTGTATAATATTATTCAAAATACTAATTGGGAGGAGTAAATATGTTTTATTATGCAGGAATAGGATCAAGGGGAACGCCTAAAGAGTTTTTAGATTTGTTTACTAGGGTTGCGAAATACTTATCAACAAAGGATTGTGTTTTGCGCTCAGGAGGAGCTAGTGGTTCAGATAAGGCATTTGAATTAGGGGCAACACATAAAGAAATATTTTTGCCTTGGAAGGGATTTGAAGGTAGCAATTCTAATTTAGTAGTTCAAGATGGAAAAGCTTTTGACATAGCAGCTAAATATCATCCTAGATGGAATTATCTATCTCAAGGTGCTAAAAAACTTCAAGCTCGTAATTCACACCAGATATTAGGCTACCACTTAGAAAACCCTTCAGATTTCGTAATATGTTGGACTAAAGGTGGAAAAGGTAGTGGAGGTACAGGTCAAGCTTTAAGAATAGCTAAAGACTACAATGTTCCTATATTCGACTGTGGAAAGTATAGTGATGTCAGAGAATGTGCAAAAGAATTAAAGAGATTTTTAGATAAAATATTAGAGTAAGGAGGATTAACAAAAAAGTGGCCAAAGATATAGAAAGAGATCAAATAACATTTTTAAATTTAATAAAAACATATTGTGGAATTACTTTCAAAGGAAATACTTCTTTAGAAGCTGGAATTTTTATAAATAAATATCTATATAAAGCAATGCAAATAAGAAAGGATAATAATTGTCATTGTACTGTTTTTGATAATTATTACAAGCAGATGAATAATATTGATAAAAAAGTGACCAGCCATCAAGAAGCTTTTGTCCCAGCAACAGATAGGCAATTATCATACATAAGTTCGATAGAGAGAAAGCTAAATGTAAAATTTAAAGGGAAAAGTAGGACTGAAGCAAGTGATTTTATAAGCAAAAATGTAGAAGCATTTAAAACTAAATCAAATGAACAAAGACAACTTGAGAGTGAAACTCCTGTGGTAACAGTGGTGGAATATGGGTGTTACGAGAATATTGATTATGGGGAAAGACACAATAATGGTGTTAGTCCGAGCGATCTATTACCAACTCATTTAGGGCAAACAAACAGAACATATGCTAGTGAATATTTGGGTGGCGGACATGGAGATTTAGAACATATGCTGGATAACGCAAATTTTATGTCAATGTTTTCTCATTAATTTATAGTAAGCAGAGTAAGGAGAGATGATTTATGTGGGGAGATTTTTGCGATGTATATTCACCTTCTAAAGAAGAAGCCAAAAAATTAGACATTTTTGATGTCCTAAATGATAATTTAAATAAATTCACTTACAAAAGACATTGTGGATGTGTTTTGTGGTTCGAGTATAAAGATATTAAAATAGAAATAACTTGTAATTTTTTCTGCTTGCCTAATGTTTATAATCTATATTATAAGAATTGTAAATTAGTGCTAAATCGAAATGAGTATAGAAAATTAAAAAGAGTGGCCAAAAATTTATTAGAACTAAAAAATGAGAATATGAAAAAAGAGGTTATATCTCAGATAAAGAATTAAAGAGATTTTTAGATAAAATATTAGGATTGGAGTGGTAAAATATGTGTAAGTTTTGCGAAAATAATGAATGGATTTATTTTAAAAGTGGTTTATCAATGGGTATAAACGGGAATAAAATAGACTTTAACTATAACACTTGTGCTTGTGGAAGTTTTGAAGACGAAATAACTATTAAATACTGCCCAATATGCGGGAAGAAATTAAGGGAAACTTATAGCACATATGACGCTATAGAGAAAATGATAGACAAATGTGATATCGAGAGCGTAGTAACCGGAACACAATATAGAACTTTAGGAAAAGGGAAAATTCTATCCCGAGCATTAAAAGGTGAGAGTGAGTTCACTATGGTAGATAGTATTACATGGGAAGAAATCAATGGGGAATGGTACATTATTAAATAAATAAATCTGTAATTTTAAAGTAAATTTAAGAGGAGATTATGAATTTTAGATTAGATAAAATAAAAAGTCCACCAGAGAGCTAATCTGATGAACACCTAAAGTTCATTACTCTTTAGGATTTTTGAATATGGTAGAGCTTTCGCTCATCTATATTATAACCCATTATGGATATTTTAATACATGAAAATTAAGGAAATTTAAAAGAGTTAGTAAAATGAAATATAAAGTAGGGGATATTGTAGAGTTAATCTATTTAGATGTTGTAGGAACAGGTGAGTATTAGACGAAGGGTTCTTCAGTAATAAATACTTAATTAAAACTATAATGTCTTATAGCATTAGAGGCGGGGAGAGATCTGAAACAAAGGTTATAACTGTAAAAGAAAAAAGATATCATAAAATTAATTAAATAATCAACAAAAAAGAGCGGAATAGAAATGACATTAAAATACGGTGAATGTGAAAGTATTGAATGGAGGGATTAATATTTATTTAAAAAGATTTAAACCCAATAAATACGTAAAATGTTTAGAAGATTTTCAATATGGAAATAGATTCTATGGTTTTTATAAGGATTGTGTATATGAGCTTCAACATGATTTAAATGATAATAGGGTTTATATCAGTCCGAGAGATTATTTTCTTATAGAGTTTTGCTTGATTGAAGATAAGTTTATAAATATAAATTAAAGAGGTGTAAGAATGGAGATATATCGAAGAATCAGATGTCCTAAATGTTCAAAAAACTTTTAGGGAGAATAAAAATTAAAAGAACTCTATTTGGTGTATCAATAGATGAAGTTGAGTTTAGTTGCAACGAATGTATCAGCTATATTTACCAATATGCAATGATAAACTACGATAAAGAAATGTCTTGTTATAAAAATGATTATACGGATGAAATACATAATGTAATCAAAGAGTTTAAAACCAAATTAGAGTCAGAATTAAAATAAAATAAAATAAGAATTTGATTAAAAAATTAATAAATATTAGGAGGATTTAAATATGTTTTATTATGAGGATATGAAAAGTGATGTTTTATTTTTAACAAAATCAGATACATATACTTGTAGATATTGGCAAGGAGTATCACCTAGAAGAATAGAAGATAAGGATATTTTGGTTGTAACTACAAACTGCTATGACGAAGGGTTACATGATTTTATAAATGCATATGGAAAGTTCGATATTAAATTCACTACATCGGCTAAAAATTCAGATGGGGAAGAACGATATGTATTAAACAATATTTATGAAGATATGCACTTATTGCTACATCAAAGTTCATTTAGATGTGATTCAATAACAGAACACGTATTTGTATTTGGAAATGATCTAACTACCGAGAAAGACGCTATAAATATATTAAATCAAGAATTAAAAGAAGAAATAATTGACGAAGTAGTAAAAAGATTAATAGAACATGTTGGATTATAGAAAACAACTTTTCAAGAATGGGGCTATAAGCCACTTTCAGATAACGTATAATGTGATAAAACAGTTGTTTTAAGTTAAAAAAAATAAATTAAAATGTAAAGGAGAATATAAATATGATAATTAAAAAAGAAGATATAAAATCAATAAAACAAAGGACAAAAGGAATTAAAAGGCTAAAGAAGAACATATATAGATTCAATAGCGAAATAGAATTTATAAGTGAAGAATATTTGCATAAATTTTAAGAGGTGATTATTGTTGTTGTCGGTAAAATTTTAATATTATCAGATTGTTCCAAATGCACTTTTAGAAATGGATATTATTGTGAATTTGAAAGAAAGAATATTGCAAAGGAAGATATGATTAAATATATTTATGGTTCATTTCCTAATTAGTGTAAATTAAAAGATTATAGGAGAGTGAAGTAAGATGAGAGAATTATTAGATTCTGAAAAGATTAAAGTAAGCAATAAGGAAGAATTTGAAAATTTTATTAAACAAGAAGGAACTTGTTATTATAACGAGCTAAAGAAATGTTCTAATATAGGATATATAACTGGATCAATTCAATATTGCGTTCCACCTTGTTATACGTGTGAGAATTATTTAAATATTAAGTAAAACAGTTATTTTATCAGTTTGTAAAATAAATTAATAAAAGAGGAGAAATGAGTATGTATTACGATGAATTTGAATATTATTATGAACCTAGCAAGGCAGACGAGATAATTGAACGTGCTGTAGCAGAATTAAAAGAAACTTTAAAAGGGCAAGCTTTATCAGAAATGGACACGATTAATCATGAAAATGAAAGACTTAAAAAGGAATTAGATGAATATCATTCAAAAGAACAAGAATTAAGAAATAGGGAGTTTAATATTGTACAAAAAGAAAACAACCTTAAAAGAGAGTTTAATAGAGCTAAATTTAGAGATTTAATAGAACCTTTTATAGAAAATGAAACCATATATGTTATTGATAGAGTTAGCAAACTAATTCCTAAATGTGATAAATGTAATGAAAATAGAAGAATAGAATACATATCAAAGTATGGAGATAAAACAGAGTTAAGATGTGAATGCGATAAAAATAAAACCTTTTATTATCCAACTATGAAGGAATTGAAGTCTATAGAATTCGCAAAAGGAAATGGTAAATTTAGAGCAACTCCTAGATATTCAAGAGATTATGAGTATGAGTATTTTTATATAGATTTCAAAGAACCTCCTATAGAAGAGTACGATCCTGAATTAGATATAAGTTATTCTAGGGATTATTTTTCAAATAGAGAAGTTTGTCAAAAGTATTGTGACGATTTTAATAAAGAGAATGGATGGGATATAAATGAGTAGAGAAATTAAATTTAGAGCTTGGGACTATGATACAAATACAATGATTTATCCAGATAGTGAATTAGAAACTATATTTTGTTTTGATAAAGTAGGTTTAAGTGTGTATCACAATAATAGACAAGAAATGAGTTCATTTGAGCTTATGCAGTATACAGGACTTAAAGATAGAAATGGGAAAGAAATATATGAGGGAGATATTGTTAGATATTTTAAAGATGAGTTAGGTATCGTTAAGTTCGTGGCAGGGAGCTTTATAATTGACGGAAACACTTGTTATGAAAGTTTCTTAGAATTAGGAGGAAAAATAGCAATTGTGGGCAATATCTATGAAAATCCTGATTTATTGGAGGAGAAGTAAATGAAGAAAGTGACAGTGGAATTATACTACAATGACAATGAAGAAAGAGATATTCCAGATGAATTAATAAAGGATAAATTATGCGATGAAATACTATGGATTGATGGTGTTGAAGATATTCAATTTTTATCAATAGAAGATATGGAAATTTATACAGACATGGATCAGTTTAGTGAAGAAGATTATAAAATTTGTTAACCAAAATATAAAATAAATAGTTGACAAGTAAAGTTATATGTTATATAATGGATATATAGAAAGGAGCTGGTTAGAATGGCTAGTGAGATATATGAAACCATAAAGCAAGGACTAAGAGATAAAAATTTAACAGAAGAAGAACATATGAGATTTACAGTAGAATTTACAAATGAAATTATATGGAGAATACATAGTGATCCTGAGAGTTTAAAAGATGAATTGGTGATGGCAAAAGATGAAGACTGTGGATATACAACTTGTCCTAATTGCGGACTACCTTTAAAAACATCATCAATTAAAGAAGAAGGTGAGTATGCAGGAACTAAAGTTTACGAAGCTATAACAGAATATTATTGTGATTGTGGTTTCGGTATTAACTAAAAATAAAATAAAGAGGTGATTTAGTGATTAAAAACAGGATATTGAATCTAATGTTAGGAGTTACACTAAGTTTTAATCATATGACTAACATTGGATCAATAACACCGTTAAATCAAATGGAATCTGTTGAATTTTTAGATTTTAAAAAGGTGTTAATAGAACAAGTAGAAGAATATAACAAAACTTCAAATATTAAAACTGAGGAAATCGAAGTTAAAGAAGTTAGAATTATAGAAGAACCAATTGAAGAAGTGGTAGAAAGTTATGATGAATATCTTTTTGAACTAAGTTTTTATTGCCCATGCAGTCAATGCTGCGATAGTGAAACTTTTATAATGGCAAATGGCGAATATGTTTATGAGGGGGCTATAGCAGCACCAGATTGTTTTGAATTTGGAACAGTTATTAATATCCCATCTTTAGGTAATTTAACAGTGTGCGATAGAGGTGGTTACATTCAAACATACATAAATGAATATGGACAAGTGGTATATAGATTAGATGTATTTGTATGGGATCATGAATATGCTTTAGAGCTTGGGAGATATGAAGAATACGGAATAGTATATAAATAAATTAATGAATAATATGAAATTATTATGAGTTAAATGGAGGAATAAAAATGTTAATGATTATAAAATGTTCTAATTGTGATTATGAGGATTTTTCTATTTCAGGCAACGGGAAATATCTAATTTGCAAAAGATGTAATGAAGGAATTTTTATAAAAGACTTTGAATATAATTATGATTTGCTAGATAAAAAAGCATACGATTAATGAATAATTTCAAGGGGTTATGAGGTAAATTAAAAATGGAATTTTTAAAGGAATGGTGGGGTACTACAGGTTTACCAGTATTGTTAGGTGGTATACTTGCAGGTGTTTTAATATCATTATTTTATGTGGTTAAATCAACATTTAAAGATAAAAATTAACGAATAATTCAAAAAAATGCTTATATTATAAAGAAAGGATTTGAAATATGTTAGTTAAAGTAAGATGTGAGTATTGTGAAAGTGAAGATTTAAGTCTAATTGATATGGTTTATGTCAAAGGAACATTAGGAGAGAGAACTGAAAAGGGGTTTAAATGTAATAGTTGTGATGAAGAATTGGATTTAGATGAAGTAATATTTGATGAAGTAGAATAGTTGCAATTCAAAAACATTGTGTTAAAAGTAAAATTTTATTCAAAAATATAAAATAATAGGGAGAGATAATATGTTTACAGGAAATGAAATTTTAATAATGTTACAAAATAAATCATTTGTGGAGGGGGATAAATTACTTGCTATTCAAGATAATACATATATTGAATACGAATTTAAAGGTGGTGGATTTACAGATCTTGAATGCGGTAATTCTTTAGATGTTTTTGATTTAACTAACTGCAAGTTTATTGTTTTAGATAATAATAACGAATTAGCAGAAGAATTAGATGAAGCAGAAAAGGAAATAAGTAAATTAAAAAGTATTATTAAAGAAAAAGACGAAGATATTAAAAAATTGCAAACAGCTAATTTAAGTAAACAACTGGAGATAAATGATTTAAAATCAGCGAATGAAGAATTAAGCAAGGAATTGAAAGTAGCTAGATTTACTATTAATGGTTCAAAAATATTACCAGGAACTATTAAAGCAGAAGATATAAATAAAGTAAAGATTAATTTTGAAGATTTTAGAAAAGAGCTTAAAAGGGAAAATAAAGGGGTTCAACCTATAACTCAATGGAGTATTTTTGGTGATAAAGAACAAATCGAAGAGTTTAATAAAGCAGTAAATGAAACATCAGAAGAACTTAACAAGTGGGCTAAAGAAATATTTAAAAAATATTATAAATAAAAGAGTAGTTTTAGAGTAAGTTAACGATGTGATATCAGCAACTTTAAAATAAAGAAATGTAGGAGGTAGAATAATTATGAAGTTTTACATTATTAGTTCGGTTTTATGTGCAATAACCATATTGTTAAATGTAATTAGATGTCATGAAATAGCTGAAATATCAGGAATTAAACTTAATAAAAAATTAAGTATGGTAGTTGCAGTTTTAAGAATGATATCAATGTCGCTTATACCTGTAATAAATCTTTTATTTGCAATAATTTATGGTTATATGTTTACTTTTACCACAGATGAGGAATATGAAGATTTTATAATTGGATTTAAAAAGAAATATAGGGGGATTTAAATGATAAAAGTATTAAAAAGAGATGGTATTATTAAGGATTTTAGTGCAAGTAGAATAAGGCTGGCTATTGAAAATGCTTATAATGAAGTATACGACAATAAATGGGACGATGATTTAGTAAATGAGCTTGAAAGTTGTGTAGAGACTATTGAGGATATTATACTCGGCATTAGTTGTTCTACTGATATATTATCCGTAGAAGACATACAAGATATAGTTATAAAAGAATTGAGAAATACAAATGAGTTGGTTGGGAAATCTTATGAAGAGTATAGAAATGAAAGAACATTCGAAAGAGAAAAGAGAAGCGAATCAGTATCAGAGATAGATGACATAATAAATCAAACCTCTGAAGAAACTACATCAAATGGGAATGTTGATGGAAGTAAAATTCAAACTATAAGAGCATTAGTTGCTAATGTATTTACTAGAAAATATGCTGAATATAAATACATACCAAAAGATATAAGAATTAAGCAAAAGAAAGAATTGTATTATCATGATGCTCAATATGTTGGTCTCCCATTCTTTAATTGTTGTAATGCTGAATGGCAAGATATGTTTGAAACTGGATTTGATTTAGGAACAACTAGGATAGAATCACCTAGATCTTTAGCAACTGCTGTAAATGTATTAACACAAGTTGCAAGTCATATAAGTAGTAACACTTTTGGCGGAACTACATTCGGGAATTTAGGAAGCGGATTATTGCCTTATGCAAAACTAAGTTTAAAAAAGCATAAAAATATAGCTGAATTATTTGTAACCGAAAATAAAAGAGAAGAATATGCTTGGTATATGCTAGAAAAAGAAATTAAAGATTCTATGCAGTCACTTGAATATGAAATACAAACTTTAATGACCTCCAGAGGGGAAACTCCATTTTTGACATTAGGCTTGGATGTAGCAAAAGAAGAATATACAAATGAAGAAAGAAAGATACATAATATGATTATAAAGGCAATTTTAAATCAAAGACTAGAAGGATTAACAGGAGGAGTTACACCTGTTTTCCCTAAACTTGTATTTCAATTAAAAAATGGTGTAAATTTAAACCCTAATGAAAGAGATTACGAATTGTTTAAACTAGCCATAGAAGTTTCAGCTAATCGCCAATATCCAGATTATATAATGAGTGATAGGCTTACTGAAGTAACTGGAGGCGTAAAATTTCCAATGGGTAAACAACTACTGCCCATGTAAAACCCTTCTCAAATCGGTGAAACCTAAGTCAAACGATAAGGCAATACCGAGCCTAAAGGTTATAGTGATATAACAACGGTGTAGAGACTTCACAGAAAGTTTTACAGGCTAATATGTGTAAGTTAGTTTTTAACTAGCTTAATGAAGGGAATATATCTTTAGAGTAACTGTAAACAAACTCTTGTAAAAAGGTATATTAAGGTATAGTCCATACCATTAGAAATAATGGATTAATATGTGTAGATCATTCAAGATAGATGGCAAATTTAATTGGGGTGTAATTTCAATTAATATAGTTAGATTAGCTATTTTATCTGAGGGGAATGAAAACAAGTTCTTTAAATTATTACAAGAACAATTAGACGATTGTGAAAGATTCTTTAAAATTAGATATAACATACTTAAAGATGTAAAAGCAAAACAATCTCCAATATTATATATGAGTGGAGCAATAGCAAGATTAAAACCTGAAGAAACTATAGAAAAACTTCTTCAACAAGACTGGAGTTCTGTATCTATAGGATATGTAGGTTTGCACAACTGTTTAGTTGCATTATATGGAGAAGGATTAGAAAATCAAAATCCTTATATAATAGAAAAAGGTGCTAAAATAATGCAATGCATGAGGGATTTCTGTGATAGAAAGAAAAAAGAAACAAATATTGGTTACAGTTTATACGGAACTCCTGCTGAAACATTGGCAACTAAGTTCTGCGAAGAAGATGTAAAAGATTTTGGGTTAATTGAAGGAGTTAACACAAATGGTTATTACGAAAATAGTTTTCATTATCCTTCAAACACGCTAATTTCTCCATTTGAAAAATTAGACGTAGAAAGTAATTTAAATAAAATATCTTCAGGCGGGGCAATTAGTTTTGTAGAACTTGGAGATATGACAAAAAACTTAGATGCTATGGAAGATATAATTAGATATGCTTATGATAAAACACACTTCTTAGGAATTTCTTCCATATCAGATAGGTGTTTAGAATGTAATTATAAAGGTGAAATATTTACTAAACAAAATAGCGACTTTGATTTTCAATGCCCTAATTGCAATAATGATAACCCTATGACACTTAGTATAATTAGAAAATTATGCGGATATTGCGGAAGCATAGCCGAAAGGCCTACTAGCAGAGGAAAAATGAGAGAAATTAAAAATAGAGTAAATCACAAAGGGTGCAATTAGTGAATTACTCACAATTATACTTAAATGATACTGTAAATGGAAATGGTTTTAGAACGTCTATATTTATATGTGGATGTTCTAAAACACCTAAGTGTAAGGGGTGCTGGAATAAAAATTTATGGTTAAAAACTTTTGGGAATAAGTATACAGAAGAAACAAAAAAACAAATTATAGACAATTTGGCCAAACCATATATAAAAGGATTGTCAGTATTGGGAGGAGAACCTTCAGATAATTTAGAAGATGGACAATTATTAGATTTATTAAAGACAGCAAAAGAGTTGTACCCTGAAAAAACAATTTATATATGGTCGGGTTATACTTTTGAAAATTTAATTAAAGACAAGCTAAAATTAGAAATGTTAAAATACTGCGACATGTTGAGAGATGGTGAATTTATAGAAGAACTAAAGGATATAAATCAATATCTACAAGGATCTACTAACCAAAGATGCATCGATGTAAAAGAATCATTAAAACAAAATAAGATTGTATTATGGGAGGTATAATGGATTTAAAGGGGTTTGAAGGAAGATATGAGATATATCCAGATGGTACAATAATAAACATAAAAACAAATAAACCTATCTGTCAATGGAAAGATAACGTTGGATATCTACAAATAGCAATAAGAATAGGTAAAAATAAAAGGAAACATATGAGGGTTCATAGATTAGTGGCCGAACATTTTTTACCTAACCCAAACAATTTGCCACAAGTTAACCATATAGATGGAGATAAAACAAATAATAATTTATCCAATTTAGAATGGACAGATAATAAAAATAACACACAACATGGATACGATAATAATTTATATCATTCAAAGCATAGATGTATTGGCATAAAGGTTTTTGATAAACTAGGGAACTATATTAATACATATAAATCAATAAGAGAAACTGCTGAAAAGCTAAATATAAATAGAAAAACATTAAGCAGAATTCTATTTGATGACAAAGAAAATAATTATGAATACATGTTTGAGGCTATAATATAAAATAAATTAATTAAAAAGATGATAGAGGAGAGATTATAATGAAATTAAGAATTAAATATTTAGAAGGCGCAACTAAAATGCAAAAAATAACTAAAGGAAATTGGATTGATGTATATGCTTACCAAGACACGTTTGTTCCTGAAGGTGAAAGGGCAATGATTAATCTAGGGTTTTCATTAGAACTACCTCAAGGATGGGAAGGTCATTTAGCTCCTAGATCATCTACTTTTAAAACATGGGGAGTGATACAAACTAATCATGTTGGCGTTGTGGATGATACATACATTGGTGATAATGATATTTGGCATATGCCCGTATATTGTTTACAAGGAAAAGAATTAGAATACAACCCGAGAGACGTTGCAGAGAACGAAGGGGTGATATGGGCAACTGAGGAAGAAGTGGATAATGGAATTATTGCAAGATGTTCTATTAGAGTAAGTGGACAACTTGTAGAGGTGTCTAAACTTATTCAAAAGGGTACATGGATTAGAAAAGGTGATAAAATAGGCCAATTTAGAATTATGGAAACTATGCCTAAAATAGAATTCGAAGAAGTTGAATCTTTTGGAAATACAGATCGTGGTGGATTTGGCTCTACAGGAACTAAATAAGGAGGAGTTTTATGATATACATATTGCTATTTTTAATATTAATAGCCTCAATGGCAATGGCAACTAAAAAAGACACTAAGATAACATTAAATAAAAAAGAGATTAGCAACTACTTCCTAAGAGTTATGTATTGTTATATAGGAATAATTCTAGCAACTTTGACTGTTGCATGGATAACAATTCTACCAATAATCGGTGTTATAGTAATTCTTATTAAAATAATTTAAAAAATATAAAATAAATAGTTGACATAGTTTTCCTCCCATGTTATTATATATACATAAGGTAAATAAAGGGAGTGAGAACTATGAAAGCATTAGAATTTATAAACAACATGGGGATGACTTATGGACAAGCAAATGAAGAGTATATAAGATTAAAACAAGAATACAACCTGTTAAATATGATGCAAAGCGATTTACTTCATAAAATTGAGACAAGCACTAAAGCTAATGCATGTGAGGGGTATTTATACTTTGCATCTCTTAGAGAGCTAAGAATCAAAAGAAGAACAGTTAAAAACGAAATGTTGGCTATGGAGATAGCATTAGAAAATATTAAATTAAAAGAAAAAGAGAAAAAAGATTTAGAAAAACAAATGAAAAAAGTATTCAAAAGCAAATATAAAAGCAGAATACTAGATTTAGATAATAATGATGTGTTAATACATACAAGAAATAGAATGAATACAAGGCACGACTTGATTTTTATAAAAGCAATTCCTTATAAGAATGAGAAGGAATTTAAGAATTTATCAAGGCAATTAAAAGATAAGTATAGAGTAACAATTAACGATCCAAGACACAGAAAGATTAATTGTTATAATTAGAGGTGAATATGAGAGTTATAGAGAGTAAACCTTATAATACAGATATGAAGCAGTTTTACTGTAAAAATTGTCATATTGGTGTAAATAAAATATACAAAGACAATCAAGGCAATACTTATTGTGATAAATGTAAAAACGAAAATAATTAAAAATTAAAATAAATAGGAGATGTAAAATGGTTAAGATGGTAGGGAATTTAGGAAACAATCCACAAGATTTAATAAATAAACTTATAGAGGAAAATAATAAATTAAAAAGAGAAAACAAAGAACTAAAAGTGCAATTAGAAAATATGCAAGGTAATACATATAGTGATAATACAAATGAATATGTTGATTGGTTAAATAATAGCGAGGAAGCTGAATTATTGATTCAAGCATACAAAGAAAGTGGTATTGAGGTACAATAATGAGAGAAATAGAGTTATTCATTGACCTAGATAATACAATAGTAAACTTTGACAAGCATGTGATTGATATAATGAATTCTGAATTAGGAATGAATTATAACTGGAAAGACAATACTTCATGGTGGTGGGAAGATACAGGAGTAAATAAAACTTATTTTGAGAATCTGCTACTTAGACAGAATACTTTTTTAAATTGTGAGCCAATAAAAGATGCTACAGAATATATAAACATTCTTCATTCAGAAGGATATAACATAACATTTATAACATTACCAGAGTGGAATAATGTATATTGTGTAAATGAAAAGATACAATGGCTGCAAAGATATTTCGACTGGTTTGATGTAAATAAACATATTGTATTCACTAAGATGAAGCATTTAGTATCTAAGCCTAATAGGGTTTTAATAGATGACACAACGTCTTATTTAGATAAATGGGATAGTATAAAAATATGTAAGGCAACCAATTGTAATAAAGATTATCAAGGGTTAAGATGCAATAACTGGAAAGAAATATACTGTTTAATTAAATTAATGGAGGAAGGTAAATATGATAATAAACTGTAAATCAATAAGAGATAACAACATCTCAAAATTAAAAGAAACTAAATTTGACAAGGATAAATACGTAGCATTTATTCAAACTGGTAATTTTGCCCCAAGCGATGTTTATGTAAAAAATAAAATAAAACTTTGTGATGAAATAGGAATTAATTATACTCATTTAAAACATGAAAAAATATCTGAGGAAGAATTGCTAGAAATTATAAAAGATTTAAATGAAGATGCTAACTGCTTTGGTATAATGGTTCAACTGCCTTTAATCGAAGGAATAGACGAAAATAAAGTTATAAATTCAATTAATCCTATCAAAGATATTGACGGCTTCCATATAGAAAACAAAGGCAAGGTAGTTATTGGGGATCAGAGTGGAATAATTGCTGCAACTCCATTAGGAATCATGACTATGCTTAAAGAGTTGAATATACCACTAAAAGGTAAAAATGTAACAATAGTTGGTCGTTCAAATATAGTAGGGAAACCGCTAACTTCACTTATGATTAATGAATCTGCTACAGTTTTATCTTGTAATAGCAGCACAAATAAAGAGATTTTAAGAACTGCTATAGCAACAAGTGATATATTTATTTCAGCCATAGGACAAGCAAATTATTTTAGTAGAGATTTTATAACAGATGGTGAAGATAGAACTATGCCATATTTGGGAGATACAATTGCTATTGACGTAGGGATTAATAGAGATGAAAATGGTAAGCTTTGTGGCGATATAGATAAAAGATTGTATGATGAATTTAAAATGGTTACAAGTGTACCGGGCGGAGTAGGAATAATGACAACCATGGCACTTATGAATAATATAAAAAAATGTTATGAATTAAATTTAAAGGATGGTAGATGATAATGAGATATTACGGATTAAAAGTTTATGACATGGAAGAAAGTATAGTAGCTAGTGGATTCCCAATGCTAAAGAAGAAGTATACACCTGAAGAGTATGAATGGGAGGTTAATAATTTAAAATGGTACATGAACGAGTGGGGCAAGGAGAAACTTCTTGAACATACTAGATTACCAAAAGAAGAGAGAGATAAGCTACATTTGTCGCTAAGAAAAGCATTAAATCATCTAAGAAGAGCTTGTAATTTAGGTAGTGCAAAACCAAATTCAGGTCATGATTGTCTGTTAAAAGGACTGGCAATTCATGTGAACATAGAGGCAAACCAATCATTCTGGCTGCAATGGGAGAGGTATCATCATCAAGATACAATATCTTCTATGAGTACAATGCATTGTCTATGTAAATTTGAAAAACTTGATGAAATGTTCAGTAAAAATACAGATCCTAGAAGTATAGCAATATTAAATGAATACATAGAGGAATATAATAATAATCCTACTATGGAAAACTTTGAAAAAGTAATAGATAACTGTCCTCAAGGGATAGAACTTTGTAGGAGGGTGTGCTTAAACTATCTTCAAGTAAAAACTATGATAAGCCAAAGGCAGTACCATAAAATGAGTTCATGGAGCAAAGACTTCCTTAGAATGTCAAAAGATTTACCTTACTTTGAGGAATTCACACAGGGATTATAAGATGGGGAGTAATCAATATGGATTATAAATATTATGCAGTTTCATTCGCAAGAGAGCTGCAAAAGATTGAACGCAATAGTGATGGTATAGATATAAATACAATAGAATTGATTAGAAGATTTAAAATACAATTAGGAATAAGTATACCTGAAAGCTTAGAGAAAGGAACTGGTAGCTTAATACCCGAAAGTAGAAAATACTAAGATAAAAAAGATAGCAATAATCCTTCTGTAATATAGAGACTACATAAAAGATTATTGCTATCTTAGTGTATAACACTATGAGCTATTAATAATATATACATTTGCAAAATAAATATTGGGTAAGTAACTATGATGGTGGTTATATAAATTAATTAAAAATAAATTAAAATAGAGAGGGTGGAGTTATGAGAGATGGAATTAGATTAATTAAGGGTGATTGCTTAGAGGTTATGAAAGATATTGAGGACAAGAGTGTAGATATGATACTGTGTGATTTACCTTATGGAACAACTGCTTGTAAGTGGGATACAGTGATACCTTTTGAACCATTATGGGAGCAGTATAATAGAATAATTAAAGATAATGGAGCGATTGTTTTGTTTGGTTCAGAACCCTTTAGTAGCACTTTAAGGATGAGCAATATGAAGAACTATAGATATGATTTAATATGGGATAAAACTAGAGGGAGTGATCCTATGAACGCAAAGCGCAGACCAATGAGAAGTCATGAAAATATCAGTATATTTTATAAAAAGAAAGGAACTTACAACCCACAAATGGTGGAATTGGATAAACCAGACGTTAGGAGAAATAACAAAACTACCCCTAGTGATTTGTGGAACAAAAATGGAAATATAATTACTTCTAAGACATATACTCATAGGTATCCTGTATCTATAATAAAACAAACAAATAGTAATCAAAAAGATAAGGTTCACCCTACTCAAAAACCAGTAGAATTATTGGAGTGGTTAATTAAGACTTATAGTAATGAGGGTGAGACTATTCTTGATAATACTATGGGTTCGGGTAGTACAGGAGTTGCCTGCATTAATACAAACAGAAGATTTATAGGAATTGAAATGGATGATAACTACTTCAACGTTGCAAAACAAAGAATTGAAAATACATATAATTAATAATTTGTAAGAAATTAACTAACAACCACATTTAGGACATATTAGATTGGCATATAACTTTTATGTATTTTAATTAAATATCCACCATGAAAGTTATATACCCTAAATATTCGTAAATTCAAAAAAATATTAGGAGATTATTGATTATGAATGAGAGAACTATCTTAGCTAACTTGAGAGGAATTGTTTTAGCGACTGCTTTAACATCGAATAAACAAAAGGGTGAAATTTTAGATTGGTTGGATAGAATAGAGGAAGAAAGGGAATACTTATATGTTCAAGATTAAGAATAAAATAACAAGTGAAGTTAGAACAGTTTATTATATAACAGAAGAAAAGGATAGAGTTAAGTATTGGACGAGTGATAATAATGGCAATTTAGCTTGGGTATATGATGATGGAAGCTATCAAGTAATAGGAGATTTTCATTTATAAAACGCAAAAAAAATAGGGGAAATATAAAATATAATCAATTTTACTTGACTATAAATCATATTTCCCCTATAATATAAATGGATATATAAATATCCGAACAGTTTTGTTAGCTCATATCTTCTGGTATGGGCTTTTGTTATTTTAGATCTTGTTTAATTTTTATTTCTAGCACATCTTTTCTAATATCAGAAACTTCGTTATCTAATCTCTTTATAGTTACCGCTGTTTCTTGGAATGTCTTCGTTGTCTCATTGAAAATATTAATGGATTCCTTGAAAAGTCTTTTATTTTCATCATTTTCATCTCTTAAACTTTTCATAGTATTTTCAAATGCTTGCGTCACAGAGTTAAAAGTTTCTTTCAACGCCCTAGATTCTTGTTTAGCTGTAATAGTTTCACTTTTTAAAACATCTACCATATCTTGAGTAGTTTTTAAGTTATTCTTATCTTTCTGCTTTATGTAAGCCACCAATCCCACTATAGCAATTAAAAGTAGTCCCAATATAGGGCTGATTTCCCATAGATCTTGTATCATTTCTTCCATTTTTATTCCTCCTTAAATTATATTTTATCTCATCTCCTTTTACGATCTTTCCTACACAACATATTGTGTGTTTTACTCTTCTTATGCACTATATGTAGAATTATTTCCTGTTAAAATCCTAGTTTTATTTAGATTAATTAAATAAATCATCAACCCCAGTATCAGGTCTTAAATCATAAAATTTTTGAGTTGTTGAAATATCATTATGCTGACAAACATACTTACTAACTAATTTTATATCTTTTCCTTTGCTTAATAATTGAGTCGCTGCGCTGGCCTTAAATAGATGCGGATTAATTCTTCTCCCTAATATATCTGATAATATGTCTGTACATAAGTTAGAAGCCCATTCTTTAGAAGCTCTCTTTATTTCGCCACCATACTTAGTAGTAAATATGTATTCATGTTCGTAACCTCTTTTCTCCAACCATAAGTTTATATAATCCAAGCATTCTTGATTCAACATATATTCACAGATCTTACCATCTATAGAGCGACCTTTTTCGCGAACCTTATTTGTCAACACATAACTTTTGCCTTCAGGAATCCCATTTTTAACACAGTCAGTTTTAAACTGAACTATACCACCACGCCTAGCTCCACAATTATAAGCAACTACTACCCATGCTAAAGCCATATAATTTTCATCTTCCAGTAGCACTTCTTTAATTTTATTATATTCTTCTTCTGATATTGCTATTTTTTCATACACATGATTTAATGGAATGTCTTTAAATGCAGTTGTAAAGTTTCTAAAGTTTTCATATTCCTCCATCTCATCATCATCTGCAACATTATCAGATATATAATTGCAAAGTGAACTTACTGCACTTTTCTTAAATTTTAGTCCACTACTACTCATTCCTCTATTAGTTAAATAACTCATATATCTTACAAAATCTCTCTTTTTAACCTTGTAAATCGGCTTATCATTACATGAAGTGTGCAGCCAATACACAAACTGTCTTAAAGCTGATACATATTGTTTCTTAGTGTCAGGACTTAATTGAGGTTTTGCATCAAAAAATTCTTGAACCATATCTCTTGTTTCTTGATTACACTGATTATACATTTGATCCGTAACAGCAGGTAGTTTCAAAGCTCTTTCTCTTAACATATTCATTTCAATTCCATTGTTCATTTTAACACCTCTTATTTTATATTTTTAGCAATTTTATATCTAATCCATATTACTCCTATGAGTAACGATGTTAATATTACCCCATGTAATCACCTCATTTATTTTATAATCTATATTTTACTATAGCGATGAGAAAATGATTTCTCTATCGTTGGTGAAGAATTTCTTCTCCAAATATAATTTCCTTATCTTATTTTAAGGGATTATATTATACAATACTAATAACACGGATGACACCTAAAGCCAGTAATACTCTAAAAGTTGTTGCACAAAAGGTTAGGTCGACCCCCTTATTTTTGCACAAAAGGTTAGGTGTAAAAACTATTGTGCAATTTTAAATAGGTTGATTATACCTTGCATTCCATCTAAATTATTTCCTTTGTAATATATTCTAGGATTAACAACTATTACTTTGTTATTATTTATTTGAGTAATCATTAAAACAGGTTCACCATTAACCTTCATATCAACTAATCCTTTTTTAAGTTTTTGGGTTGTGCTGTATCCAAATTTATTAGCTAATTCAGTCAAAGTAATTGGGACTACCAGCTCCGGTATATCTTCCGTTGGGTTTTTACAAACGACATTAGTCTTAAAATTTACATAAGGTAATAAACCTATCAATAAAGCCAATTTTTTATGTTCTTTTGGTTTAGATTTTTCATATATTTCCCTAATTCCTTTATCAAACATTCTAACAACTTCCTTTTTCTTGTCAATTTTACCTTTAATACAAATCTTATTATTTATTTTTATATATTCATCATCCAACTCAATAAATCTATTATCCAATAAGAAGTTCAAAGTGTTATATGTTTCTCTTTGGCTTAATTTTAAAATTTCAAATAAATCCTTTCTCTTCATCAACCTTCCTTCGGCTCTAGCATTACCTAATTCTATATAATTCTTATAATTCATAAAAGTACACAGATATAGGAATCTAAATATGTGTTGAGTAGGGATATCCTTAGAATAATAGTAAAAATAAAACTCACCTATTTCTTCTTTGATGAATAATTTAAATAAATCTTTATCAGGTATTGAACAATCATTTACTCTTGATTGCGGTATAGTAGTATAATTTCTTTTTAAATATTCAACTTCACTTTTTGTTAAATCTTGTATTATTTCACCCGTGTCATTATTTAATACAGAATAATTGGTTAACTCGTTCTTATTCACTCTTTTTATTTCCTCTCTTTGTTTTCTTCTTTAATTTATTTTGTTTCAATGTTTCTTCACGCTTTTCTTTCCTGATTCTTTCTTTTTCCATAGCCTTTTCCATGGCTTCTTTATTATATTTACAGTTATAAAAAGTAAATATCATTTTAGAAACACCTTTTTCATATTTTGCACATGATGTAATAGACTTTATATGTAAATAGTCATCATCAGTAATAACTCCTAAATCAGTAAATGAATCTAAATATTCTTTAAGGCCAGCAGTAACGTTATCAAGATCGTGCCTTACTTTAGTGGGGAATACAAACTCAACTTTTAAATCACATTCATTTATCCCTAGCTTTTCTAAGTTTAACTCTTTAAGTACAAATTTTACATATTCTCCTCTATTTTGTTTATGGTTATTTTGAACGATTCTATTTGTAATCGTGATAATTTTGTTCATACTTCTAGCAATTGGGGAGTCTATTATAACTTTCTTGCCTTTCCTATGAGTTTTGTAATATTCAATTAAAAATCTATCAAGGTTGTCCTCAGTGAATTCAATTATTATTTCATCTTTTTCTCTATTATCTTTCATTTATTTCACCTCCTTTAATTTATTTCTTTTAAATTCGTCATACTGCCGTAACGTATTATTTTTATTACCATATATACTATGAAACTCCTTATGTAACTCCTCTGTTAAGCAAACACCCAATCCATACTTGTAGTGCAATTCTAAACACTTATCTTTAATTGATTCTAATTCTTCCTCAGAATACTCACCTATATTACTTCTAACGTCTATATTTAAAATCTCTAATGTTTCTTGTAAAATGTCACAATAATTATGGCAATGATGGATCACGTTGCTTTTTAACTTTTTGCCTGTGATATCACATTTGTGATTGTATTTTTCATAACTATCTAACCTCCAAGATATCATAGCCCCTCTCATATTGTTGTATAATGGTGTTATTCCGCCTTTCCAATTAGAATTTTTGTCTCCTTTTCTTAAACCGCAAGTTGGACATCCTTCGCCTTTCATTAGATTTCCATACCATGCTAAAAATTTATTATTACAAACGGAACACGTACACTCTATTTTCGATAAAGAAGTATTCCATTCATTGGAGATAACTCTAATAGTAGGTATTCTATTATTTACCTTTCTTTTTACATCATCTATTTTTAACCTATTATTTAAAGCTGCTTCTTTTAACTTGATTTGGCATCTAGTAGGTGAATCCTGCATTGAACAGCTAAAATTATTCCACGTCATCATAAATTCTTCATTGTAAATCTTGTCATAAAACTTCAGTTTTGTTTTTCCATTTATAAATTTATCGCTTAAAATATCATAATCAGGTCTATTTTTAGATATCCATAATTTTATATTTTCTATTGAGTAAGGATTCTTGCATGATACATAGTCGCATCCACCATTTGTCCCCTTTAGCGAGTCATAAGTAGAATAATACCTATATCCTTTGGAATCTATTAAATTTAGCTTCGTCTTTGCGTTTATATACTCATTATCTAAGCATTCATATCCCCACCTATCTAAATTATCTTCTACTTGTTTTAAATCTACATATATATTTTTTGTAAACATATTTTTCGCCTCCTTTTATTTCGCATAACATATTTCTAACTCCAATATCAATAAGCCTAGTATTTTCAACACTTTAACAACATTTCGTAATAACATAATATTTATTCGCCTAATCATCATTTCTTCCATATGGGCTTGACCAATATAATACCAATATGATAAACTTAATATGAGGTGATAAAATGGGGTACAATATAGCCAACATACATATAAAAAGTAAATTCGATTATCAACAGCACAAAAGAAAAACTATAACAACAAGCATACGTGAAGATCTACATGCTGACTTTGAAGAATTATGTGAAAAACTTAAACAACCTAAAACCAAAGGATATGATGTATTATTAATGATGTTACAAGATGAGGAGAAGCTACAAGAATTTGTGGACAAGATACAAAAATACTAACATCAATTCTGTCAGAATTTAAATTTTAACTTTTTATTTATCCGTACAAACACTAATTAAACAAATCCATTTTTCTAACTAATTTTTTCAACTTATAGACAAGTAGAGTAGAGTAGTGGTATAATATAATTTTATGCATTAAAAAAAAGACGTAGAAATAATCTACGTCTCTAAATAATTATTATATATTTTTATCGCTAACATTACTTTTTCTATAATACTAAACATATCATTAGTTTTTATTAAAACTACATTCTCCATAGTTGAATCTTTCTCCCAACTTTCTATTAACAAATTAAAGCCATTATCTATATTAATTATCAAACCATCTATGTTGCAATAAAAATCATCATCATAATAGTTATCTGTTAATATGTTTAATACTTTTTGTAATTTCTTATTAGGCTTAGATTTGTAACTTTTTATATAATCTCTATTTTCATAATTATACAATCTTAGATCGTCTTCTAATTTATTAATTTTATCCATCCAGTCAATGTGTATTTCTTTATTTGCTATGATTAACATATTGGAAGAAAACTCTTTGTCTTTGCTTAATCCTATTCTTATTTTATCTATCAACTTATACGATTCTTCTTCCTCTATCTCGTAAAGATATTCAGAAATTTCATCTAATGCCAATTTTAAATCACTAATATTCATAGATCCACCTCATAAAATATATTTATATTATAAAATATGAGGCGGATCTATTTTTATTACACTTTTATTTTATTTTTTACTAAAATGCAACTTTTGGCTGCTTAACTTGAACAACAACCTTGTCATTATTGTATTTTATTTCATCTTGAGTAAGTTTAGTTCCGTTTGCATAGACAGTTGTTATTCTAGGGTTATAAACATAAATCTCCCCCTGTTTATTTTATTTAAACCACATAATAGTGATTTATTTGCATATTTTCTTTGGATTTGTTTATAATATTAATGACTTAAAATCATTTTAGTCAGGAAATAGAGTAGATATTCTAGTAATATGCTAAAACGTACTGCAACTCTATTTCCTTTTAAAATCTCTGTTTTATTTTATTTTTTTATTTATTATTTTTCTATCTTACCTTTAATGTCAGCTAAAGCATTTTCTATAAGTGTATTGACATATCCATCTATCTCCCCAACGCCTAGTTCAATAGCACTCTTCATGTCATTATTCATACCTGCTAAAACTTCATTTCTTACAACATCTTTTAGTTTTAATAATTCATTTCTATCTACCTTACCGTCTTTTACAGCTTTTCTTAATTCCGATGCTACTGAAACTTCCATAGCCCTAACACCACCAAATACTAGATTATTTAATCTGTTTAATGCGTTGTCAATTATACTTCTTTGTCTTTCATCGTCAATAAGTTGCGTTTTACTTTTAGCAAAATCTATAACAGCTTTGCAACCGTATGTTATAAATCCTAGTAATAATAAAAATAATCCCTCAGTTAAATTCCCTATTAATAAATTCATAGCTTGTTCCATTTTTAACTCCCCCTATTTAATTATTCTACTATCTTTTTAACTTCTTGAAGTTTTGATTGAAGATTTTCAACTTCTTTTTCTAATTCCTCAATACGTTTTTTTGCTTGACCTTCTGTTTCATTTTTATTTATTCTTCTATTTTCATTAAATGAATACATTAAATAGTGATGCAATCCCGATACAAATGTTCCTTTTTTAACCGCAGCTGCTATGTCAGGATTTAGCTCTAAAAAATCTCCCTCTATATATGATTCTGGAATAGGAGGTATTGGTAATCTTCCTTCCTTTTTACCAAAATCACAGTAATGTTTATATGGATCATTTTTATAAGTAGCATTTTTTGCTACGTCAGGATATCTTTTTAAATACCAGTTTTCTGAAAAAATATACATATTTCTATTCACTCCTTCATTATTTATATTCGCTGAGCTGCTGATGCCCTCATTTAATCCATAAGCTTGTTTATCACAAGCCATACAAAAAGCATTTGCAATTATAGTCCCTATTTTGTCTATATTTTTTAATATAATATCCCTATCAGAACTATCTATAAACCCAACTTCTAAAATATCCAAAGATACGCCTTGTGAGTATGCTTTATTTATTTCACCATAATAATCTGTATATCCCAAAGCAACTCCATTTGTTCTTATAAATGTTTGTTCAGAATTATAATCCCTTGATTTAACTCCACCATTTTTTAGCCCTATTTTAGTAAGTTCACTCATTATATAAAATTCAATATCTAAATTTTTATCTCTACAAGGACAATATATCTCTGCCCTAGTTCCTCCACCGGCATTTAAATGCACTGACATAGCATATTTATATTTGTAAGTATTCCCTGCTAATATATTATTTGAGTAATTTTGTTCTCCTAAATGGAGATTTATCCCCTTGTTTTTTATTTTAGTTGCTGCGTTATTACAAATATCCTTAGCTATTAAATGTTCTTGATAATTTCCACAAACTGCTCCCGGATCATACACTCCATTACTTTTAGTCCCATGTCCTATATTAAGACAAGCATCATATATAGCCATCACAATCCCCCTTATAAATCATTTTTATATAACTTCCAAAATGGAATTATTTCTTCATACCCACTAATTAAATTAAGCGGAATTTCAACATTTTCTTTTTCCTTACCCTCATCTGGACAAATAAGAGCTTGTTTGTTTGTCCCTTCGCATAAGCTCCTAGCATATGTTCTTTCTATATTTTCAAATTTAACTATAAAATCAAAGCTACAATCATTATCTGATTCAACTATAAAGTTATCATCATTTTTATGCATTAGATATACAGTATTTCTTCCGATTGCTGTTAATTGAACTGTATAATCTTTGTATTGTACGTCTAATGGTAAATCTATACTAGCAACTCCATTTATTATATTAGCAGTACCGCACCATTCTGTATTAGGTGTAATACTTGTAGTTAAATACTTTTCACTTTCTTCTAATTGTTCTATATTCTCTATAGAAATAACATCAGATGAATACATATCTAAATCTGAATCTACCGAAAAGGTACTTAATGAATTTCTTTGTGTAAGAGTAGTGCAACTTATAGCTTGAGCATATATATTCCCTGTACTTATATTCCAACCATTAAAAGTTGTTGGAGTCCATATGTTCAGCGTTCCTTTATTGCTTCCATTTGGATGATTTATATCAGTAATTTTTTGTGTTCCAATTAATCTATAATCATGCGTATATAAATCAGAAAACATGTGAAGTCCTGGCGACATTGAAGTTCCACCTGTTGGAGATATAGTTGAATTACATACAACAAACTTAGAGTTATAAATATCCCCATCATTAAACCCAACTGCAAAACTCGTTTGAGCATCCATATTTACACACATGCCGTAAGTATTTGTTCCTAGCCAATTATTTCTTCCAACATATCCAAAATCATTTCCTGATAAATTCCTAACATACATACGCCCATACTTCAACACCAAATGTTCCTTACCGTCAGAACCTTTTAAATAGACACCATTGGCATCTACTTTGAAATTATCATTTATTTTATTAAATCCAATTTGAACACTGGTAGGATTCTGTTCTATTACAGATTTAACACCATTAACATCTACCTTGCTTTCAATTTTATCCCCTAGTTGCGTTATGGTAGAAGTAATAGTGCCTAATTGTTCATCATATTCACTTACAGTTGTAGTTATCTTATTGTCTAGTATTTCTATATCGGATTTTTTAGCAACATCATGATTGCATTGAAATACAAAATCAGTTACATAAATATCGAATTTTTCTGTATCTAATTTCCCTACCCACACTCTGTATTTATCCGACATTGCGACTAAATCATAAGTGATTATATCTGGTTTAATTCTAGTTCCTTCACTTTCTCCCGTAAATTCCTTTTGAGTAATCCATTCACTTGTACTGGAATTAAAATACTGAAGACGGATTCTGTAGAATTTAGAACTCGCACTGTACTGTGCTAATTTAAATGAAAATTTATGATTTTTTCCATTGATTGCTTTCATCTCTGTATATCCATATCTCTCATCAGCCGTAGTTGATGTATACATGTTAGCCCAACTTTTCCCTGTTGCAGTATACACACTTCTTGTTATAGATATATTAACTTTACTCCAACCATTGGTATTCGTATTAAAGTCACCATTTTCAATAAAATTGCCACTAATAGCACTTTCTAAACTAGATACACTTGCATTTATACTATCTATGGTAGTATTTATACCAGCCTGTCTATCGCTTATTTCTTTCACTTCTGTAGTTATTCCTGTTACAGTATCTTCTGTAGTCGATACTCTTGTAGTTAAGTTGCTTACGTTTTGACTTATCTTATCAGTTTCTACTTTTATCTCTGCTTTTGCATTTGTAATCTTACTTTCAGTATTAACTATGTTATCTACATAACTAGGTGTCCAAGGAGTAACTTTTTGTCCTTCCTCTAACTTAACTCCCGTTAGCCAAAATTCACCGACACAACTATCTAGCGAGAAATATATACTACCTCTTGCATATTTATAAGAAGATGATAATTTGATAGGTATTTCAAATTTAACCCATTCACTTGTGCCTACTATAGGATTAGGTCTTATGGTTGAGGTTACTGTTCCCCCACTAGTGTTAGTATAAGTCATTATTAGTTTTCCTAATTGTAATTTACTTGTACTTGAGCTTCCTTGTGTTACTCCTGTATATTTCACCATTCCACTAAGCATAAAAGTTTTACCTATTAAATTCTGGTCATTTCTTGGCCATATATTGTAATAAATACCACTTGTTAGATTACTTGTATTTTTACAATGCAATGCATTTTTAAACCCTATATTTTGAGTAGAAACATCAACCACTTCGACAACAGATGTACTACCTTTTGTTACACTCCATTGGAATCCCGAACTTGGATTATCACTTGTTTCAAAGTTTGAATTAGGTAAAATATTAACTCCACCTATTTCATAATCATTTGCTTCTTTCCACTTAGAACCATCCCATACTTTTAACATAGGAGGATCTACACTTGTGTCTAACCATATTGTTTCATTTGCTACTTTAACAGAAGGTGGTGTACTACCCACAACCACCTCATTAATATCTACTAAAGTAATTTGCCCTCTAGCTATTGCCATTTTCATACACCACCTTATTTTATTTTTTAATTAAATTATTTCACGAACAATTTAAATCAATTGTGAACTAGTTTTATTGGAAATAAGTTTCCATTTCTGTCATTACTTCAACTATTCCAATATCAGATTGAAGCTTATCTATATCTATTTTTCT